CTCCTTAAAAACATTGGAGTATCCGACCACTCCGAAGTCATTGATGCTCTCCAAGTACTCCGGTGTAATGGAGTGGAAGACACCCTCTGGTTGCTCCGGAGTACCGCATGTTTTGAAGACACGGCTCAGGCATGGGCGGAGTACAATAAGGTGAAGGCTCCGGCATGGGCGGAGTACAATAAGGTGAAGGCTCCGGCATGGGCGGAGTACAATAAGGTGACGGCTCAGGCATGGGCGGAGTACGATAAGGTGACGGCTCAGGCACGGGCGGAGTACGATAAGGTGAAGGCTCAGGCACTGGCGGAGTACGATAAGGTGAAGGCTCAGGCACTGGCGGAGTACGATAAGGTGAAGGCTCAGGCATGGGCGGAGTACAATAAGGTGAAGGCTCCGGCATTAGAAAATATACTTTCGTAAGTATTTGACATCCATCGCAGAATGTGAGATACTTGAAATATGAAGACACAAGACGAACTACTCCTTGACTTAGTACGAAGCCTCCCTGAACTAGTCCTAACTGGCAGCCGGTACTTCGGTACGGCCCGCCGAGATTCGGACTGGGACTTCATGTTGCCCGCTGGTCTGGAATACATGCTGCCGGAATCGTTTTTCCTGAAGTCCGAGAATCGTGGTCACTACAACGATCCGTGCGTGGAACAAGTGTGGGAATCGTATGCGTTGAATGTCCATGTGCAAGTCGTCACCGACATGGAAACCAAGATTGCCGCTCAGAAGATCATCCGTGACGCCGGCGCCCTTGTTGGTTTGGGAAAGGAACAGCAGAAGGCAGTCTGGACGGCAGTTGTCAACGCCCTCCTAATTCGTCGGTGGCGGCCGGCCGATCTCTCAGCGGATACGTCTATTAGTTTTGGAAGTTCTTCCTAATGTGCCCGAGTAACACTTGGGGAGAAACTCACCTTCCAAATACCCCGGCGTTAGTAGCGGACCACCCGCGAAACCGCCGGGTTTCTTTAGGCCCAAACTTTCGTTATGATAACAGAAACCACTTGACAACCATGTTAGTAACTGTTACACTTTAAATATGAATGAAACCGTGAAACCGTATCGTGATATGCCGGCCACATGGAACGCACGCAAAAAGTTGGTTCTTCTTCCTCCTGATTTGACCGAGGAATTCTGGCACGGTGGAGGACACAATTGTTCTGGAGTAGAAGGACCCTCAATGCGTAAATGGGCAATTGAAACGTTCAAGTATTGGTTTTAGATTGTTTCCTTTTAGATTCTTCAGAGCGTGCATTCCTGCTTGACTTTCAATAAACTAAAATGTTATACTTGTATTAGAGGTGAATTGTATGGCGATGACGGTTTCTGTATCAGTGGCCCAAGGCATTCAATACATTATAGGACAATCACTTATGGTAGGTGGCCAATGGCTCAAAATTTGTGGTAAATTTCCAATAATGGATGAAACTGGGAAAGTTACCCATTATAACATTTTAGTGGAAAAGAGGTAATCATAGTGGGGTGGTCTGGATACAAAGAATATGTAAAAGAGGATGTTACTCTTGCCATTTTCTATGACGCGGGTCTAAAACGTTGGTATGCTTTCCGACCCGGAACAAATGATGCGGCAATATATTTCCGTAGATGGTAATATATTCTTTTCGATATAGGTCCTACATGGTTCAAAACTTATGAGGATGCCAAATTGGAAGTAACCGCAAGAGGTTTCAAAGTATTCTTTCCTAATATGATAAAGGAAATTATACCAGGGGAAGAACCTTGGTAACGGATGTAATAAAAAAAGGAAAATAAATGATAAACGTTATATTGGTTGTTGCTTGGATTCTTGTAGTAACAATGGCGCTGACTTTCTGGATATCTCCAAAAGGATGCCGTTATCTTTCTCTTCGGTTATTTGCTCGTGCGGAGCAACTTGAAATTGGACGCAAAACGTATCATGATACAATTGCCTCCAATATGTATTTGTAGAATCAGTTTTGGAGGTAGACTAAATGCCATTCTGGGATGATGATTACCCCGATTATGACCGTACTCCAGATGAATCTGAATTCCGTGATCCCGGGGGAAATTCTGCTCTACGTGCCGGTAAACGGACTAAACCGTGCCCTACATGTGGCAGAAAGAATGCTTTGACCGTAAAGGACGTTCAATTGGGTTATCAATGTGATCCGTGCGCGAATCGCGCCGAAAGAGGATTTTAATGGACAAAGCGCATCTAGTTATGGAGAAGTATTTCGATACGGACGTGACCGATTACGAGTCGGCCATGGACGTATTTCTGGACAACGACGTTGATCCGGAGATTGCTCGTTTCATCGCCAGCACGATGTTCCCATAAGGAAGAGGGCAAAAGCCCTCAAGCATGTGTTATGATAACAAGAAGCTTACGTTATGATAACAAGAAACCAGTTGACATCCATACCCGGCGCGTGCTATAATCTTAATATGATTACAATGGCTTTGAATGAAAACGAAGTAGCGTTGTTCCGATTCGCGTTTCAGAAGTGGGCAAAGATTCCCGACTCCGATCCATACAAGTACTCAATTGCCGTGTACCTGACCAAGAATGAAATCCGCCTTTTGAGGCACGGATTAGATTTATGGATGGATGAGGATTCATCTATTTTTCCTTCTCCAGAAACAAATGCGGGAACAGCATTATTCCACGCTATGATGGAATTTGAGGAATGCGAAGAATAGAAACCATTTTCCTCACCGCTGTAATGTTGATGGTGGCGATATTATTTTCCTATATCGTCACCCAAGCATTGATAGATATATTTTGGATTTTGTGGTATTGTTATCCTTTTGGTTTCTAAAGCCTCTGTTATCATAACGTTAGTTTCCCCTACTTTAGCGTTACAGTTTGCGTTGTATTTTGGCCCATGCTGTAGTATCAGACTGTATGGACAAATCGAACCTAGAGCATTGTAGCGCGATAAAATAAATGTAATTCGACTATTGACAAGCATATATAGGTTTGATATTATAGATCATGAGCGAATTAAGAAACAACACTGTTTCCACCGATAAATTCGATTACGCAAATCGAGTTTATTCCGCTGAAATTTCCGATTTAGGACAATCGTTCCGATTCACCCAAATTTACACGGATGCAGCGGATCGTGGTTTCACCCTTCAATCCCGAACAGGGAAAGTTGCCAATTTCTTTGTAGCGCACCGGCACGAAGATGGTGAAGGTGATACTACTCATTGGACTTTATTGCCGACGCCAGAGGCGATCCGACAAAATCCTAACCTTCATGATGTCCATATAGTGCTGTTCAACCATGATTAGGAGTTATCCAATGTACGATGGCTACGATGATTACGAATTAGATTCCAGAGAGGCGTTCTATGAACAGGATGACCTCGAAACCTTCAACCAGAATGAAGCGGATGATTACCGCAATGAGGGATCAGATGACAGTGACCTGGATTACGATCTTGATGCGGATTTGGACTTCTTGGACGAATTAGAAGACTTCCTTTATCACCGAGATGAAGCCACACGGCTCGGTGATGATATTTCCTATCAGTAACCAACAAATTGGTCGAGACTCACGCTAATCGGTAAAACCTGGTAGTAGAATGGTTAGACAATAAGCCAGGTAGCTTCAATCACAAGGAATTCTCCGGCGACAGATGTTCGCCGGGTTTCCTTGGCCTCAAGGTCTCGTTATCATAACAAATTCTTGCTTGACAGGATACAGTTATTTGTGTTATGATTTAATCATGATGAAACGTGATCCGAAACACCAGAAGAGATTCGAGAAACTGGCTTCTCTTCTCCTTTTGACCGTAGAGGAAGCCGATGAATTGTGCCGGGCCGCCTCTTCCACATGGGAATACATCGCATACGATTGCCTCGCTGCCGATCCTGGTCGTGACATGAAAGCGGATGAAGTGATCGAAGTAGTCCTGGATGCGAACCATATTACTTCGAATACTCGCAATCTTTCCCCCAAAGTCCGCACACTGTTGGATTCGTACACGATGTCACCGACCATCCAGAAACTCCTCAAGGAATTCGTGTTCGTGTATAAGTCTTACGGAATGTAAAAGGAAACCAAAATGATGAAACGTCAAGAGTTTACCGTGTCCTTTAAAATCGTGTCGTTCCTTTCCGAAAAAGATGTAATAGAATCCGTTAAAGCCCTTTTGGCTCTTACATCTCCAAATATGTTTTATTTGACCAAGAAGGAAACCGAATCCATTACCATTTACAAATTGGAAGAAACCAAAAATTCATTCGTTTCCGAATTCGTCCTGAAAGCCATCTTCGATGACTATTCCGAGTATTGGGATGAATGTAATGGAAGTTGGTCTCTCTATCTCGATACTGCCACAAGATATGTCACCGAGGAAGACGCACGGAACGTCCTTTTGCCAGTTACGGCAGTAATGGACGTTTTCCAAAACAAAGGCGTTATCACAATCAGGGAAGTTTAGTCTCCCCATGTATAAACTCACAGTAGAATACCAACCACATTTTGATCATTACCGTATTACTGTCAAACATAAGGGAAAGTACCGGATTGAGACTATTTGGGAACATTTTGCTATCAAAGAATTTGTTGCCGTTACCATCACCAATGCCACCTCTTGGATGATTAAACACGGCGGGTTCTAATAGCACAATCCAACCGATCTATTAACACACCTCCTATTCATTATGAAACCAAAAATATTGTTTATTATCACCATTTCCATATTGTTGAGTTTCATTCTGATATATGGTGTGCTTTGGATCCTTTGTTTCATTCTTTCAGAAATTTTATGAGATTCCCTTTACTCCTTTCATGTGCTATTTTAATCGGTAAATTGGTCGGAGAAGGTATATTCCTGCTTCTCTTGAAAATATTCTGAAGGAATCCATTTTCCATAGCCATATTATTGTGGCGAGATATACTTAAGTGGCTGCTAAAGTAACAAAAAGAGGAAATAAAGGGAAAAGAATATATCGTGCCGAGAGGTAAGGAGTATCCACATGGTTGCTCCAATAATAGGGATGAAATGAGGATGAGGACCATTAGTGACCTCTTAAGTCCTTTGAGTCCATTGGAGTCCCTTTGGTTCCGTTGTCAGTCGACCCAGCACCCCAAAACTCCAGCGGTCCCAGTGGTCCCAGAGGACCTCTGTGGTTCCCAGTCCCTCTGTGTCCATTGTCCCTCTCCGGTTTTCTCCTCACAAGCTTCTGTTATCATAACGGACCCTTCCAGTCCACCAAGGTCCCGTTATCATAACGCCCTCTTGCCAATAATTCCCAAAAAACTTTGATATTCCGCTTGACAGTAGCCCCGGGGACTGCTATATTAGAAGAGTAGACAGAAACACACACTCGCAGAAAACGAAGGAGATACATTATGAGTTTCAAACGAATCGAAGGCGTGCTGCCCAACGGCAACCCCAAGACCCTTTTCCGCGCTATTGCGCTTAATACTCAACAGTTTGCCCTCGTCCAGAGCATCATTGCTTTCCACAATGGCGAGACCAAGCTCACCCGGAAACAGATCCTCGCTTGCAACGAGACGTTGCGCCCCGGGAAAGCATACATGCCGTACTTCATTTCCAAGAACGTCGCGTGCCGCAGGGCCGGCGATGCGTTCGGGATCTATAACTTGTCCGGTCTGAAAGCTGCGTCCGGAAAGTCCGTCGCCGCTCCGACCCCCAAGAAGGAAAAGAAGGCGAAGGCTAAGAAGGAAGCGAAGGCTAAGCGTGGACAGCCGGCTGTGGAAACGCCGGCCGTCGAAGTGAGCACGGAAGTCGCCGTGGTCCCCGAAGTCGCATAACCACCCAGTATATCACCAAACGGAAAGGGTATCAAGCCCTTTCCGTTTTCCTTTTGGGGCAAGAACCTGTTATCATAACAGGACCTTGACGATAAAACCACTTGACAATGTATTCAGAATGTGAGATACTGTGAATATGAAACAGATCAGTATTCTCGAAGCCCAAGAGATCACCGCGGCCGCTGGCGCTGCCATTGCCGGCCTTCTGAAGACCTACGGTGTTACCGTGAATGGTAAACTCGTGCCGCCCGGGCCGACGGTGCGTGGCTATGTGGCTTGGAATAAAAAGCTCAAGGCCGTATACAACCCGGCCATTACATGGCGTCCGGATGCGTTCTTGGGGGAAACCCAACAGTATGCCCTGGTGAGCTAGGGAGAGGGCTTCGGCCCTCAAGGTCCTGTTATCATAACAGAATTATCTTGACATCCATTGGTGTGCGTGCTACTATATGAATATGAAATTGATTATCAACGTAGCAAACGAGCGGTACGCCAACGTAGAGGTATCCGGTTTCAAGTTCGAGGTTGAACTCGAAAACGTACCGGAAGACCGCCAGTGGAAGATTGAGGAGCTCCGTGGGGAGCGCGACCGCCTACAGGTCGACTTCAATAACGTGGCTGACCAGTTGAGCCAGGCACTCGCAACGATCCGCACCCAACGTACGGAAGCGGCGCCTGTCCGCAACAAAATCAACGCCATCAAGAAGGTCCGCGAACTGACCAACATGGGCCTCAAGGAAGCCGTGGACCTCACCGATGCCATGGTTGTGGCGTTAAACCAGTAACCAACAAGACCGGAACCAGTCCGGTTACCGGAGGGGACAGCAACCCTCCGGTTTCCAAGGCCTCAAGGTCCTGTTATCATAACAGAAACCACTTGACACCAGGCCATTGGTGTGTTAGTATTAGATTATGAAACGCATTACACTGTTGGCTTTGATGATTGCCTCTGCCTGCTACGGCCAGAGGGTTCAAACAATGGCAGGGAATCTGCCACGTGACCTCCTGGGACCTGTTGATATGCGGGACACCCGAACGGTTTGCAACGGACCGTGCATTTGGGGAAATGCGGACAGCGTTTTAATGCCGATCACCTTTTCCCCACCGGCCGGCTTCCGTGTGAAGATCTTGAGCCTCCGCGGCGATATGGTATCGTGGATCAAAAGCCTTCCGGGTGACAAAGCCACTCCGTTGGAGAGCATGGCCGGGACTTTGATGGGCTTCGAGGAAAACGATACCCAGACGGACCTGGCATGCACCTACTGTGCAATGCGTACCCCACTGTATATCCAAGACAGTGTGGGAGAAAAGTCTCCCAATCACCGCGCCGACTTCAATTACGATGGTGTGGACCTGGTGCTGCCGGCCGATAACACCCTCAACCTCAAGATTGCGGCCTGGCTCAATACGACCGGAAAGCCAATTCACATTGAAGCCACATACGTAATCAAGTTCCAATTCGTTCGAATCCGTGACAACGAAGAGGAGGCCAAGTAATGTTGTATCTCATCATCGCCGGTATATGGATTATATTGTGTTGCCTTTCGGCGCTCTGGTTTTATTGTGCCAAGGCACAGGAACGGAGGCTCCGCAATATGCGGAAGGGGAGATAAACTCCCCAAGACCCTGTTATCATAACAGAATTATCTTGACATCCCCAGTGGACTATGTTATCATTGTTATATGACAAGTTTAGAAATGCAGAAGGCCATCGGCCAGCCCGTGATATACGAGAGCCACGGCCTCCGTTTTGTATGCGTGGTGAGGGATGTAAAGGTCTCTTATGGACAACCACGCTTCCTGATTACGCCAATGATGGGAACAGGAGAGACCTTTGTAGAGATTGGCACGATTTCACCGATGCCAGCGGATAAGAACCAATTGCGATATACACCGGAACGCCACGTGAGCCCGGGGTACGCTGCCCTCCCTAGTGGTCAGAACGGAATGATTGTCCGTTAGTGAAATAGTTGTTGACATCCGCCAACGATTGTGAGATACTAATTACATGAGCAAATCGAGTAACACACCGGGCGCCGCACGAGCGCATTATGAGACGCGCAAAGCGAATCGCCCCGTCCAGATCTGGAAAAAGGCTTTGAAGTCGAAGCCCGGTGTCCCCTCCACGCGCATTGCCGCGGCCAAGGGTGAAGTGGGAGCCATCCCAGTCAAGTCGTTTTCGAAGTAAAGGAGCCACACCATGAAGGATTTCGCCGTCGTCACGGATTGCCGGACGTATTTCGCTACGTCCGTTGCCGCTAACGTTTACGGATGGGCCACAGGCGGCACCGTCGAAGTCTGGACAAAGAACGGCTGGAAGCCGTTGAAGGGATAAGTTTCATACCCGGAGAAGTAGCGCTAAAATTCTCCGATCGCTAGCCGGAAGGTGAGCTATAGAGGTCTGCGACCTCCATTGGCCCTTCCGGTTTTTCTTTGTGACCAAGGTTCTATTATCATAACGAAAGCTTGATATAGACCGCTCTAATAGCGTGGCCACTGTATACTAAATGATGCGATTTCTACCCCTACAATGACGCTGGCTGCATTTGTCCATACCCCCTGATACTACAGCATGGGCCGGCCAGCCGACGCAGCCAAGGGCTCGGTATCGATAACGAATAGTGCTTGACTATTAGAACTACCTGTGTTAGTATAGATCATGGCATTCAATGAAGTAGCTTTCAGAGCGGATCCCGATTCGTTTGATATCAGGGTTTGCGCGGAAGAGACCGTACTCGGTATGCCTGGTATGGCATTCTTACAATGGAGAGACGCATTCTTGGACACCAAGCCCGGCGTATTCATGCTCCACAAAGCCGAGTGTCTAATAGATCCATGCGGAAAATAGTACACATGATGATCCTGTGGACATGGATGATGCCGTGTCCACAGACCCAAGTGGCAACGTTGATTGTCATAGGGATATGGATATGGAATCGGAAAGCTTCCAAGGACCCGTTATGATAACGGTGTCTATTAGAACGGAAGCTCCTGTTATGATAACGGTACCTTGGGGCCTGGAAATGCCCTCCGGGGAGAACCGGAGGGCATGGTTTTTACCGGGGCATTGCCCGCAGTCTGATGTGAGGTGGTGATGTCCAGGTCAGGGTCTCGGCGGCCCGCTGGCGTTTGCAATCTGCGATGAACCGTTTCCAGGTACGGAGTATGGACTTCATTTTACCCTCCCAGGAGAAACCCCGCTTATGCGGGGTTGAGCATTTTCGCTTTCGCTTTGGCTTCGATCATTTCGAGTAGCTGCCCGCGATACTTGGCAATCGTGGGGACGGGGACGGTGCCGCGTTTCCAGGGGCGGCGGCAATTGCGCAGGTCGTCGGCGGTCAGATGGCCCCCGGCGAGTATCACGCGAGCATAGTTCCCGAATTCGCGGGCGTCGGCGACCTGGAAGCCTACGGTGTTTTTGACGTAGGTCTCGCCCGTCTGTTTTTCTACTTCGGTCTGGCGTTTATACAGTGCGACGATGGCCATCTCGACCCATGCGTCATTAGTCGAAAGCATATCGAGGATCTTTGCTTTCGTCCAGTCGGTTACTTTGTTGTAATTAACGTACATAACATAATCATAGTAGCATGATAACGGGTGCTTGCAACATGTTTTTATCATAATCGAACATTAAAATCTGTTAATGTTCCAACAGGGCCACCTGTGGTGCGCCCACTGTGGCGTGAGATATAAGCGCCCAGGGGCGGATTACAGCGTAGTCCAACTATAGCGGAATTCCAAGCTTTTGTCAAGTATCCGAACATTAAAGTTTTTTAATAATTCAACGTCGAAAAAACTTCAGAATTCGCTTGACCCAGGGGGTGCGCTCTGCTACTATGAATCATGATTGAAACGACGATACAGAGCGCAAAAAACCTAATCGACTCGAATCCGGGCGCGGCCGCCGCTGCCATCGCCTTGGGAGTCTTTATCGCCGCCGCTTATCTCATCGTTTCGTTCTATAAAATTTACACAGGAGCTCACTAAAATGTCATTCAAACGCCTCGAAGGTCTCACCGCGAAGGGTACGCCGATCACCCTGTTCCGCGCAATTGTTGTTAACGCCGAGCAATTCAAGCTGGCCCAAGATATGATCGCCGCCAACAACGGCGAGCCCCTGATGACCCGCAAAGTCATCCTGTCCATGAATGAAGCCCTACGCCCCGGGAAAGCATACATGCCGTACTTCATTTCCAAGAACGTCGCCTGCAAGACCAAGACGTTCGGTGTTTACGACCTGTCTAAACTGAAGCTTTCGGCCGCCGCGAAGGCCGCTGCCGTCGAAACCCCCGCGCCCGAATCGACACCGATCTCCGCGCCGAAGACCAAGCGCGTCCGCGCAAAGCGCGAATCCAAGCCGAAGCTTGGGCAGCCCGAAACCCCCGTCGCCGAGTCGGTCGAGCACCCGCCCCTGGGCATCGAAGCCCCCGCCGTCACCGAGTAAGTTCTGATAGAATCTCCTCTCCCGAATCGCTCCCCGCTCCCCGGGGGGCTTTTTCAGGCCTACGCGTTATGTAAGTAACCACTTACTTACTTCGCAAGGTCCCGTTATCATAACCGAAGCTTGGGCCTGAAAAAGCCCCCGACCGAAGCCGGGGGCGAAGGACTGGGCGATTTTAGCAGAGTTTCGAAATTTGGGTCGACGCGGTGATAGCGCCCGTCTGAAAGCGGCCGAAGTGGCGAATAACGAAGGGCTGAACCTCGCGGAGGTCAACGTCGGGGTTGCTCTGCGGATACGTCATATTCGCGGAGATCCCGTTGTTTTTGAGAAGACGAAAGCGGGAGCGGCGAAGCTTGTAAGCGGCGAAGGTCGTCGGCGTCTCGCCCGCTAACAGTTTGGCGATAAGCTTCAACGAGCCGGCAATGTGGCCTTGCTTGCGGGCGAGGAGGTTGCTGTTTTTGCGCTGTTCCCGGCGCAGGGTTTTCTCGGTTTTGGTCATTTGTCTCCTTAGAAGTCTTCAGATGCAATGAAGGCGCGCCATGCGGGGAGCTCCCAGCCGTCGGGCGCATTGTAGTACAGATTCGAATGGGTCGAGCATTCCACGCGCAATTCAGCGATTAGCGCGGGGTCGTTTGTTTTCTTGACGTTGATGTAGTCGGCTAGCGTGCTCATATTCAATCTCACTGTACTGTATACACTATGGGCTAGTTCCGAGCGCACGTCAAGAGAAATCTGCATTATTCTTTATTAAGATTTGTTAATGAATACACTTTGTACACCTGTACAATCGTAGAATGCTCTGTGCTGCGTCGGGGCTCAAGTGAGTACAACTACTCAAGTTAGCATCGCCGAGCGCATCACAAGCTTAACACGCTGAATATGCATAGCTACACACGATGTACGAATGCTCTGGTTACCCCTGGTTTGACGCTGGCTGGGTTTCTGGGTCAATCTGATGGTTTAGCATGGGCCCAGGGTTATAAATCGATTCTAGAGCATTCTAGCGAATGGATTAAAGAAAAGGATGAGATTGAAGCGGCAATGTGTATGAAAGCAAAGGGGATAGGGGTTTGGGAGTATATGCAAGTGAATTGCAGGTACTCGGAAGTTATTGAGGCCATTGGGGTTAGCTGGGAGTGCGTTTAGGGAATCATAAAAGTGGGAAATCGAGAGTAGATACTATCGATTAAAGTTTGTGTTCGTATGTGTGTATCAAAGAATTCCCATTCCAAAAAATTTTTCTGGAGGACATAGAGGACTCAGTGGACCTTTGTGTCCATTCGTGATTCGAGAATATCATAATACTCAATGATAAATAGAGAATATGATAACCGAAACCGAATTGAAACTGATCCGTAAACAACAAAAAGAAGTTAGAGATCGATATAAACAAAATCATCCAGAAGGAGCAATGGACGCTCATCGTCAAAAGAAATACGGAATCACTCCTGAACAATTTCATTCTCTTATATTAAAACAAAATAATTGTTGTGCGATTTGTGGTAAACCTGAGACCATAAAATGGAGAGGAAAAATTAAAAAACTTGCTATAGACCATAACCACGATACAGGAAAAATTCGTGGGTTATTATGTCATTTCTGTAATGTCGGTATAGGACAATTTAGAGATTCTTTACCATTACTACAAAAAGCTATGGACTATATCAAATTACATGATTCTTAAACCAAAAAATTTTTTACTTAGGAAATATTTTTAATTATAAACCAGGGATTTAATGCTTGTTCAGAAACATGTGCTATGCCTAAACCTTGTGGTGTTTTCACAAACACATAATCAGGAGGTAATGATATATCAACTTCTACAGGCTTACCAAAAATGGCTAGTAATTGCTCTTCCGTATCAATTATCATGTTATGGCATCTCCGGTAATTTATCTTTTACGTCCGAATGAAGCTTTTCAAATTGAGGCCAGAAATCTTTTGGATTGATATGATAACCGGTAAGATCACCAGTGCCATCAGGAAATGTAATTTCGTAATAGCCAAAGAACGCGCCACCCATATGAGCAACTGGCTTTTCATTTTCGTCCATAATATCGACCATCGAATCAGCAATCTTGAAACGACACTTACCTTTATGTACACCAGGATGCCAGTCGCAATACACAGGCACAGTGATATAACCTACTGGCTCTTTAGGCGCTTCTTTGTCCCAATTGACGATTTCATCCTTTTCTATTTCGAATTCGATCTCTGGCAGAACTTCATCCACATCTGTTTCGATGTATGATATTCCGGGTGAGGGAAGCAAAGCTTTAACAGGTGTGTCAACATTATTATCAATTTCGACGCTGGATACTCCTGGTGAAATGTAGTTTCGGCCGTCTTCGCCAACCCATTCAGAAGTGTAGCCTTCTGGACGTCTCAACTCTCTTCCTTCGGATTGAGTTTCTTTGATTATGGAATCTGTAGCAGTCAGAATGCTAATAGCCTCATCTTGATATGTGGCTTCGAAGACCTTATCATGATCTGGTGACGGTAGACCGAAACTATCTCGGAACCATTGTGGAATAGGATCTTCTAGTTTTCCGTCGTCATTAATGACATTGAACATTTCGGACATACCCAATTGTTCAATTTCGTATTGGACAGAATTTCTATATGTAAAGCCAGAAGCGACCATCACAACAGCATTAGGATTATCATGAGCCCATTGAACAATGGCATGAGCATTGGATTCCATAAGATCATTGCCTGGTAACATTCCACCGAAGTCATAGACAACCAGATCGGTTCCGGGATCGATAGAACCCGGGCACCATACATGCTGGAACCTGATTTCTGCGGGAGCAAGTAGTTCGGTAAAGGTTCTCTTATGGGTCTCTACTTCATCCTCAGCGGTGACATCACCGAAGGCGTGACCCATCGGGTCTACAAGAATCGCAACTTTAAGATGTATGTTCATAATAATATCATATCACAAAAAATCGTGGGTGTCAAGAGAATATACATATTCTTATACGAGGATACTAATGTTTGCTGATTTGATTCTCTATACCGAACCGGTAAGACCAGTTATTAATCCGATGTTCGATCTTTTTGCTTTTCTGGATTTGAAACATATTCCGCCAATCCTACCTGCGAAGGTTGTGGACCATGTAGAATTGCGCTTACCAGAAAAGTGTAAAGAAATGGACTTCTTTCCAGATGATATTTGGGATTTTATCTTGTGGCAGACAGAAGAGAAAGGTTATACGGTGGTTCGGTATGTAGATTCAAATTGGCTATATTGGGCCCTTTTGGTCAATAAATTAAAACACTAAATAGAAGTGATACCTTAATATAATAATAAAGGTCATCGAATTTAGAAAGGATCTAAAAACAATGGCACAGACAGTAAGCGTTCAATATCAGATTAAGCAATACGGACTTCAGGGTAATGGTGCGGGAGCATTAGGAGCTCTACCTTATCAGTTGATTATCCACTTTCTTAGCGAATCTGAAGCAAGCGTAAAGAATGTATTTCTTGGCGACTTCGACACGATTGCCCATGCAAAATATGCGGCAGTAGCATTTTTAACTAATGGATGGGTAACCGGTACTTTCTCAACAGCAGATACATATTGGTCTCCTGCGGCAGCGGTAACAACGGCGGCAGAAGTTCTAAGTACGGTAGCCGTATTTACATTACAAGAAAGCTAAAATGAAACACAAGTATTCGGTGTATAAGCATACGAATACTATTTCTCGTAAAGCTTATATTGGATATACAAAGAAAACTATGAAACAAAGATGGAGCGACCATTTATATCGTTCCAGAAAATATAGTTTTGATAGAAAATTCGATAATGCTTTACGGGAATATCCGATGAATTTATGGGAAAATGAAATTTTATTTTCTGATATTAAAACTTTAGAAAAAGTCAAAAAATTAGAAATTGAAATGATTTCCAAATATGATACCTTCAATAATGGATACAATAGTAATCCAGGTGGAGGAGGTCACATACATTCTAAAGAAACTAATTTGAAAATATCTAATTCTAAAAAGGGTCATTCTTATAATTTAGGATCTAAGCGTTCTGAAGAAACGAAAAAGAAAATGTCTCTTTCCAAGTTAGGAAATAAAAATTGTTTAGGACGTATTTTATCCAAAAAAACTAAAAAACAAATTAGTGTTTCTGAAAAGAAAACCAAAGGAGAAAAACGTGTTTCAATTTTATATTAAACGGTATGGAACATGGGGAGATAATGCGGATCTTACTAGTGCGTATCCTCCTACTTCGTTCCAATTAACACTCAGAGTGGTAGGCGTTTCAGAAGCCTCACCCAAAAACGTGTGGTTGAAAGACTATACCTCACTAGCACTAGCTAAAAATGGAGCGGCTGCATTATTCGCATCAGGAACAGTAACACCCTGGGTAGATAATGCCAACTCTTATGAAAGCTTAAGCGCAGTATTCACACCTACTTTCTAGGGTCAGTTTGTTGTGAATCCAAGAAAAAGGGTTGTCTCTTCGGAGACAACCCTTTTTCATTATACGGAGGGGATATGAAAGTTAAAAGCGTATTCATACCGTTATGGATTGGTTGGGGCATTTCAATAATGCCAAAAAGTAGTATGAGAATGATTCAAGATAAACGGCCAGATTTATTTGGACCGAATTCTCCTTATAGCATTCATGGTTTCTTTACGACAGGAACTTCAACAGGTAGTGGAATAAATGCGCCAGTTTTTGAATTTTCCCAAAAAATATCGGCGCATGATCGACACAACCAACCAGAACCACCACAACCGCATGAAATAGGAATGTATCCTTCTAGACCATAAATTGTTGCTATACCTAGAAGTTCTCCATAAACATTATCATCTGTATGAGGTTCGCTCAAGAAACTGGCAACACCTGATGGAAGAATACTTCCCAATACAGAACCATCCATATCCCATATCATCAAGACCATTCCTTTTACATCTATACCCTTATAGGATGACCGCATATTCTTAACTAATTCTGGTGTTAATCTTATAATATTTTTCATAACAATATATTTTCCATACTGGAGCGAATTTGATTAATTCTTTCTATATTACCTATTTCAGCATACTTTTGTATTGCCAACTCATAAAGTTCTACTTGAATGTCAGGAAACAAAGAAATAGTTGGCATCAATGAAATTTCATCGATTTGTTCAGCTTGAGTGGTAATCTTTTCATATTGTGCTTGGTCTTCAATCTCATGTCGGATAGAAAACTTTCCGATGAAATAAGCAATGAAAGAAAGTGCTGCTGCTAATCCAAGTGCCGGAATCATAGCGGTTAAAGGAATATGAATGACACACCAAAAACAAAGTGCGAAGATAATAATTCCTGATAAGATGGTTGGTTTAAATGTAAAATTCATTTTGTATGATACTCTCATTTCACATATTCATTATATGTTTTGACTAAATGGTCAAATGCTATAAACACAGATAAAAAACATCGGTTTATAAACATATCAATTTTTTGCTTTTGACTATAAACTATTGGAGGAGGAATAACTTGTTTCTCAAAATAAGATAGTGGAATAGGAATAAATGCTGATTTCAATTCATCACCATCTGAAGTTTGATATGGATTTACATAAGTATTTTTATAATAAGGATTATTACCATGGGTTGTACCCTGATGGCATGTAGGTCCTGTAAAATTATAATTATCGATATTATATGATACTGTATAACCAGTTGGACCTTTTCTTCAGACATAACTATTCTCCAGAATAAACCATATTTTCTACTTCTTCAAGAAGCATATCATGATAACGGTCAAGAGTAATATCAAATTGTGAGAGTGTCATAACCAATCTATCATTGAAATCTTCCATATCATTCGGTGAAATGAACTCTGGATCATAATTATTCAAAAGTTCATGAACTGCTTCAAGTAAATTATTTTCATTGGTTGTCATTTGGTTTCTCGGTGAAATATTTCGTTCATTCTTATTATCTCATAAATCTTGGTGGATGTCAAGCTAAATATAGATACTATGTTAAATTCCTATTTTAATTTTTTTAAAGCAGCAAATGAGCAGAATCTTGTAGAAGATTTGGTTATTGAATCCATTCAAATTTATGGAATGGATATCAATTATATACCCAAGACTTTAGTAGATTATAATGCGTTGCTCGGTGAAGATCCACAAAAAGCATTCCAACAATATTATACAATTGAATCGTATATGGAAAATATTGAAGGATTCACTGGTATGGGAAATTTCTTGAGCAAGATGGATCTTAACATAGACAAACAAGCCACATTCGTTTTTTCTAAACGAAGATTTGATGAAGAGATTTTAGGATTAAATTGGAAAGGTGATTGGGTTTCAACCGTAACATATAATATAAATGATGCGGTACATTATCAAGGAATAATTTATATTAGTGTTTATAATTCTAATTTAGGAAATATTCCTGGTTCTAATGCTAATTGGAGTGTAATGCTTCAAGTTCGTCCAAAAGAAGGAGATTTAATTTATCTTCCTCTTACTCATGATATCTTTGAAATCTTATTTGCCGATCATGAAGAAGTTTTCTATCAATTAGGAAAAATTTATGTTTGGAAAATTACCGCAGAAAAATGGCGCGCTAATCATGAAGTTTTCGAAACAGGTAACGCTGAAATCGATGCCATCGCTGCCGAGTTGGATGAAGAAGATGGAGTAACAAAAGATCCGATAGCAGATAACTCCACTATTGAAGACCGTATGACATCTTTTCTTAATTTGGATCCAAAATCACCATTTTAAAAAAATATAATGTATATAATTTATAAGCATACAAATATCGTTTCTGGAAAATCGTATATAGGATATACAAATAAAACTATAGAAGAAAGATGGAAAATTCATTTACAACGTTCAAAAAATAATTATAAATGGAAATTCGATAAGGCTCTACGAAAGTATCCAGAAAATTCTTGGAATCATGAAATTTTATGTGAATGTGATACTTTAAAAGAAGCTAATCAAAAAGAAATTGAAATGATTTCCGTATATAAATCATATAAATATGGTTATAATTCTACATTAGGTGGAGATGGTGGTAGAACTAAAGGAATGACCGGTAAGAAACATTCGGAAAAAACTAAAGAAAAAATGAGAAGGTCTCGTTTAGGAAAGAAACTTTCTAAAGAAACGAAAAAGAAAATATCATTATCTTGTAAAGGAAAAATAGGTCATCCAATGTCGTCAGAACATAAAGCTAAATTATTATTATGTCATCTTGGTAAAGATTTAAAAAATAAAAAATTAGCTAAAGGATGTGTCTATGCTCGGTAATGATGTGTTTAATTTTCATACAATTGAGAAGATAATTTCTGCCTTTGGGTATATATTTTCAGATATATCTTTCCAGAGAATAGATCCCAATACATCTGCTGTTAAAACTATTAAGGTTCCAATCAGTCAATCAGCCAAAGAAAAATGGGCTGTACGTGATTTAGAAGATCCAAATGCTGGTGATGAATCACGCCAAAGACATGTCCAGATTGTTTTACCCCGAATGGGATATGAAATGATTAATTTCTCTTTCGATCCCACGAGACAATTAACTCCAGTCAATTATCGCGTTCAATCTTCAGGTAATGGTCCTTCAGCATTAGTACAATTGAATCCTGTTCCTCAAATATTTGATTTTGAATTATATTTACAAACTCGTACATTAAGTGATTCATATGCTATTGTTGAACAGATAGCCGCATTCTTTCATCCTGATTATGTTGTGCCCATCATTGATATTCCTGAAATGAATATTCGTAGAGATATCGTTTTTACTATGACTGGAAAATCTCATTCTGATAGTTATGAAGGTTCATTAATGGATAAACGTATTATTGAATGGACCTTTAATTTTCAAGCACAAGGTCATATTTATCCACCAATTAGAGAAAAGAAAGTTATCACGAATACCAAAGTTTTCATGGACAATAGAGAAAGCGTACAACTTACTACGGATCCTCCTGCTCCGAATATTGATGAATCTTACGATATCATTGAAACTATAGTACCCTAAATATTAATATGGCAAAAGGACAAAGAGGGCGACCTCCCAAGCAAACAACATCACAGAAGATTACCAGTGCCTTGGATATAGCGCAAGAAGAAATTACATCTTTGATGCCTATTGAACAACAGAATGCTTTGGTTCCTGTAATACAAACACCAGAAGTTATCGTGGCTGAATCTCCACAGATTGTAAAAGATGCCAAAGATGATTATGATTTTGCCAGAAATAATTTACATAATCTTTTAAGTAAGGGTAATAAACTATTGGAAGGTATGTCGGATTTATGTAGTGAGAGTGATTCACCCAGAGCATTTGAAGTTGCCGGAAATCTTATAAAAACTTTAGTTGAAGGTACAAGAGAGTTAATGACTCTTCAAAAAGATATTAGAGACGTAGAAAAGAAGAATTCTCCTGATATTACTCCTGTTACTATTGAAAATGCTGAAGAGGTTAATCAATATCATTTGGAAGGCACTACAATGGAAATGCTTGAGGCCTTAAATGAAATACGGCGAAAGAAAATAGAAAATCAACAAACCAAGGAAACAAAATAATGGCTAATCCAAAAACACCAATATATCCGAGTGCTCTTGCTACTGACCTTGATTTAAAGGTTGTTACGGATAATGCCTTTTCACCATTAGCTGCCGGTATTGATGGAGTCGTTACAGATATACCTTTCAATACTAATAGCGTATTTACCTTCCCTTGTCTTATTGCCTTGGAAAATGAAGTTATTTTAGCTGTAGGTCCTATTGTTGGTATTAACATTACAAATTGTCAAAGAGGATATATTGGTAGTGCTGTTCCTCACGCATTTAATATCGTCGGATTTGCTTATATCTTTGGTGACAATATTAATCAAATAACGGCTGAAATTAAAGCTATCGAAACCGCACTTGGAATATCTATTGTTAATGTAGTAAAACCGGGTGATGCGGCTGCTGGTGATTTGACTGGTACCTATCCGAACCCAACATTAGTAGCAACAGCAGTTACTCCAGGAACATATGGAACAGGTGTAGCTACTCCAGTAATTATTGTAGATCAAAAAGGAAGAATTACAAGTTTAACAACTACTCCTACTTTGGGAGCAACAGGACCTACAGGACCTACTGGTTATACTGGTCCTGGTAACTTTACAGGATATACTGGATATACAGGGGTAACAGGACCTACCGGTTTTACTGGTTTTACTGGTCCTGGTAATTTCACAGGATATACAGGACCCATTGGTCCTACTGGAGCAACTGGACCTACTGGTTTCACAGGATTCACTGGTCCTGGTAATTTTACAGGATATACAGGATATACAGGACCTACTGGTTATACAGGAATAACAGGACCCACTGGTTATACAGGATCTGGTAACTTCACTGGTTATACTGGTTATACAGGACCTACAGGAGCAGGAGCAACAGGACCTACTGGGTTTACTGGATATACAGGAGCAGGAGCAACAGGACCCACTGGGTTTACTGGACCTGTAGGATATACTGGTCCGGGTAATTTCACAGGATATACTGGACCTACTGGTCCAAGTCAATGGACAACATCTGGTAGTGATATTTCTTTTGTATCAGGACGAATTATTATAAATGCTCCTACTTATGCTACAGATGGGGCCGCCGGTTCAGGAGGTCTTACAACCGGTATGGTTTATAAGCATTCAGATGGTAGTCTTCAAGTCAAACTTTAAGGATAAAGAGAACTAAATACTTTTATGGCTAATCCAAATACTCCAGTATATCCGAGTGCTCTTGCTACCGATTTGAATTTAAAAGTCGTTACCGATAATGCTTTTTCTCCATTAGCTGCCGGTATTGATGGAGTAGTCACCGATATACCTTTTAATACCAATACTGTTTTTACATTCCCTTGTCTCATTGCTTTAGAGAATGAAATTATCTTGGCCGTTGGACCTATTGTTGGTATCAATATTACAAATTGTCAAAGAGGATATATTGGTAGTGCTGTTCCTCATGCGATGAATGTTGTAGGATTTGCTTATATCTTTAGTGACAATATCAATCAGATAACAGCCGAAATTAAAGCTATTGAGACCGCTTTAGGGGTAAATTTAGGTAATGTTGTTACTCCAAGTACGGCAGCCGGTGGTGATCTCGTAGGATTTTATCCTAACCCAACATTAGCAGCAACCGCAGTTACACCAAATATATATGGTGATAATACCCATATTCCTGTAATTACTGTTGACCAAAAAGGACGCATAACAAATGTAAACCCTGTTCTTATTGGCGGCGCAACTGGTCCCACAGGTTATACAGGGTATACTGGTTCTGCTGGTCCTACAGGATATACTGGGTTCACTGGCCCGGGTAATTTTACAGGTCCTACTGGTTATACAGGTCCTACTGGTTATACAGGAGATACTGGTCCAGGTAACTTTACGGGTTATACAGGTTATACTGGATTTACAGGTTCAACTGGTTATACTGGTCCTATGGGATCTACAGGACCAGGTAACTTTACAGGTTACACTGGTTATACAGGTTACACTGGACCAGCAATCACAGGCCCTACCGGTTATACGGGTTACACAGGAGCAGGAAACTTTACTGGATATACAGGACCTACTGGATATACTGGTTTCACTGGTGCCACAGGTCCTGTAGGATATACAGGTGCTACAGGTTTTACTGGATATACGGGGATGGGTTCAACCGGACCCACTGGTCCCGGTAACTTTACAGGATATACTGGTCCTACTGGTTTTACAGGTTATACGGGTGCGACAGGATTTACTGGTCCGGGTAACTTTACTGGATATACGGGACCTACAGGATATACAGGAGCTACTGGTTATACAGGTCCAGGTAACTTCACGGGATATACGGGTTACACCGGACCCACAGGATTCACTGGTCCTATAGGACCTACAGGTTATACAGGATTCACTGGCCCAGGTAACTTTACGGGATATACGGGTTATACTGGAGAAACTGGTCCTACGGGGTACACTGGTCCTGGAAACTTTACAGGACCTACAGGTTATACTGGTCCCGGTAATTTCACAGGATACACCGGACCAACAGGATATACCGGACCCGGTAACTTTACAGGTTATACAGGATATACTGGTCCTAATGGACCTACAGGTGCGACCGGTTATACTGGTCCTATCGGTCCTACTGGAGCAACTGGTTATACTGGTCCTGGTAACTTTACAGGATATACGGGATATACGGGATATACAGGATATACTGGTCCAGGCAACTTTACCGGTTATACAGGATATACAGGACCTATTGGTCCCACGGGTTATACGGGGTACACTGGATATACTGGCCCTGGCGCAAGTTCATATGCGGTTCTTATTGGAGATGCTGCCGCAAGTACATTTACTGTTACTCATAATTTGAATGCGGCGCATGTTTTTGTTTCGGTAAAAGATGCTACCTCAACATATCTTGTATTTCCAGATATTTCGATTACATCAAATAATGCTATTTCTGTAGCTTTTTCTATTATACCAACTCTTAACCAATATCTTGTTTCGGTTATAGGATTCGCATAAAAATATGGCGAGAATATTTAATATTTCTCCTAATTGGCAGATTGATTGTGAAACTGCCAATTTTGGAAGTCAGGTTACTACGGATCAAATTAGTTTACCTAATTGGAATAATCTTGCTTTATTATTATCAAGAGGTATCACTGGAGGAACTGTATTTACAAATCCTATAGCATCTACTTATAGTATAATATCTAATACCTATTATGGTGGAGTTTTAGCACCTAATGGTGATATACATTTTGTTCCTCTAAATGCTGTTGTAGGACAAAAGATTTCTGCTGCTGGTGTTGTTTCTACTTACAGTTTGGTATATACCGTTGGTAGTATGAACACTGGTGGAGTTTTATCGCCTAATGGTGATATACATTTTGTACCTTATACTGCTTCTGTAGGACAAAAAATAAATTCTTCAGGTGTAGTATCAACTTATAGTTTGGTATATACCACCGCAACGGCTTATGTTGGTGGAGTTTTAGCGCCTAATGGTGATATACATTTTATACCATTTTTTGGTAGTGTAGGACAAAAAGTGTCCGTGGCTGGTGTTGTTTCTACTTATAGTTTAGTATATACTACCGCTAATGCATATTCTGGTGGAGTTTTAGCACCTAATGGTGATATATATTTTATGCCCAGGTCGGCTACTGTAGGACAAAAAGTATCTTCTACTGGTGTGGTATCGACATATAGTTTGGTATATACTACCGCTTCTGCTTGTACTGGTGGTGTAATTGATCCTAATGGTAATATACATTTGGTGCCTCAAAATGCTTCTGTAGGACAGAAAATATCTATTACGGGTGTTGTTTCTACTTATAGCTTGGTATATACTACCGCTAATGCATATTCTGGTGGAGTTTTAGCACCTAATGGTGATATACACTTTATACCGTTATCTGCTGCTGTCGGACAAAAAGTATCTCCTGCTGGTGTGGTTTCTACTTATAGTTTGGCATATACCGCTCCCACCGCGCATCTTGGTGGAATACTTTTACCTAATGGTGATATACATTTTATACCATTTTTTGGTAGTGTAGGACAAAAATTAACAACAGGAGCAGGTGTTAATTTTGGTATAGGAACTTGTTGTTCTCCTTATCTAAATAAATTTTAGGAACTATTATGGCAAACAATTCAATCTCGACAGAATGGAATTCAGAAGTAACCTCACAAAATTGGGGTTTATATCCTTCTGGTGATAATAGTTCAATCGATACCGCATTAGTCGCATGGTATAATTTACAGAATCTTATTGGAAAAAGTACGAACAGAGGAACAACATTTGCGAATGGAGTTATTTCTACTTACAGTCTGGTTTATACAACTACTAATGCCTATATTAGTGGAGTACTTTCACCTAATGGAGATATTCATTTTATACCTTTTAGTGCTCCTGTAGGACAAAAAATAAATTCTTCTGGTGTTGTATCTACTTATAGTTTGGTATATACTACTACATCTAATTATGCTGGTGGAGTACTCGCCCCTAATGGTGATATTCATTTTGTTTCTTACAATGCTGCTAAAGGACAAAAAATAAATTCTTCTGGTATTGTTTCTACATATAGTTTGGTATATACAACCACTGGTGCCTATGTTGGTGGAGTACTTTCACCTAATGGTGACATACATTTTGTTCCTTTTAATGCTGTTGTAGGACAAAAGATTTCTGCTGCTGGTGTGGTTTCTACTTATAGTTTGGTATATACTGCGTCTGGTACGTACCAAGGGGGCACACTTGCTCCTAATGGTGATATTCATTTTGTACCTTATTCTGCTACTATAGGTCAAAAGATATCTGCTGCTGGTGTTGTATCAACTTATAGCTTAATATATACTACTGTTGGTGCGTATGATGGTGGAGTACTTGCTCCTAATGGGGATACACATTTTGTGCCTCGCGCCGCAATAGTAGGACAAAAAATATCTATTACTGGTGTTGTTTCAACCTATAGTTTGGTATATACTGCTGCTACGGCATATACAGGTGGTGTACTCGCCCCTAATGGTGATATACATTTTGTTCCTCAATCTGCTGCTGTAGGACAAAAGATTTCTGCTGCTGGTGTGGTTTCTACTTATAGTTTGGTATATACTACTACGGGTGCTTATTATGGTGGAGTACTTTCACCCAATGGTGATATTTATTTTATTCCTTTATCATCCGTTGTAGGACAAAAAATATCTACATTACCTGTTATTCCTTTTGATAATGCTCTTTGTCTTTCCCCTTTCTTTAATAAATTCTAAATACCATTATGATAAGAGATATTTCCCCAACATTTTTAACAGAAGTTGCTGCCCTCACAAGAGGAACTATACCTACAGGTAACGATAGTTCTATATCAACTAATCTTGTTTCTTGGACGGGATTTCAGAAACTTCTAAAAGAAGGTGTGAATGGTGGATCTCTATTCAATAATACTGTAGTTTCTACTTATAGTTTGGTATATACGAATATTAATAATTCTGCTGGTGGTGTTCTTTCTCAAAATGGAGATATACATTTTATACCAAGATCTTCAGTTGTAGGACAAAAGATATCGGCTTCTGGTGTTGTTTCAACCTATAGTTTGGTATATACAACTGCTAATGCGTATCATGGAGGAGTACTTGCGCCTAATGGTGATATTCATTTTGTACCCTTACTTGCGAATAGAGGACAAAAAGTTTCTTCTGCCGGTGTTGTTTCAACCTATAGCTTGGCATATACCGCAGGAAATTATCAAGGCGGTGTTCTTGCGCCTAATGGTGATATACATTTTGGTCCTCAAGTTGGACCAGGACAAAAAATTTCTGCTGCCGGTGTTGTTTCAACCTATAGTTTGGTATATACGGTTACTAATGCTTATGTTGGTGGTGTTCTTGCGCCTAATGGTGACATACATTTTGTACCCTATTCTGCTGTTGTAGGACAAAAAATTTCAGCATTAGGTGTTGTAACCACATATAGTTTGGTATATACAACCGCGGGTGCTTATTATGGTGGAGTACTTTCCCCTAATGGGGATATTCATTTGATACCTAATTCTGCTGTTGTAGGACAAAAAATATCTATTACTGGTGTAGTATCCACTTATAGTTTGGTATATACAACCGCGGTTGCTTATATTGGTGGTGTACTCGCCCCTAATGGTGATATACATTTTGTTCCTCAATCTGCTGCTGTAGGACAAAAGATTTCTGCTGCTGGTGTGGTTTCTACTTATAGTTTGGTATATACTAATTCCTTTTCTTTTATGAGTGGCACACTTGCGCCTAATGGTGATATTCATTTTGTACCCTATTCTTCTGTTGTGGGACAAAAAATTTCAACTAATCCAGGAGTAAAATTTACCCTGGGTATTTGTATGAGCCCATTTTTAAATAAATTTTAATCTGAATAAATATTATCACTATGTACAACCGCGACAAAATTATTGAAACGATGCACCAAATTAAAGATGAGTCTGATACTATTGCTCCTTATGTTGTAATAGCACAACCAAGAAGAATTAAAGAAGAGACTCCCGCCCAAAATTTTGATGGGTATGATAACTTACATGTTGACTTACATGGGTTTAGTCATGGATATGTTGATATTGCTGGAGAAAAAGTAGATGTTGCCAGAAATTATTTAATGGAACAGGCTCTACAAAGTGGAGCCAAATATTTATTTTTTATCGGTGAAGATACAGTAGTTCCTATGAACGCCTTTAAAGTACTTCATAAGACAGCCGAAGAAAATCCTGAAGCGATCATTGCTGGCGTTTATTATATAAAATTATCAGATGCTATGATTATGGTAAGAACAGGTGATTGGATCACTATACCTAATGTTGATCCGGGCCAATTGTTAGAAGCATGGCAAACAGGTATGGATTGTATGATGATTCCTATTACTGTTCTTCAAAAAATAAAAGATTCTTTTCCAGAATTACCATTTTGTTGTATCGGTAATAATGTAGATGGAATTCCTTTTATTGGAGAAGATAATTTCTTTGCTCATTTAGTTCATAAACTTGGTATCAAAATACTTGTTAATACTGATGTTCAATGTTTACATATGGATATTGGTAATGGTAAATATACAGCGCATCCCGATGTGGATTTGAAAAATTACTTTACAAATATTCCTGTTACTGAAAGACTTACTATAGCAGATAAGAAATATATTGATGACCGGTGGCTTAATAGATTACCAGAAGGTACAAGCAATTCTAAAAAATATCAACTTGACGATTTTATCAAACTTGGTTACCCCGTTAAATTCAATATGGGTTGCGGCCGCGATAAATTTGAGGGATATATTGGTATAGACAAATATAATGATGCTGCGGATATTAAAGAAGATGTAACCAAATTATCTCTTCCATATTCTTGTGCTGATGAAATTTATGCCTCGCATTTAATTGAGCATATTCCTAATTTTCAAATTCCTGAAGTATTAACTTCATGGTTTAATATATTAAAACCAGAAGGACAATTAATTTTAGAAACTCCTAATCTGGAAGAATTATGTAAAGATTTTGAGACAGCCACAGAACAAGAACGATATATGATTTCATTGTGTATTTTTGGAGCAATTAATACTGATGGAAAGCAATTTGAAAACGGAACAGCAAGTCCACATTTATGGGGTTTTTATCCTAAAATATTAGTAGAGATTCTTGAAAAAATAGGGTTCAAAGAAATAACTGTTCTACCACAAAAGGGATTACATCCTGGTAAGAATTTTAGAATAGAGGCGAAAAAATGAATGTAACTATTTCCCTAGAAGGATTAAGAAGTTTAGATGCTCCAGAAACCCGGGTCTTGGCTGATATTGCCGTCACCTACAATTCTATTGTATATAATTGGCAAGTATATATTCCTACTAATACAACAAATTTAGGTGATTTTTTACAGAGTATCAGTGGTTTAATTACGGCTGATATTGATGAAAAGGAAGCCATCTGGGCTGCTTTAACACCAAAAACTCGTACTATTGATACTGGTATGGATAGTATTACTGTTGCTATTAATAAATCGGAAATTGTTAAGGCAACTATTCCCGATTACTATGCTTTGCGTCGGGCAGCCTATCCATCAATTTTAGACCAAATAGGAGCATTATGGAAAGGACCAAAAGATCCTGATTATATTGCTATGCAGCAAGCCATAGAAACCGTAAAAAATAATATTCCTAAAAAATCATAATATGACAGAAACTTATCTTGGAAATTCGAGTTTAAAAGATACCAATGTAAAAATCTCTTGGACACCAAAACGGCTCGCAGAACTACAAAAATGCGAGGAAGATCCCGTGTATTTTATCACGAAATATATCCAAGTAGTAACCATTGACGAAGGTGTAACTGATTTTAAACTTTGGGATTTCCAAGCTAAATTGATTGAAACCGTACACGGTAATCGCTATGTTATTACCGTCATGCCTCGTCAAAGTGGTAAATCTACCACGATGATTGCTTACTTCCTACATTATATTCTTTTCAACAAATATAAGCGTGTTGGTATCTTGGCTAATAAACGTGATACTGCTATAGAATTACTTTCCCGTCTTCAATTGGCTTTTGAGTTGTTACCAATGTGGTTACAACAGGGTGTGAAAGTTTGGAATAAAACAAGAATTGAATTAGAAAATGGTTGTATTATTGAAGCCCATGCTACTTCTGGCGCATCTGTTCGTGGAAAGACATTCAATATTATTTTCTTGGATGAATTTGCTCACATTGAACCAAAATTAGCAGATAAATTTTGGACATCTACATTTCCTGTTATTTCACAAGGTACAACATCTAAAGTTATAATTGTTTCTACTCCTAATGGAGTTAATCTATTTCATGATTTATGGACAAAAGCACAATTAGATCATTCGCATAAAGATTGGAACCAATTTATTCCTATTCAAGTTCATTATACTGAAGTTCCTGGTAGAGAAAAAGCTGAATGGGCTGAAAAGATGGTATCAATTATTGGACAAGATAGATTTGACCAAGAATTTGGTTGTGAGTTTTTGGGATCAGGTGCTACTCTTATTAACGGTAGATTTTTAAAACTTTTACCAATTCGATCACCCTTATACTCTCAAAATGGATTAGATGTTTATGAAAATCCTGTTAAAACAATAAATGAACCTCATGTTTATGTTATTACGGTTGATACAGCACAAGGAAAACAATTAGATTATTCTGCGCTTTGTGTTATGGATGTTACTTCTTCTCCTTATAAAATAGTCGCTAAATATAGGAGTAATGTAATTCCTCCTGTATTATTTGCCGATCAGATTATACCTATCGCAAAACGGTATAATAATGCTTTCATTCTTATAGAAATGGATGGTCCTGGTTTTCAAGTTGCGGATGATTTACATCATATTCATGAATATGAAAATATCATGATGGTAGCAACAAAAGGCCGTTCAGGACAAATTTTAGCTACAGGTTTTGGTAATACAGGAAAAAATGTCCAAAGAGGATTAAAAATGAGTACTCCTGTTCGTAGGACAGGTTGTGCTAATCTTAAAACTCTGATAGAGAATAAAAAATTAGAAATATATGATAATGATATTAAAAATGAATTAAATTCCTTTGAATTAAAAGGAGATAAATACCAAGCCGCAGAAGGACACCATGATGATTTAGTAATGACTCTTGTTACCTTTTGTTGGTTAACAACCCAAAAACATTTTAGGGATCTCGTGGATTCTGCTGTTAGAGACGATCTATTAGATGAATATGCTCCAAATTTCGATCATGATTTGACACCATATGGATGGCTTGAAATTCATCAAGATGTAGAAGAAATTATGTTAACTAAAAAGGATATTTGGAAAAGTGCCCAAAGTGATATTTGGGAACATTATGCCGAAAGAGAACGCATAAAAGCCACCATTGATATGGACCGATTAAAACGATTACAAGATTATGGCTGGGCTTAAAATCCAGGAAACTATAAATATAACAGATGCAACACATTCATCATATTGAGCCGAAATATTTGATAGGAGAAGATAATTCACCTGATAATCTTACACCTCCAATTTCGGTAGCTTTACATGCGGCTTTGCACCAAGATCTTTATGAACATTTTGGAAATACGGAAGATTTAAGAGCCTATAAAATGTTATTAGGAGAATCTTTGAGTGGTATTATGGATTCTGAGAAATACCGAAATAAATTATCTGAATCGCAAAAAGGAAATAAAAATAGGTTAGGAACAAAACATTCGGAAGAATCTATATTAAAAATAAGTAATAAATTAAAATTAAGAAAACATTCGGATGAATCCAAAATAAAAAGTTCCAAAACACAGAAAGGTAAAATACTTTCTAAAGAACACATAGAAAATATGTCGGCATCTTTGAAGGGAAGGAAACTTTCTAAAGAACATCGAGAAAATATTGGAAAAGCCATAAAAGCTAAAATGCTCTAAAAAGTATATCCAATAAATAGTTTATAGAATTTAGATATAAGGAGATACATAAATGGGATTTCAACTTTCCCCAGGCGTTGCCATTGCCGAAATTGATTTGTCAACAGTAGTTACCGGAGTCGCCACTACAGGTGGAGTTATTGCTGGACCTCTTCAATGGGGACCAGCTAACGTAAGAACACTTGTAGATAGCGAAATTACTTTAGTCAATACTTTCGGTAAACCAACAAATGACACCGCAGAGGTCTTTATGACCGCGGCAAGTTTCTTACAATATGGAAATAACTTAAATGTTGTTCGCGTATTGTCTGCAAATGCAAGAAATGCGGCAGTATTAAATGATGGTGTCGCGCATGTCGTAATTACAACTTCTGGTGCGGGCTACACCCACGTACCAACGTTGGCTTTTTCAAGTGGTGCGGCTACCGCTACATGTACAGTTTTAAATGGAGGAATCAATAGCGTAACAATTACTGCTACGGGTTCAGGATATTCAATTACAGTTCCTCCAACAATTACTATCACACCAACTAGTGGAGATATTATCACTACACCAGCCGTATTAACTGCTGTTGTCGGTGTTCAGATTAAAAACCAAGATGATTATGAACAGAATTTTGCTGCCGGACAAGCAATGGCCGGTGATTTCGTTGCAAAATATGCTGGTGCATTAGGTAACGGTATTCAAGTTGCTATTTGTGATGATGCTTCTCAATTCCCTACATGGCCTTATAAGGGTCTTTTCACAAGTGCTCCTGGTACTTCTGATTATGCAGCCGCCAATGGTGGAACAAATGATGAATTACACATTGTTGTAATTGACAATGTTGGAATTATCAGTGGAACTCCTGGTGATATTCTCGAAACGTATGCTTTCGCATCAAAAGCTGCCGATGCCAAAGATGCCCAGGGAGAATCTATCTATTACCCAACAGTAATTGATCGTAAATCTTCATGGATTCGCTGGTTAGATTTTCCAGCCGCTGGAACAAATTGGGGACAGAATGCACATAATGTTACCTTTACTCAATTAACTCCTTCAGCAACTAAAGCTTCTAAAGATCTTTTGGTTGCTAATGCTGGAATTACTTACACAGCCGTTGCTTCTGGTTCTGGTGGAAATTCTATAACTGTTGCTTATGTTCAACAAGCTGGTACCACTCATCCATTGACTGTTTCTGTAGTTGGTAATGTAATTACTGTCAATCTACAGGTAGTTGCTTCCGTTATCGCTTCAATAGCCACTTCAGTTAAAGCTGCTGTTGATGCCGTCGCCTCTGGATTAGTAACAACAGCGTTAGATGGTACTGGTGCAGATTTAGTTACTGCTTTTGGTCCTACTGCTTTAGCTGGTGGTTATGATGCTACGACCTACTTGGTAATCCTTGAAGGTGGAGCCGATGCCAATACTTATGGAAGTACTGTTGGAACCGTAACAGATGGAATCATTATGGAAGGTTATGATTTATTCAACGTTGATGAATTTGATTTTGCGTTGATTTTGACTGCCAACCATAGTTCAACTGTCGCTATTCATTGTATCAATGATATTTCAGAATCTCGTATGGATTCAGTGACATTCTTATCACCTCCTAAGGATGCCGTTGTAAATAATGCTGGAAATGAAGTTACAGATGTTGTAGCTTATCGGAATACTCTTCCAAGTTCAAGCTATGCTTTCTTAGATAGCAATTGGATCAAGAAATACGACAAATACAATGATCTTTACCGCTGGGTACCTGCAAACGGTGATGTAGCTGGTCTTTGTGTAAGAACAGACTTTACTCGTGATCCATGGTTCTCACCCGCTGGTTTAAATCGCGGAAATATTAAGGGTGTTACGTCTCTTGCTTGGAATCCAAAACAAGCTTATCGTGATGTTCTTTATCAATCTGGAGTTAACCCAATCGTTGCTTTCCCTGGCCAAGGTGCTGTATTATTTGGCGATAAAACATTACAATCTAAGCCAAGTGCTTTTGATCGTATTAACGTTCGGCGTTTATTCATAGTAATTGAAAAGGCTATCAGCCGTGCGGCTAAGTATACTTTGTTTGAATTCAATGATGAAGTTACCAGAGCACAGTTCCGTGGCTTGATTGATCCATTTTTACGTGATATTCAAGGAAGACGCGGACTATACAACTATAAGGTTGTTTGTGACGCATCGAATAACACACCACAAATGATTGACACCAATTCTTTCCAAGGTGACATTTATTTGCAACCAGCAAAATCTATCAATTTCATTAAGTTAAACTTTATCGCCACACGTACTGGCGTTAGTTTCGATGAAATTGTTGGTAAATTCTAAAGGCTATAGGAGAAATTATAATGCCAGTAAGAAGTATTACAGGTTTTAGAGCCGCATTAGTTGGTAGCGGTACAAGACCAAACCTTTTCCAAATCGTATTGAGATTTCCCGTATTAGCCGCCTCTGGTGCTGCCGATGGGTTAGTAACTCTATTATCTGAATCTTCATCTATTCCAGCCGATAAAATCGGTGAAATTGAAGTTCCTTATATGGGGCGTAAAACCTATTATCCTGGTGATCGTGATTTTGATCCATGGACAGTTACCATCATGAGCGATGAAAATTGGTTAATCCGCGATGCATTTCAGCGTTGGTTAAGCGCATTGAATAGTCACGTTGGTAACGTCCGTGATTTTGCGGCCGCAACACCATCTGATTATACAACCGATGCGTTAGTCCAACAGTTATCGAAGTTAGATTTACCCCCAATTGCACAATATAACATGAAGGGGTGTTTTCCAACAGAAGTTGGAGCTATGGAATTAGATTGGGGAACAAATAACACCATTCAAAAATTCCAAGTAACTTTCCGTTATCAGTGGTGGGATGCAGTTTCAGTTAATGGTCCTACAACTGACGGTGATGGTGGTCCTTTAGCGGGCTAATCATCGTTATAAATATTCTCAGAAGGGAAGCCTAATAAGCTTCCCTTAACTGAGTTTAGGAAAATAATGGCAAACAAAAAATTTATTATAGAAGCATTTAAACTTTTGGGATTTCAAATTGGAGATCGTAGCCCAATCCAAAAATTTAAATCATTCGCTATACCACAAAATACCGATGGAGCCAGTCAAGTAGCATCTGGTGGTATTTACGGCACATATGTCGATTTAGAAGGCACCGCCAAAAATGAAGCGGAACTTATAACTCGTTACCGTGATATGGCAATGCAGCCGGAATGTGAGCAAGCTTTAGAAGATATTATTACGGATACAGTAGTACAGGAAGATAATAAACCAGCCGTCCAAATCAATTTAGAAAAATTGGATGTTACTGATTCAATCAAAACCCAAATTCGAGAATGTTTCGATGAAATTCTAAAGCTCCTGAATTTCAACGAAGATGGAATGGAAATCTTTCGGCGTTGGTATGTTGATGGTCGTTTATTTTATCATATCTTAGTTGATAAAGATAATCCAGATGATGGTATTCAAGAATTACGTTATTTAGATCCACGCAGAGTAAGAAAGATTAGAGAAATTAAAAAGAAGTTAGGAGAAGGTGGAGTTGAAATTGTTGATTCCATTCTCGAATATTATCTCTATAATGAACGTGGTATTGTAAATGTTGAAAGTACTACGGCTGTTGGTGTTAAAATTGCTCCAGATTCAATTTGTTATGTTCATTCAGGACAAATTGATAGCACGCGCAATATGGTAGTAAGTTATTTACATAAGGCAATCAAACCTTTAAACCAATTACGTGCTATGGAAGATGCTCACGTAATTTATCGGTTAAGCCGTGCTGCGGAACGTAGAGTATTCTACATTGATGTTGGTAATATGCCAACTAATAGAGCCGAACAGTATATTAAAGTTATCATGAATGACTTCCGTAATAAGTTAGTTTATGATTCAAATACTGGTGAAGTCCGGGATGATAAGAAATTCTTATCCATGCAAGAAGATTTCTTTTTGCCCAGACGTGAAGGTGGAAGAGGTACAGAAGTAACAACCTTACCCGCTGGTACTAATTTAGGGCAAATTGAAGATATTATGTATTTCCAAGAACGGTTATACAAATCTTTACATGTTCCTACTTCTCGTTTGAAGTCCGGTGATGGTATGGGTATGGGAAGATCTGCGGAAATCTCACGCGATGAAATCAAGTTTTCGAGATTTATTACCAAATTACGTAAGCGTTTCGAGCACCTATTTAAAGAATTACTAAAGATCCAATTATTGTTCCGTGGTATCATTGTTTCAGATGATTGGGAAACATTTAGAGAAGGTATCTTCTTTGATTTCCAAAAAGATTCAGTTTTTACTGAAGCTAAAGAACAAGAAATTTGGACAACGAGAATTGAACTATTGCAAGCATTTGATCCAGGATCTATTGTAGATCGTTATGTATCTCGGGAATGGTTGAAGAAAAATGTAATGCGATTCTCTCAAGAAGAAATCGAATTAATGCAAAAACAAATCGACGCTGAAAAGCCTCTCGCTGATGAGGAAGCTGAAAAAGCGGCATCATTAGAAACTGGCGCATTCTTTGATACTGAAGATAATGCCCAAGAAACTGTACCAAAGAAAAAGGCGGCCAAATGAACCAAATAAGATACGGAGCAACACCGGCTCATGTACATGTACGACAAGAAATGGAACCAGTAGTAAAAGAAGAATCTCTTCCTAATGCTGTTAAAGAACTAGAACCTGAAAAAATTAAAGTATCCTGGGAGATCGAAGATGGTAAGTAATATCATTCTGGCTTGCGAAAATAAAGACTCACATTCCTTAATTAAGAGTGTTGATCGGTCCCTCACAGAAAAAGTAGTAGATGCCTTGCAGAAGAAAAAACAAGAAATTGGAAAGTCTCTTTTTGAATCGGCAAAACTTCAGACTAAATTAGCTGAAGACACTTACGAAAATTATGAACCCAAGGTACAAGAAGCCATTGACTACGTAGTAGAATCCATCTTAGAAGGTGGACTCGAATTAGAAAATACTCTATGTATGGCATCAAAACAATATGCTGTCAAGGAAGAATCATTGAGAGAATATTTTGACCATTTATTGGAAACTACTAAAACCGAGGTCCAAGTAGATAGTACCAGTTCAAATGATGGTGACAATAAACGCGGTCTAAGAGATGATGAAGATACCAATAAACGTGTCCGTTATGAATCAACAATTACATTGGTTACAGGACAAAAATTGGTATTGAATGAAGTTTCCTTGTTTGCTGTTAATTCATTCGTTGAAAATTTGACAGAAAGCGACCGAGTTGCTTTCCACACATCATTAACTAAAGATAAAGCTAATTGCATTAAGACCATTGGATTTTGCCAAAAAATGGTAAAGAGCTAAATAATATAAGTGGAGCCAAATATGACAGATACAAAACTCATTACTGCTATCGAAAGTAAAAACCACTTAGAAGCTTACGAATTATTGGAAAAAACATTATATCGTAAAGCTGGTGTTCTTTTAGAAGAGAAGAAAAAGGTTGTGGCTGCCAAAACATGGCCTACTATCAAAGAATCCGATGAGAAAGAAGTTCTCAAGGCGTCCAGACGAAAATCTCTAAAGGAAAAATTAAAGAAAGTTAAAGAGTAGTATTATGCCAACTTTAAATGGAGAAAACGCCCAAATCTTAATAGAATCGTGTGATGAATTCCAATTCATTAAAGAAGATTTTAATGGAGTAAAACATCATATGGTTGAAGGTATTTTTCTTCAACAGGAGATGGTCAATAAAAACCGAAGAAAATATACTAAAGATATAATGGAACCTGAAGTAAATCGTTATATCAATGAAATGGTAACAAGAAATCGGGCAGTAGGAGAATTAGGACATCCAGAAGGGCCCACAATTAATCCTGAAAGAGTTTCACATAAAATTGTTTCTTTAATCCAAGATAATAATAATTTTATTGGTAAAGCAAGAATATCAAATTCACCATTTGGTAAAATTGTACAGAACTTTTTAGATGAAGAAATTTTATTTGGTGTTTCTTCAAGAGCTATTGGATCATTAAGAAAAGTTAATAGTATCGATATTGTCCAATCTGATTTTAGATTAGCTACAGCGGCCGATATTGTTATGGATCCATCCGCACCAGATGCATTCGTGCGTGGAATTATGGAAAACAAAGAATATATCTTTGCTGATGGTCTAATCCAAGAACAGAATTTAGAAAAATGGAAAAATGCTATTAAATCCGCTTCCATGAATAGTTTACATGAAGCGTCATTAAATGCTTATTCAGAATTCCTATCAGATTTGGATAAACGATTCAAAATTTAAATAACCATAAATATGATTACTAATCAATTGATTTATACAAGGAGCGATTAATGAAGTCCTTTCAAGAAAAATTGGAACGGATTCTCCGCGAAGGTAATACCGGCGTTCTAACAGAGAACGACCAAGAATTAAGCCCTACAAGTGTTTGTCCTGAAAAGGGTGAAGACGTTACAAAGGGAGTAATTGATGGTACTGGTAAAATCGACGCTACGGGTCCAGTGAAACATACGGGAGATAGTACCTTAAAGACTACTCCAGGAGTTAGCGCAACGGAAGGACCTACTGGTCATATTCCTGTTAATTCTGATCTACCTCGTGGACAAAATGACGGTCTTGGAACCAGTAATGGACCAGGAAAAAACAGTCTTCCTCCAACACCCAAAGTTTATGGGTTACATGAAGAGGAAGAAGATAAGAAAGAAGTAAAAGAAGAAAAGAAAGAACTTCCTCCTTTTATGAAAAAGGGTCATAAGGAACCAGATGCCGATAACAAGGGCGGAAAATCCGATCATGACGCTGATAACAAAAAAGGTCTCAAAGAAGAGGAAGAAGACAAGAAAGGTTTGAAGGAAGAAGGCGAATCACAAGCTGCCGCAACTTTAAAACTTAAACCTCAAGGTGCCGGTGAAAAAGCTGACAAATTGAAGGAAGAAACTGACCAAGAAGAAGGTCCAAAAGATACCACAAAACTTGGTATTAAAGAAGAGGAAGAAGACAAGAAAGCTGATGAAAAGGCCGTTAAAGAAGCCACAAATGAACTTTTCAAAGGTGAGACTATTTCTGAAGTATTAAAGGAAAAGACTGCTACTATCTTCGAATCAACACTTTCTCAACGCATCAAAGAATATCGTAGTATTTTGACCGAAAGATTTACAAAGAAACTTAATGCCCGCGTACAAACCATTCGGGAAGAATTGACCGAATCAGTTAATGGACATTTAGATTTAGTTGTTGAAAATTGGGTCAAAGAAAATGAAGTACCTTTGGAAAAGGCTATCAAGGCTGAATTAGTAGAAGAATTTATTGGCGACTTGAAAAACTGTTTCGAAAGTCACTATATTGATTTACCTCAAGAAAAGGTCGACGTTGTAACAGAAATGTCCAATCGTATCGGTCAGCTTGAAACAAAACTAAATGAACAAATTACCATAGGCGTTAACTTGCAAAAACAGGTTAAACTTTATGAACGTTCTGAAGTTTTTGATAAAGTATCAAAGGGTTTGGCATCTACTCAAGTTGAAAAACTTAGAAGTTTGTCAGAAAACGTTGAATATAAAACTGGAAAACAGTTTGAAACTGCGTTAAAAACTTTGAAAGAGAATGTAGAAAATTCTACAACTAAAACCAATGTTGAACCAAAAAGAACTTTAACGGAACAGACCTTAGATCAAAATACAGAAGTAGTAGAAAATTCTGGAATGTTTGATTCTGTTAAAGAATCTATGGCTCGGATGGCTAAAAGATAAGGAATTATAAATAGTTCCATACAAGTTAATTAGTTTTGTTTAAAGAATTAAGGAGAATTATTAAATGAGAGATTCAATGACCACAGATAAATTGGTCGAAAAGTGGGCACCGGTTCTCGATGATGAGAATTTTGGCAAGTTGACTAATCGCCATAAACGCCGCGTAGTTGCGACAGTTATGGAAAATCAACAAGAAGAATATACAAAAACTCGCCAAATCTTGTCGGAAGCCGCTCCAACACTAAGTACTGGTGCTGGAATCGCTAATTTCGATCCAATCTTGATTTCATTAGTAAGACGTGCAATGCCCAATCTTATTGCGTATGATGTTTGCGGCGTTCAACCCATGGTTGGACCAACTGGCTTAATCTTCGCTATGAAGTCACGTTATACCAGCAAGACCGGTACAGAAGCTTTATTCAATGAAGCTGATACCGCGTTTACTGGTCAGACAGCAACAGCCCCAACAGCCGGTTTCGGTGGAACAGCCCATGCTGGTACGGATCCCGTATCTACTGGTTTCCCTCCAACTGCTTCTGGTTATACAACTGGTCGTCCTATGACAACCGGACAAGGTGAAGCTTTGGGAGATCAAGTTGGACCTGATTTCAACCAAATGGCATTCTCAATCGACAAGATTTCCGTTGAAGCAAAGACCCGCGCATTGAAAGCTGAGTATTCAGTTGAAGTTGCCCAAGATCTAAAAGCTATCCATGGTCTTGACGCTGAAACAGAATTAGCGAATATTCTTTCCGCTGAAATCTTAACCGAAATCAACCGGGAAATTATCCGTACCATTTACTTCATCGCCGTCCCTGGTGCAGCACAAACCACAGTTCCTGGCACATTCGACTTAGATGTTGACGCAAACGGTCGTTGGTCAGTTGAGAAGTTTAAGGGTTTGATGTTCCAAGTAGAACGCGAAGCCAATGCTATTGCAAAGGCAACCCGTCGTGGTAGAGGGAATGTTATCATCTGTTCATCAGACGTTGCTAGTGCGCTAGTAATGGCTGGTAAATTAGATTATACTCCTGCTATCCAAAGTGACCTAACTGTTGACGATACTGGCAACACATTCGCTGGTGTTCTAAACGGACGTTTCAGAGTTTATATCGATCCTTACTTTGGTAATGGTGGTGTAAACGAAGAATTCTTATTGGTTGGCTATAAGGGTGCTAATGCGTATGATGCCGGTTTGTTCTATTGCCCATACGTTCCTCTACAGTTGTTTAGAGCACAAGATCCACATAGCTTCCAGCCAAAAATCGCATTTAAGACAAGATATGCTGTTGCTCCAAATCCATTCTGGAGTGATGCTAATGCTACGCTTCAAGCGAATAGTTCCGCATATTACAGAATGATTAAAATCACTAATTTGTTATAGATACAAAGAATTGTGGCTTAGTTTTAAACTCAAAAGGGAAATCGAAAGGTTTCCCTTTCTTTAGAAGCATCAAAAACTTAAAATTATCTTGACAACTTCGGACGACTGTGATATAATGGTCTCATGATAGAAAATAAACCGTACACATACATTTACTATACTACTGATATGATTCCTTTTTATGTAGGAAAAGGGACCGATAAACGAGCATATAAACATTTAACTGAATCTTTAGAAAAAACCAACAATCCAGAAAAAGTAAAAGAAATACAAAAAATTCTTGAATCTGGCAAAACACCCATTATAAAAATAATGTATGCTGAAACCGAGTCTGAAGCCTTTGAATTAGAAGAATTTTTGACCTATCATTGGGGATTACGTCACAAAGGTGGAATTCTTACTAATATGCAATATGGTGGTGAAAATGGTAAATTTGTTGGTTTTGCTGATTTACCTAGAACACAAAAACATAAAAAGAAAATTAGTAAAGCAACCAAAAAATATAATAATTCTCATCCAGAAAAATGGGAAAAATTTACTAATCAACAGAAAAAAGAACCTAAATCTCCAAAAGCTTGTAAGAAAATGTCCGAAACTAAACTTAAATTGTATGCAGAACACCCGGAACTCCATCCCCGCCTTGGGAAACAACAATCAGAATATTCTATTCAAGTTTCAAGAGAAGTTAATTCTGGTACATGGGAAATAACCTTCCCCGATCACCATAAAGAATTGATAACTAATTTGAAACTGTTTTGTAAAGAACATTCCATTAATCATGGAAATCTTGCAAACGGATCTGCTGCTGGATATAAAGCAATCAATTTAAATCCCAATAAAAAGAAAGCCAAAACTCAATCAGCAAAAGACGCCATTTCTAATGCAAGATCATGTTCCTATCAAATTATTTTTCCTGATAACCACATTGAGATCATATCTAATCTTTCTAAATGGCGAGAAAACAATAATATCAAACGTGATAATTTAATGACACCAAAAGGTAATTCTCAAGGTTACCATGCCACAAAAATTGAATCCTAAAGTACCCTAAATACTAACATGCCAATAGATATCATTCACGGAAAAGGTTATAGAATTGGAGAATCTGATAGAATAATCGGAGATTCTACTGCTGACCCAGAAGGTTTTATAGTTCTTAATCAACAAAATGGTAAATTATTTCTTGTTGCTGGTGGTATATGGACTGATGGTGGAACTTTTTCTAATGCCAATTTTACTCAAGAATATTTTGATACCTGGATTTTAAGTTAAAGGACAATTATGTCAGTTTCAGCATATCGTATACCAAAATACCGTATAGGAAATTCAGGAAGAATTATTGGTTCTTCTGCGGTTCCTCCAGAAGGATTTATATTACTGAATTTGAGTGATAATAATTGTTATATTGTTTCTGGAGGATTATGGACAACTCTCGATATAATTCCTAATCCTATAGTAATAGTTTTTAATTTATCATCAAATGTTTCTAGTCAAAGTGTTTTTACTTTTTATGTTGATCCTATTTCTGGTTCAGATTCAAATACTGGGTTAACAAAATATGATGCATGGTTGACAACAGAACATTCAGATTTACAAATTTTACTTCCAGGACAAACCATAGGTTATTTACAATCTGGTTCCTGGGTTCTTTACCGGACACTAAATATGACCGTAGATCAAACAAATATGACCGCAGATAATATGACGGCTGGAGCTAATCAATTCTAATATGAAAACACTATTTCTTTCTCTATTTCTTTGTGTTGGGTTATTTGGACAGATAGTTAATATACCTACTAATATAGGAATTAAAAATCTTCCTGGTGCTATTAATTCTAATTATTCAACCACATCACAATTTATATCTGGCACCTCTATACCATTATCTTGTGTCTCTACCTCTAATATAGCATTTTATAAAACGGATAGCAAGGCATATTATGATTGTATTAATAATTTGTATCTCCTAAGAATTAATGCTGATGCGTCAGGTAACGTATCGGTGGGGGCTACGGTGCTTGGCCCAAAGACCATCGGGGCGGGGGCAAACCAACTCCCAGCAGCGGCAACCTGTACGCGCTGCATGACGATGGTTACTGATGCGGCGAGCGCCTCCGATTGCACCGTTGGATCAGGCAGCAGCATAGCGGTCTGTTATTCGAACGGTACGTTGTGGGGGCCACTGGGCGCGGGTGCTACCCCCGTGCCCACTCCCAGCACCACCATCACTCTCACAGCGCCACGCGGGTACGCGATCTGTACTGGCACATGCACGGTGACTTTGCCCGTGCCAGCGGCCGGTTACGAATTCTGCGTTATGAACGACGACGCCGTGGCGACGGCGATCACTCTTGCCGCTCTCGGGTCTGGTGCCATGTATGAGAACGCGATTCGCACGGCGTATGGAACGCCGGGGACTGGGACTATGGTGCTTGCGGCTGCACAAGGGAATGCTATGTGCCTCGTGGGTAGAGATGTCACTCACTACCTGACGGTTTCGTACACCGGCTCTCCAACGGTGAACTAACATGAGACGCTTACTCATCGGATTTCTGGCGATTTCGCTGTTCGGGCAATCGCTGATGAAGATTGTTAACCAGGGCGATCCGAAGGCCTCCTGGTATACCACCCACACCACCGGGTTTGCCCCCGTGTACTCAAAAACTGGGAGCACGCTTATTTGGGCGTGGCCGGATGGGACTTTCGATAGCAGCAATTCTCCTACGAAAACTCTCGCATCCGGAACGAAGCGCGTTGAGGTCCAATCGCAGGATGGATTTGGTGCTGTAACGGCTATCGATGTTAACTCGATGGATCTCACGGGGAGCATCCCCTCGCTGTCGGCCAACACGGCGCTGACGGTCTTCGACGCGCACGGCAACCAGCTCACGGGGAGCATCCCCTCGCTGTCGGCCAACACGGCGCTGACGGTCTTCGACGCGGGCGGCAACCAGCTCACGGGGAGCATCCCCTCGCTGTCGGCCAACACGGCGCTGTCGTACTTCGACGCGGGCGGCAACCAGCTCACGGGGAGCATCCCCTCGCTGTCGGCCAACACGGCGCTGACGGTCTTCTACGCGCACGGCAACCAGCTCACGGGGAGCATCCCCTCGCTGTCGGCCAACACGGCGCTGACGGTCTTCTACGCGCACGGCAACCAGCTCACGGGGAGCATCCCCTCGCTGTCGGCCAACACGGCGCTGTCGTACTTCTACGCGGGCGGCAACCAGCTCACGGGGAGCATCCCCTCGCTGTCGGCCAACACGGCGCTGACGGTCTTCTACGCGGGCGGCAACCAGCTCACGGGGAGCATCCCCTCGCTGTCGGCCAACACGGCGCTGACGGTCTTCTACGCGCACGGCAACCAGCTCACGGGGAGCATCCCCTCGCTGTCGGCCAACACGGCGCTGACGGTCTTCTACGCGGGCGGCAACCAGCTCACGGGGAGCATCCCCTCGCTGTCGGCCAACACGGCGCTGACGGTCTTCTACGCGGGCGGCAACCAGCTCACGGGCTCAATCCCCGGCAGTTTTGCGACTCAACAGACTTTGGCGAATCTGGATATATCGACTAATGCCCTCCCATCCTCCGACATCGATCAGATTCTCGCGGATCTGGTGGTAAGTCTGAGTATCAGTGGCCGTGTGGTGTGCGATGTGGAATTGGGCGGTGGGACTAATGGACCACCAACGGGCCAGGGCATCACGGACAAGGCCACTCTTATCGCAGGCGGGTGGACGGTGGTGACCAATTGAGACGCACGCTGCCCTGGATCATCGTCGCTGGGTTGTTCTGCCTATTGATGTCCCCATACCTTCGGGCGCAGGAGAAGCCCACGAGCATCTGGTGGGTACACGGGGCCGTGGTCGCTCATATGATGAGTGCCACTCAGGACGGATTGTCAAGCTGGAAACAGTCGGAGGCGAACCCGATCTACACCACTCAGGCAGGTCCGCAGGCGGGGCATTTCTACCGCACTGGCGCGGGCAGGATGACGGCGTCAACGCTCAGTGTGGTGGCGGTGAGTGAAGTCGTCGCGCATTTCAAACCGGGCTGGAAAAAGTACATCGCTGCTCTCAATTTCGGCGCAGCCACGGCGCACGTCGGAGTCACGGCAAGCAACGTGGTTCGCAATCCTTACTACAGGTAACGTATTTAATCGCGGTTTTTGCTATGGAAATTCTCCACAATTCGGAAAGCAGGGGCAGCGCAAGAGGCCCCGCCCCGCTCGGGTCACAGGTACGACGGCGCGTGCTGGCGGTAGTCTGCGGTGTGGGCGTGCTGGCTGCGATGAACGTAAATCATCGTGCTCTGCACGTAGACGTGGCCGAGCTGGTCCTTGATGGTCAGCATGTGGGCTCCCCTGTTTGCCATGTTGGTGGCGAGCGAGTGGCGCATCAGGTGTGGCCAGACGCGGCGGTCAATGCCCGCCCGCTTGGCCAGGACTCGCACGATCTTACGCACGTCCTGCGATTGCAGTTGATGGCCGTGGCGCTTCGTGACGAACAGCAGGTCATCGGGCATCAGGGTCTTTCCCTTGGTAGTCAGTTGAGCCTTTCGCCAAGCGAGGTACTCTTCGAGCAACCCCAGGCACTCTCCGGTTACGGCGGCGTCCCGTTGCTTGTTGAATTTGCATTCCTCCATGCGGAGGATGCCGTTGGGGATGTCAATGTCACGGATGCGGAGGTTGCAAAGCTCGTTGTTCCGAATTCCCGAATAGGCCATCGTGGAGATGAGCGCCTTCTCGCGGATGCTTGTCGTCGAGTGCAGGAGGATTGCCACCTCGGCTTCCGTCAATGTAACAGGGACGCTGTTGGTTCGCTTCGGTGGCCGCATCAGATCGATGGGGTTGCCGATGTACTCGCAAAAGCGTTCCATCGTGCTGCACATGATCGAAATATAGCCGGGGGAGTTCTTGCCGTCCGAGCGCATGAGCGCGATGAACGATTCCAGATCGCCGTGGGAAGGATTGCTCCCGATCAGCGGATGGGCGCGGCGCAGCACGCCAAGGTAGAGCGCGGCTGTCCGGTTGTTGACTTTGCAGTGAGTGTACAGGTACGTCTCGAAACTACTCAGGAGACGCTTGCATTCTTCGGAAACAGGGGTAGACTTTTGTTTAGCCATTGTGGCCCGCTCCAACGGGCTGGTGGTCAGAGCCGCCGCTTGACTGCGAATCTTGCGGTGGCTCGATTCCCACTCTACCCCAATTGGCAACGTTCCACCACGGTTGATCGTTGCTTCCAGTACCAACATGGTCATGGGGTACGCCCATGGTCGAAAGTTTAGGCAACGGTCTTACTGTTTTACGTTACTTGTAAATAATATTACTTGACAACACAAGAGAATCTGTAGTATTGTAGGATTATGACTACTACAGATTCTCTTAAATCATTTGAAACCTTTCTTTACGTTACTTTAGGATTAGCAGAAACACCACCGATGGTTATACTAATGTTATTAAACGCGCATTACCTTTTATTGGTGATAATTTTACCATTGATAATGTAAATCACTATATAATGAATCTTAGGAAAAATAACAAAACCTCTTCGTATATTCAAAATATTTGTGTATCTTTAGAAAGATATGGAGAATTTATTGGTATTCCTATTAAATTAGGGCGACCTAAAAAATCAAATCAAATATTAAAATCTCCATTATCTGAAGCTGAAATAACAATAATTATAGAAGCAACTAAAAATATTAGAGAAAAATCAATTTTATCTCTATTAGCATATTCTGGAATAAGAAATCAAGAATTGTGTTCTTTAAGGATCAGAAATTTAAATTTAGCCCAACAATCTGTATTTGTCGAAAATGGAAAAGGACATAAATCTAGGTTAGTTTTTATTTCTGGAAATTGTTGCGAATTATTACAAAAATACTTGCATACCACTCGTATCGATATTAGTCCAGATGAATTGTTATTTCTAACCTTGCGTAATAATTTACCATTAGAACCACAGGATTTGCGTAAAATAATCAAAACTGTTGCAAAAAGAACTAAAATCACCAAAAGGATTCATCCTCATCTTTTTCGTCATAGTTTAGCAACAAACATGCTTAATAGAGGAGCAAATCTTATGACTATTAAAGAACAATTAGGACATAAGTATATTGAAACTACAATGATTTATATTCATAGTACCCAACAAAGAGTCCAGGCAGAATATCGCATGTTTACACCAAGTTACATGTAAACATAAATAAGGAAATATATCAACCTTCGGTCATACCAAAGGTTATTACGCAAACAAAGTAACACCCTAAATACTAGTACCAATGAAACCAAACAAACTTAAAATTCTTACAGTTTTTAAAAATCCTCAAATCGATGAACCAACAGCATGTCACCAAGGATTAGGTGTCACTGCTACACGATTAACTTTAGCTTTCAAATCTTTAGGTTTAGATGCTGATTGTTTTCCTGTTAAAAATGGAGAATACTTGTGGCAAAAATTATCTACAGATTGGAAAGAATATAATCATGTAATTTTATGTGCACCTTTTATTGATGCAACCTTTCTTAAAAAACTATTTTCCTTTTTTAAAAATAAAAAATTTGCTTTGATATATCATTCTAATTTAGGATTTTTAACTCAAGATAGATTTGCTGTATTATCCCTTGGTTTATATTTTGAATTAGAAGAATCTTGTCCTAATTTTAGAATAGCTACTAATTGTTTGGAATTTTCTAAAAGTATCGAACAAGCAACGGGTAAAAAATTTTTATATTTACCTAATTTATTTCCTCTTCCTAATAAAATGCCCTCAAAACATTTTATTTGGACACACAAACATACATTAAATATTGGATTATTTGGGGCGGCCCGCATTTTGAAAAATTGGTTAACTGCTGGTGTGGCTACCATGATAATTTCAAAAACATTACAAGCGGAAACATTTTTACATATTAATACGTCTAGAGATGAAAATGCAGGTAATCTGAGAGAAAATTTAAGAAGTTTAATAGATTTAAATCCTCATGTGCATATTATTGAAGTTCCTTGGTTAGGACATGAAAAATTTCTAGAATATTTACCAAAATTAGATTTATTGATGCAACCAAGTTTTACAGAGACATTTAATAATGTTACCGCTGAAGGTGTTTCTTGTACTGTTCCTAGTGTTGTTTCCGATGCTATTGTATGGGCTCCTGAAAATTGGAAAGCTAGATCAGATAGTGCTACTGATGTTGCACGAGTAGGATTAAACTTACTTCATGATTCTGATTCTTACAAAAATGGTTGGAAAAAACTCAAAGATTATAATGAAAAAGCTATTGAGGAATGGTTTAAATGGTTTGAAATTAAAAAAGATTGTAATTTTTGGAATAAATTAACAGGTTGGTTATCCTAATTTCATGAGCCAAATCTTTACAAATGAATCACAGAACCTCGGAGCCTTTAATAGGCAACAAAAGAATGTAAATCCTCTTCTACCGAATAAATTTACATTTTTCTTGACTAAATTACCAGAATTGTCTATGGCAGCTAAAAGTTCTAATATTCCTGGTATTTCATTACCAAGTTTTAAACAAGTCACCAGTTTGAACCCTATTCCACGTAGTGGATTAAATCTAACATTTGAAGCATTAGAAATCACATTTATTGTAGATGAAGACCTTAATAATTGGTCCGAATTAGCCAATTGGATGCGATTGATGGCCATGGTAAAAACTGGTACAGATTACAGTGAAGTTAAAATTGAACAATTACAACCTGGTCCGGAAGGTGGTTTAGTATCAGATGCTCAATTGGTAATTTTAACAAATGAATCTGTACCTAATATTGTGTTTTTCTTTAGGGATGCATTTCCAGTATATTTGAGTGAATTACGTTTAACTAACGATACTTCTACTCCAGTACCTTTAGAAGCAACCGTACGTTTCGAATATACTTACTATGATTTTTCTTCAATTAATCCAGAATTGGAACCTGATAATAACGTCTAAAGGCTATATTATGGAAAGGATTTTACAGTGACATTACAGGAATTACAAGATAAAGTAAAAAAAGATTTGAAAATCCAACATGATGAATTGGTTTATGAAGCAGTAAGAACTCCGGATATACATCATGAATATAATCGAATGTTAATGACCGAAAAATTAGCATTAAAGAAATTAGAACGCGATTGGGATATTCTTTATCTCAAGCAATGGGAATATTATAGAAAAAAAGCTGATCCGGAAATCTATGAGAAGAAACCATTACTCAAAAAGATTATGGATACAGATGTCAAACTTTATCTTGCTGCGGATGAAGACTTATTGAATTTACGAGCGCATATGGATAGTAAGGAAGAACTTATTGATTTCCTAAAACGCACTATGGACCAAGTGGCACAAAGGACTTGGTTAATTAAAAACTCTGTGGATTATATGAGGTATTTAGGCGGAGAAAAGTAAAACTTTTCAAATACATAAATATGGTTTACAGGAGATCGGATAATGATAGAACCAACATGTTACGATATTACCATACCAAAAGGTGCTACCTACGATCAAACTTTCACATGGAAGGATGATTCGGGTAATATTTACGATTTAAGTTCATATACAGCAAGGATGCAAATCCGAGTTGCTATTAATGCACCAGATCCTGCTGTAATTAATCTTACAACAGAAAATGGTGGTATTACCTTATCTGGAACAAATCCTAATATTTCTTTGTATATCAGTGATACAGATACTTCCGCAATTAAAATTTCGTCTGGATTTTATGATTTAGAACTTAAAGAACCAGATAATATCGTTATTCGTTTATTACAAGGAAAAGTTAAATTTTCTCCAGAGGTTACCAGATAATGAGTTTATCTACAAATTTACAAAAAAATGTTATTGAAGTTCTTAAACCCATTCGTGTTGATTTGGTAGAAGTTGCTGTAAACGGACCTCAAGGACCAAAAGGACCTACAGGTTATACAGGATATACAGGATTCACTGGTCCTGGTAACTTTACTGGTTATACTGGTTATACAGGACCATTAGGACCTATTGGACCTACAGGATATACTGGTTATACTGGACCGGGTAACTTTACTGGATATACAGGACCCACTGGTTATACAGGTTTCACTGGGCCGGCAGCGTCATTAACAACCTCTACCGGAACATTAGGTGCTGATGTCACTATGACTACTGCGGGTACAGCATATGATGGACCTACAACTTCAGCACTTGCAACAGGAACATGGTTAATAATATCGCATGTAACTATAGATACTGCCGCAACTAATAGTTCACAAAATTTGACAGCTAAATTATGGAATGGAACTACTGTAATAGCTTCATGTGAAATGTCTACTCCTTCTGTTTCGGCACCTAATGATGTTGGTTATAGTACGATTACATTAGCTGGTATTGCAACTACTAATAATGATACCTGGCGAATAACTTGTTTTACAACAAAAGCAAATTCTGTAATATTGCGAAACCCTGCTAATAGTAGTCCCGGTGCAAATAATGCAAGTCAAATTATAGCCGTTAAAATAGGGTAAATATTCAAAGTTTACGCTCATAAATAGATATAGAACATTATGAGCGTAAACTTTTCAGTAGTTTTGATTTGCCGCAATGAGGCAAAAACACTTCCCCGTCTGTTAAAATCTTTGGAAGAATTTCAAAAGAAAGATGGAGAAGTTATCTTACTTGACACCGGTTCAACTGATAATACACCATCTATCGCAAGATCTCTTGGATGTAAAGTTACTGAAGTAGGTGAACGATTCCTAACAACAATTGATGAAGACTTGGCAGAAAAGATTAATACCAGGTTTGTAATCGAGAATGAACAACCTATAGTCAAAGTAGGTGATAAACTCTTTGATTATTCCTCTGCCCGTAACTTTGCTGCCACTCTTTCCTCTAATGACATGTGTGCTATGCCTGATTGTGATGAGGCTTATACCATGTTAAACATTGATGCTATACAAAAAGTCATTGAACAAGGATGCGAACAATTAGAATATCATTTTGTGTTCTCTCATTATCCTGATGGTTCACCAGCTATTCAATTTATGCATTCCAAGTTTTATAATCGCACCAAAATGAAGTGGGTTGGCGTAGTACATGAAGTACTTTCTGGTGACGCAAAACGGATGTACCTTGACACTTCTATCATCAAATTAGAACATTGGCAAGAACCATCAGAGCACCGCTCTCGATATCTGACTGGATTAGCTCTGGATTGCTATTTGAACCAAGAAAATGACAGAAATTCACATTATTTGGGTCGTGAGCTAGTTTGGACAGGTAGACACAAGTCCGGCATCAAAGAATTACAAAGGCACGTAGAAATGCGTAAATTTCCTATGGAACGCGCACAATCTATGATTTTCATTGGTGATGCTTATGAAATGCTTGGAGATGAGCAAAATGCTCTAAAATGGTACAATCAGTCATTTTTAGATGATGGTACTCGTAGAGAACCACTTTTACGCATGGCACAACACTTTTGGAAGAAAAATGATGCTTTGAAAGTAGCATGTTATTGTGCGGCAGCAATGGAAATTGGTGAAGTCAGTTTCTATGCTAATTATGCCGCTCATTATACCTTTGAACCTCATGAATTGATGTACTGGGCAAAATGGTATCTTGGAGATAAAGAAGAATCTAAATTACATTGGGAAAAATGTCTTGCTTATACTCCTCTTTCTCCTAAATATTTACATGATGCCCGTTTCTATATTAAACTACCCAAGGTGTCTATTGTAATTCCTACTCTCGGAAGAGAAGAAAAATTACAACGTTGTATTGATGCTATCAAGAAAAATGCTAATTATCCTGAAGAAGCCTATGAAATCATCGTTGAACATGATTCCTTTGAGACCAGACAAGGGGTTCCAAAGACTTTGAAGGCTGGAGTAGATAAAAGTACCGGTGAATTAGTCATGTTTCTTGGAAATGACTGTATTCCAGAAGAAAACTTCTTAATTCTTGCTGTATTGAGAATGTTAAAAGAATTCCCACGTTGTGGTGGTTTAATCGGTCTAAATGACGGTCCTACCAATCAAACTGTAGCAAAACACTGGTTAGCCTCAAAAAACCTATTGAAACATTTGGATGGAGAATTTTTCTGTACCTTATATCATCATGTCGGTTGCGATAATGAATTGACGGGACGGTGTCTGAAAATGTCTAAATATTATTGGTGTGAAGAGGCAAAGGTAAAACACGATCATTTTGTCAGTGGTGCTGAGTTTGATGATGTATATAAACTTGGATGGAATGAAAAGTGTGTTGCCGAGGACAGGAAACTCCTTGCTGAACGTGCCAAATTGTTAGACTTTGAGATATTATAAATGATGGAACAAATTATATTACCAGAGCATGGACATCCAGATTACAATAAAATCTACGCTAAACTTTGGAGATTAAATAATCCAAATTATAACAAAGATTATCATTCAAAAAAGAAAATAGAACATAATGATAAAATTTTTGAATGTAGATGGAAGGGACGTGGAATAAAAGATTTTGATTATGAACGATATTTGGTCCTTTTAAAGAAACAAAAAGGAAAATGTAAGATCTGTAAGTGTGTTCTTAATCCACCATATGTAGATCATAACCATAATACAGGAAAAGTTCGAGGATTACTGTGTCGTGGATGTAATGTGGCCTTGGGTACTTTCCAAGATAGTATAAAAATACTTAAAAATGCGGTAAAATATCTAGAAAACTCCAAATGATACCAGAAACACTAAAAGAAAAAACTATTTACGTTCGTAAGAAAAATGAGACCTACTTGGAAGTCTTAGCCGTAGATTCTATATTATCCAGTCTTAGCGATTTCTTTAGTTTTTTTGTTCCTGGATATAAATTCATGCCCAAATTTCGCATGAAAATGTGGGATGGAAAATTAAGATTATTTAACAAAAATAATGGAGAACTATACGTCGGTCTCCTTCCTCACATCAAAGCCTATAGTAGTATGCATGAATACCAAATTGTATATACGTGTGGTGATCTTGATATTGAGGAAGAATTTTCTGTTTCGGAAGCTGAAGAATTTGCCAGTAAGCTTAAATTGCACGCTAAACGTAGAGAAGGGGACAAAGAGGTCTTTAAACCAATTATTCCTCACGATTATCAAATAGCGGCATTTCGTCATGCAGTACAAACCAAAAGATGCTTACTACTTTCTCCTACTGCTAGTGGTAAGTCATTGATTATTTATCTTCTGATTAGATATTATCAAGAAATAGTCAAAGGCAAGATTTTAATTATTGTTCCCACAGTAAATCTCGTTAGTCAGTTATATTCTGACTTCGGAGAGTACTCCTATGACGATACATGGGATGTTCGCAATGAAGCCCATATGGTTTATCAAGGACAAGATAAAGGATCTGAAAAACAGGTTATTATTTCTACTTGGGAATCAATATACAAATTAGGAATTGGATACTTTGAACAATTTGATGTTGTAATTGGTGATGAAGCTCACGGATTCAAAGCCAATTCTCTAACATCAATCATGCAGAAATCTTATAAAGCTGCATATCGGTTCGGAACAACTGGTACATTAGATGGCACTAAAACACACAAATTAGTCCTTGAAGGATTATTTGGTAAAGTTTATAAAGTTACGACAACAAAAGAATTACAAGAGCAAGGTACATTAGCAAAAATGTTAATAACTTGTCTAATGTTACATTATCCTGAGGATGTATGTAAGAAAATGAAAGGTGCCAAGTATCAAGATGAAGTATCTTTCATCGTTGAACATGAAGGTAGAAATAAATTTTTACGTAATCTTACATTATCATTGAAGGGTAATACACTCGTTCTCTTCAATCTTGTAGAACGACATGGAAAATTATTATATGAGGATATTAGAGACCACGCACATAATGAAAGAAAAGTTTTCTTTATTTCAGGTAAAGTTGATGCTGAAGACCGAGAAACTTTTAGAAAAATTATGGAATCCCAGACTGATGCTATCATTGTTGCCTCTTATGGTACTTTCTCAACTGGTGTTAATATTCGGAATCTACACAACGTTGTTCTTGCTTCTCCTTCAAAAAGCCGTATTCGCGTGCTACAGAGTTTGGGTAGGGGATTGCGAAAGGGAGAAACCAAAGACACATTGAATTTATATGATGTGTCTGATATCCTTCAATATAAGGCACACAAGAATCATACTTTGAAACATTTTATGAAACGGATTGAGATATATAATAGTGAGAAGTTTGATTTTAATATTTTCAAAGTAAGGTTGAAATAATGCCAGAAGAATATGAACCAGTACCAGAAAATACCACTGCCACAATAGAACCAATTTTTACTGAAGATGAATTAATGAACCTTCGTTCCATTAAATTGATGAATGGTGATAATATATTGGCTTGTATTTTGGCTATAGATGAAAACAAACTTATTATTAAACGGCCATGCCAAAAAATAGTTTTTATGGGAGAAGATAATTCTACTAAACTGTTACTAACAAAATGGCAATCACATGCTCTGAATGAAAATCACACGATCATGGCACATGCCATTGTAGGTTATTGTATGGTTACTTTGGATATGATTGAATTCTATATTAAGAGTGTTCAACAACAGATCATTGATGAGTGCAAACAGAAAGAACCGGTTTCACCGTTCCCATCATGGATGGATTTACCTCTCAATAAGAGCCAAATCAACTAATTTCTCTATAGGTACCTCTAAGTACTTACCATACCATAATCATAGGCTACACACTCAGTATAGCAAATGTCAAGGGGGAAGTCAAGGGTTTTTTGAAAATAAATTAAACTTTGTTGGAACTTCATTATTTTGTTGCGTTTAGGCTTTGACTATGCTATAATGGTATTAGAGTAAAATTGAGAGGGATGATTGAGGGAATTCAACACTTTTGTATCCAAAATAAAACATGATGCCAGTTTAAGAGGAGAAACCGTGTATAATACGGGAAAACCTTGTAAACGAGGACATTTGGCCGACAGATTGATCTCTAATGGACTTTGTATTGTTTGTTTTGAATCCAAAAATAAAAGACATTTTGAATGGATGCACAATCCTAATTTAGAAGAAAGAAAATGTCGGTTAATTACACAAGCAAGGCAAAATGCCAAACAAAAAGGATTAGAATTTCTAATTAACAAAGATGATTTAGAATGGCCTATAAATTGTCCTATTTTAGGTTTTGGGTTAGATTATTTTGGTGTTAGCGGACATAAAATGTTATCTCCTTCTTTTGATCGTGTTGATTCAACGAAAGGTTATATTAAAGGAAATGTTTTTGTTATTTCTAACAGAGCCAATTCATTTAAAGGAAATATGACAATAGAAAATGTTAGAAATATGTTGAGGTATATGGAACATGGCATCTAAGGTACAATATGTAAATAATTCCGAATTTTTGGCCGCATTCATACGATACCTCCCAGTTATTCGTCCACTCCGAAAGAAACATAAAGCACTTTGTAAAAAACTCCTAAAACAAGGAGTGAAGAAATCTGAATTACCCAAGTTTGCTCGTCCACAAACGGCCGATTATGATTTCATCGGTGAATGTCTATTGAAGATTGCCACTCATCTTGCCCGAAAATATACATTCATTGGTTCATTTTCTTCCTTGCAAGAAGACATGATTGGAGATGCATTAGAGAACGCAATCATGTATATGGATAATTTTGATCCTAAAAAATCTAAAAATCCCTTCGCATATTTCACACAGATTATGACCTATGCTTTCTATCGTAGAATGGCTAAAGAATCTAAACAAAATTATATTAAACAAAAAAGTTTGGAAAGTGCTATTGATTTCTTTGCGGTTCAAGGTGGTGATTCTGGTGATTATGCAAACACTTATATTAAGTTTATTCGTGATGCCAAAAGCGATATCATAAAAGATTTCGAAGAAAGTAAGCGAAATAAAAAGAAACCATCTTCCCCATCAAAGAGTAAGAAGGTTGAAAATCCTGGAATTGAGAAATTCATGGTGGTAAATGAAAACCTTTAATACCTCCAAGGGTAAAGTAGCAATCATAACCGACACACATTTTGGAGCTAGGGCAGATAGTCCAGTATTTCATGATTATTTTATGCGGTTCTTTGACGATGAATTCTTTCCGTTCTTGGAAAGAGAAGGAATCAAAGTTGTATTGCATCTTGGAGATTTTACTGACCGACGAAAATATATCAATTTTGTTACTTTGAATAAGGTGAGAAATTACTTTATCCGTAGAATTAAAGAGATGGAAATTACTTTGATCTGTACGGTAGGTAATCATGATACGTACTATAAAAATACCAACGAAATTAATTCCATGCATGAATTATTTTCAAATATAGATCATATTCATATCCTAACTGAAGTTGAAGAGGTTATGTTCGATAAAACGAAGGTTTTATTGGTACCTTGGATCAATGAAAGTAATTACGAATCATCCATTGCAAAGATTCAGTCATCCGATGCTGAAATCCTTATGGGACATTTAGAGATCAAAAAGTTTCTAATGAACCGGGGACAAACATCTGAAACAGGATTCGACGCAACAATGTTTGATAAATTCAAATTGGTTGCTTCGGGACATTTTCATCATAAATCTGATGCAAAGAATATATTTTATCTTGGTGCTCCATATGAATTGACCTTTGCAGACATTAATGATCCTAGAGGTTATCATAGTTGGGAAATAAATTCAACCGAACTAGATTTTCACCAGAATCCTTATAAGATGTTTTATAAGGTTTTTTATAACGATAAAGATGCCACTTTACCTTCTTTGTTGAAAAAGATCAGTAATAAATTCCAAGGATCGTACGTTAAGGTTGTTGTTCAAAATCGTATGAATCCTGTATTTTTTGATAAGTTTATGGAAAAATTATTTTCTTTAGGTCCAGCAGATATCAAAATTGAGGATGATGATAGATTGGTTGGTAATGAAGAAATGATTATTGATACTGCGGCAGAAGATACTTTAACCATTCTCAATAAATATGTTGATGGATTAGAAATTGATTCTAATAAAGATAAAATTAAGGAAGAATTGCGCACCTTGTATATTGAGGCGCAAAATGCAGAAAAATAATGGAAATAACAACTGTACCTACATTTACAGCAACCATTTATCTTGGATACAAATACCACTATGATGGAAAAGAAATATATCCAAAAGAAGTTTTTAATTTCATTCAAAATTGGGTGAATGAAATTAGTATGTGTGTTTCGGTAAGATCTATAGAATTTCAATATAAAGGTGGATGGGAAAATGGTTTAGCTATTACTTTCATTAATTACCCAAGATTTCCTTCCACACCAGAAAAGATCAAAGCAAACGCATTGGACCTTGCTGAAAAATTGACCATTCTTTGTAAACAATACCGGGTTACCATTGTGTGTACAGATGAAACGATAATGATATCTAATACACCAGAACTTAATAATGAATTTCCTGATAAGGAGAAAACCGTTGATAGTCTTTAAAAAGATAAGATGGCGTAATTTCCTATCAACTGGGGATGAGTATACAGAAATTGAATTAAATAAATCACCCACAACATTGATTATGGGAAAAAATGGATCGGGAAAATCTACTCTTTTAGATGCCCTTACATTTGCTCTATTTGGGGATGCTTTTAGAAATGTTAATATTCCTGCCCTCATAAATGATACGAATGAAAATGAAATGGAAGTTAATGTTGAATTCTCAATTGGTAGAACCAACTATAAGATCCGGCGTGGATTAAAGCCTCGCCTATTCGAAATCTTCATCAACAATATCCTATTAAATCAAGATTCAAAAGCCCGTGATTATCAGAAGCATTTAGAACAGAATATACTAAAGTTGAATAAGAAGTCATTCAACCAGGTTGTCGTTCTTGGTAGCGCATCATTCGTTCCTTTCATGCAATTGACTTGTGCTGACCGCAGATACATTATTGAAGATCTATTAGATATCCAGATCTTCTCGGCAATGAATTTGGCTCTCAAACAACGTGTTGCGGAGATGAAAGATGAATATATTTCAATTGCTAATGGAATTGAGATTCAAAACGAAAAGATCTCTCTTGTTAAAAGCTATTTGAAAAAATTGCGGTCGGATAGTGTCAATGCTATCGCCGAAAAGAAAACTATCATCGAAGATAATTTAGAACAAAAAGAAGCTGATAGAGAAGCTATTGATGAAATACGGCAAGAAATTGATGATTTATTAGCAACTATTACCGATCAACCGAAAATTCAAGATAATATCAGAAGATTGGAAACTTCGGAAGATAAATTGAAAGTTACGAAAACCAAAGCTGAAAAGGAACGCAAATTCTTTGAAAATAATAATGAATGTCCTACATGTAAACAAGGAATTGATGAAAATTTCAAAGAAGGAATGGTTACAACTAAAACAGCATTAGTTAAAGAAATTGAAACGGCATTAGAACAATTACAAACCGATTTGAATAAATCTGAAACAAGATTGGAAGAGATTGTTAATATCGTTAAAGTTACGGAAATTAAATCTCAGGAAATTAGTAACCTTAAAAATTCTATTCACGCAATCGATAATTTCATTTCTAAAGTCAAAAAAGAAATTGAAGATCTCCAAGAACGTGATGGAGATACTGGTGATCAGGAAAAGAAGTTAAAAAATCTTCAAGATGAATTAGAAATATTAATTGAACAAAGAGAGACGATTACATCCAGAAAACACTATTTAGATATCGTTTCGATCATGTTGAAGGATAGTGGTATCAAAACTAAGATCATTCGTCAATATTTACCGATTATCAATAAATATGTTAACCGATATCTTAGTGCGATGGATTTCTTCGCTAACTTCAATTTGGATGAAAATTTCAAAGAAATCATTCATATTCGTGGGAGTAAAGAAAGAACGTATTACCAATTATCTGAGGGACAAAAACTTCGGATAGATTTAGCTATATTATTTACATGGCGAGAAGTAGCTAAACTAAAAAATAGTGCCAATACTAACCTTCTCCTAATGGATGAAATATTCGAGAGCAGCCTTGACCCGACAGGTGTAGAAGATTTCCTTAAGTTAATACAAAATCTAAGTAGAGATATTAATATCTTTATAATAAGTCCTCAGGGAGATCAACTTATCGATAAATTCAATAATGTAATTAAGTTTACCGAATCTCAAGGTTTCTCTGTAATGGAGCAGAACTAATGAATACCAGAAACGAACAATATTTTATGGATCGTATCAGAATATATGAAATGCTGACAAAGGAAGAACAATATGCTTCAGGTTGGGGAGAACCTGAATATGGGGAAGATAAAACTCATCCAGTATTTCCTGAACATGCTGTAAGTTCTGAAACAGGTCAACCTTTCTCCCTAATTGAATGGATCAATTTTACTCAGAAATATTTGGATGAAGCAAGATTAGCCGAAAGTAATTATTGTCCTGATACTGCATCCGTTCGAATTAGAGTTTTGAAAGCTGCATCTTTATTGGTTACGGCTTTGCAAGTACATGGTAAACTTGAGGATTATAAAAACCTTGCGGGTGTGAGTAGTACCAATTATCCTATAAACCATGGGGGATTAGCAGTTTTAAAAGACTTGCAATCCTAGTTCGTTTGTGCTATAATAGTATTATATGCATGTTCATCACATTCAACCGAAATATTTAATTGGGGAAGATAATTCACCATATAATCTTACTCCTCCTATTTCGGTTGCAATGCACGCGGCTTTACATAAAGATCTATTCGAACATTTCGGTAATCCTGAAGATGAATTTGCATATAAAGGATTATTGGGTGAATCTCTCAGAGGTATTAGACATACTCCAGAAATGAGGAAGAAAATGTCTGAATCTCATTTAGGTAAATCTTCTGGAATGAAAGGTAAGAAGCATTCCAAAGAAACTAAAGAACAGATGTCCAAAACTCATACCGGAATGATTTGTTCTGAAGAATCTAAACAGAAGGTTACTAATTCCAAATTAGGAAAGAAACGTAAACCATTTTCTGATGAATGGAAAAAGAAAATGAGTGACGCCCATAAGGCTAGAAAACGTAAGCCTATGTCCGAAGAAACAAAAAAGAAAATCTCTGAATCTACTAAAGGACGAATTCCTTGGAACAAAAAGAAATAAAATATTATTATGATAGAAATGCTTACATTATTGATAATACTTCAATTAATGTAACTTTTGAAGAATTACTGTTGATGCATTCCAAGGATTTTGAAATTTGGGTTACTAACATGCGTTCTGAAGTATTGCGCGTATGGGATACCTATGGAATTCCACCTTTAGCTGGATTAACAGAATATGATATGTGTGAGGAGTTTCGAAAAATGAGTGGAACTCCTGGCGTAACAATTTCATTACACAAAGCAAAATCTGGTGGTACAAAACCATACATAGATCAATTAGATGGAAAAGCTAATGTAATCATCAATGACGGTTATATGGGTTCGTGTGTGAATCAATTCTTTCCAACTATGATGCGTGCAAAGATAAATTACCAGACGAAGGTCACGGAGGAAGGATCATTTAAAGGATATGCTGTTTATGATCTTTTTGCTAATGACAAGTACCTTACTAGAATGATTAAAAGTGGCCGGCGACACTTTAAAAAAGATTCTTTTTATAGATATTCTTGTTCTATTCCTGCTAATTCTAGTTTAGGATTAATTCCAGCAGATACAGGAAAACAATGGGTACAACTTTTCAAACAAGATTTCATAAAGTTTGCTGATTATGGTTATTGGTTGAGTCGAGTAGAACCACCAGAAGATGGAGAAGTTGGTAGCGGTTATACTTCTGTTGATGCCTCTAAGTTCCTCTGGTTGAGTAAAGCCGAGATCATTGAATTAGTTCATTTAGGAATAGTTGGAAGAGAAAATCTAACAAACCTAATATCATTTAATACTGATTTGGATGAAATAGGAAGAAGTGGTTCATTTTTAGAAAATACTTTAGGAACGCTTGCTACTGAATTAAAAGATGATGAACAATACCATATTCGTTTCTATAAAAAATCTACTAGGATATTTCCTTTAGGATTTACAGCTTTTAAGATAGGATTTATCCAAGTAGCGGTAAACTTTCCCCCAATGATTGCGAAATATTTGTATGAAAAATATACCAACCATTGTAAGGAACAAAAAACAATAAACATTTATGACCCTTCGAGTGGATGGGGTGGACGTATTGTTGGGGCGATGACTGTATTGGATGATAGACACATTAATTATGTGGGAACTGATCCAAATACAGATAATTTCATTCCCGATTTAGGAATTACACGTTATGAGTATTTGGCTAATTTTGTCAATAACTCATTAAAGAGATTTGGTTATGAACCCCACACATATGAAGTTTTCCAACTCGGATCTGAAGTTATTGGAAAAGAAAAGCGATTTAAGAAATATAAGGGAAAACTCGATCTTGTGTTCACCTCACCTCCGTATTTTAATCGAGAAGGCTATTCAGAGGATGAAACTCAATCCTTAAAGAAGTTTCCTCAATATGATGCATGGAGAGAAGGATTCTTAAAGCCTACTCTTACGACAGCATACACTTATTTGAAACCAGACCGTTTCTTACTTTGGAACATTGCAGATATCAAAGTAGGTGAGCAATATTATCCTTTAGAACAAGATAGTAAGGATATTCTCGAAAAATTGGGCGCTGAATTTGTTGGTGTTGAAAAGATGGTTCTTGCTAACATGCCCGGTGCGAACCGTATAGGTGATGATGGAATGCCAACATGCAAGAATTTCTGCAAAGTGAACGGTAAGTTCCATAAGACTGAGTTAATCTTTGTATTCAGGAAACCAAAATGAAACCATTATTTGAAGGACTCGTATATAACGGTCCTGGTGTTTCACCACTTATAGCTCCATCTGAGCTAGTATTTTACCTACGCTATCGGTACCAATCAGAATACCAGATAGATCGTTGGGAAGATGAAGGCGGATCATGCCTGTAAATTATCACCAATGTTTATCGATTCAATATAAACATGGTATAGCTCCTAAGTTACCTTTTAATGTAGAAGATATTGAAGTTTGGTTAGCAATCAAAAATTTTCCTGAAAGAGTATTGTGTCCTTCAAGTCCTTATATGTGTCATAATGATAGGTGTGGTTGTAGACAAAATATAAAATATAGGAATGTGATAAGATAATGGAAGAATTTACATTTGAAATTGAAAAAATTGATATTGTATTCCGGCCAAAAAGGTTTCTGACTTGTATTGATTTCAAATGTCCTAGATGCCGAAAAGAAATATTACAAGGACCTTATATGAAACGTAGAGTAGGAAAACATTGGAAACTTCATACGGAGAAAAATAATGGAAGTACCTTTTAGTCAACAAGAAATTGATGCCATTAAACAACTGGCACAAATGATGGATGTTTCTCCCCATCAGGTAATCATTCAAGCCGTCAGAATGTACCAACTATACAAGATGGGTAAAGTACAATTACTTTTCCCAAGAGTTATAAGTGGTTGTAGTTATGAAGTGGTTGAAGACACTCCGGCACCAGAAGACATACCAATTGTTGCTCCAGTTTAAGAATTGAATTTTCTTTGGATTGCGTCGATAACAACAAAGGATCCGAAGAGTCCAAGAACGATAAGAACAGTCATACTAATATTTATGCCTAAAGCACTCATTTTAAAGGGTTTTCCACACAATGATGGATTTTACAACATATGAAGCAAGCAATGAGTTTTGATGATGTAATTTTAGTACCCAAGAGGACCTTTGGTGGTTCCAGATCTCAAGTAAATTTGAGTACCATTATTTGTGGAAGAGAAATGAAGATCCCTATTTTCTCTGCCAATATGTCTTCTGTTACAGAAGCCAAGATGGCTGTTGCTATGCGTAGGCATGGTGGTTTAGGTATTCTTCATCGCATGTGTTCAATTCATGAACAAGAAAGAATGTTAATTGAAATAAATGCTGGAATATCAGAGGCCGATGTTATACATACACCTGTTTATGTTTCTATTGAAGGAACTTTAAATGAAGCCATTGATAGAATTTTGGGCACATATCTTGAGAATCCTTATGGATATTGTATTGATATTGCCCATGCTGATTCTCCAGATGTAGAATTAACAGTTAAAGGTATCGTAGATCGTTATCCAAATCTTAATTTGATTATTGGTAACTATGCGACACCTGAAGGAATTCTCAATCTTATTAATTCGGTTCCTAAATTAGATCTTTCTAAAGTTGCATTTAAAGTAGGTATTGGTAGCGGTAGCCAATGTACAACACGAATAGTAACTGGTTGTGGATTACCTACTCTTGAAAGTATGTTTAGGATTAGAGAAAAATTAATTCCAACAATTACACTTATCGCTGATGGTGGATTTAAGAACTCTGGTGATATCGTAAAAGCTTTAGCTGCCGGAGCCAATGCTGTAATGTTAGGTAGTTTGCTTGCTGGAACCAAAGAAACACCAGGTAATGTAATCAAGACATCTTCCGGGTTATTTAAAGTATATCGCGGTTCGGCTTCATTTGGCCAGAAATTTGAAGTAGGAAAGAATGGTCATATTGAGGGAGAGGAAAGTCTTGTTCCTTATAAGAGCCAACTTACAACTACAATGACACAATTGATTGAAGGAATGAAATCTGGTTTCTCTTATTGTGGTGCGATGAATATTTTGGAACTTCAAGAGAATGCCGAATTTGTTCATATCACTAATTCGGGTTATAAAGAAGGAACTCCTTTCGGTTCTAAATAGTTTTGATGAAACTTTCAGGAATTTATATTATAATTAATACTAAGACTAATCATTTTTATATTGGTTCAGCCGTTAATTTCCAGAAACGATGGAATACACATAAAAGATTACTTAGAAAGAATGAACATCATTGTCAACATTTACAGAATTCTTGGAATATTGATGGAGAAAAATATTTTGAATTCTATGTAATAGAATATACAAAAGATAACTCAACGCTAATCGAATTAGAACAAAAATGGATTAATAAATTTTGGAATCAAGACGTTCTTTTTAATACCTGTCAATTCGCGTATTCCTCTAAAGGAAGAATACCTTGGAATAAAGGTAAAACCGGAGTTCAAGTTGCATGGAATAAAGGATTACATTGTTCTAAGGAAACCAAAAAGAAATTGTCTATTTTTAATTTGGGAAAGAAATTATCTCAAGAAACAAAAGATAAGATTTCTAAAACATCAAAAGGAAAAATTATTTCCGAAAAAACAAAAAAGAAAATATCAAAAGCCAAGAAAGGACATGAAGTTTCTTTAAAGACAAGAAAGAAAATTTCTAATACTTTAAAATGTAAAACTTGACATTATAGCCCAAACGTGCTATAATTGATTTGTGACTACAACCCCCGTCAACGTACAAGCGAAAAAGATGCTTGCCAAGATTTTGGCAACGGAAAATATTACCATTGTCCATGCAGGTGTCCGTACCGCTACCTTTGATTTGAAACGCCGGATACTTACTCTTCCAATTTGGAAGGATATGTCCGGTGATGTTTATGATTTACTATTGATGCATGAAGTTGCCCACGCATTATTTTCCTCTAATATAGGACCTCTACTTCTACCTGCTTGTGAAAAGATTGATCCAAAATTCCCTAAAGCTGCAAAGCGTTTTATTAATGTTGTCCTTGATGCTAAAGATGAACGTTTAATAAAAGCAACATATCCTGGTGGTAGAGGATCATTCATTCGTGGTTATGCTGAATTGATAGAACGCAATTTCTTCGGCACCAAAGATCAGGATATTAATGATTTTGGAATCGTTGATCGTCTTAATATGTATTTCAAGACAGGAAATTTAGATATTGAATTTTCAGATAAAGAAATGGATTTTATTCGTGAAATTGAAAAAGTTATGACGTTCGAAAAGGTTGTAAATATTTGCGAACGTCTTTACCAATATGCCAAGGAAGAACGAGATAGAAAAAAGGCTGAAGAGGAAGAAGACGGCGAAGATGAGTCCGAAGAAAAGAATCAAGATAGCACGGAACAGAAAAAGAATAAGAGTTCAAAGTCCAAAGAAGAGGACGATGAAGACGATGAACTAATAGATCCGGACGATGAATCTGGAGATGAATCAGGAGACGGTGAAGAAACCGACGAAGATTCAGGAGAAACTGAAGATGAAACCGATGAAGCCGGCGAAACCACTGAAGCCGAAGAAACCGACGAAGATGCTACGGACGATGAAGACGAAAAATCCTCTGAAACCGATAAAACCAAAACTACCGAAGATAACGTAGATGATTCTCCAATTGAATCGGTAACAGATAAAACTTGGGAAGAAACTCAAGAGGATCTCTGTGATCCTAATGCACGGCCAATATTATATTTGGGAATTCCTATACCTAAATTAAATAAAATTATTGTCCCGTATAAAACAGTACATGAAGAGATTCGTAAGTTTTATACTTCTGGAGAAATTATCAAGCAACATACTATTGAATTTGATCGATTTAAACAAGAAAATAAACCGGTTGTCGATTGGTTGATTAAAGAATTTGAATTACATAAATCTGCCGATCAATATGCCAGAACAAAGACGGCAAAAACTGGTATATTAAATCTCAATCGTTTGAGTCAATATAAGTTTTCTGATGATATGATGTTAAAGGTATCTGCTATTACGGGCGGGCAAAATCATGCGTTAGAGATCTTTATTGATTGGAGTGGTTCTATGAATAGTCATGTTTTGGGAACTATTCATCAGGTAATTAATCTTGCAACTTTTGCTCGTAAAGAACAAATACCTTTTAATGCATATACTTTTGGTTCTTTGTGCGTTCATTCTAAACAAAAGGATTATAGTTTTAGCCATGCTAATATGGATGAATTTGAACATCATCCTAATGATTTCGCATTCTTTGTTGGATTTAAATTAAGACAAATACTTTCTAATAAAATGTCAGCTTCAGAATTTAATGAAGCTTGCGTTAATTTATTAATGTTGGCATCTGGTGCTACGAGAGGATATAGTACAAATAGATTTATTTGTAATATGCCTGGTCTTCCTAAAAATGATTGTATGGGTGGAACACCATTGAATGAGGCAATGACAGCGGCATCATATATTGTTGATGAATTACGCCTTAAATCTAATATACAAATTGTGAATGTTATTTTCATTACTGATGGTGAAGCTACTACAGATGGAAGATATGTTCGAAATGAATTTGGTGATTGTAGTACAATTGACTATGGAAAAGAAGATGTATTTTTAAGAGATACAAATACACATATAGATTATCCATTAGGTAATGATGGTATAGAGAATACACGTCAATTTATTAATATATTGCGAAACCGAACCAAAGTTAATGTTATTGGGTTTTTCATTTCTGGAGATAAAGAAGATAAAATAGATGAAACTATTTCCAAATATTGTCATACTCGTTGGTTAAAAACTGAAGAGAAGGAAAAACTTCATAAGGAATTAATAGATAATAATTTTATTTTGGTAAAAGATATGGGTTATAGTGAATTCTATTTGATACCTGGAGGAAGTAAATTACGAATTAATCTTCCTAGAACACAATTGAATCCTATGATGAGTACCCACCAGATGGTTACAGCAATGACTCAACATGGTTTAGAACAACGAAAACAAAGGGTAGTTTTAACCAGATTCATTAAGTTGATATCCTAGCCAAATATTTCTTGACTTTTGGCTTGATATAATGTATAATAGTAAAGTGTGATTAAACATAGCAATTGAGGTATTTAATAAATGGCTAAAGATAAAGTAATAGACCGAAATCATCCAAAGAGTCTTACGACAGAACAAAGGCTTTATTTGGATCAATTGGTTACACGATTCGGACCAGATGTTTCGATGGTTAAACGTGCGGATCTAAAGAAGGCTACACAAGAGATTTTGAAGATTAAAGCAGCACCAGATTGGATTACTCGTAATTTGAAGTGCCGGTGCGAACATAAACGGGGACGTTATGATCTTAGTGTCCTTCTTAAGCTACCTGTGGTTGCTTTTGCTGATACCACGGTAGAAAAGAAACCCAAGAAGGTTAAGGTTCCTAAGGTAGCAAAAACTCCTAAAGTTACTGTTGCTGAAGTTTTGGACCTTCCTGTTATACCTGAAGTTCTGGATGGTATTCCTTTGAATCCTCCAACCGTAAAGAAACCCCGCAAAACAAAGACCGTAGTTCCTCCTGTAGAACCTGTAGTTTAATTTTCTTGGTGGGTAAATGACAAAAACCGAAAAAACAAATAATTTTGTAAAAGCAGTACAACAACAATTTGGACAAACAAGAGTTTTCGTTACCCGCCAAGAAATTAAAACACTCAAGAAACAAGGAATACCTGTTCCATCAAATATCAATAAAGATACTATTAGTAGAGGGGTTTATAGATTACCTACAATAACCGTAATAAATCAAAAAATTCTGGCCGCACCTAAACCAGAAAAATTTATTATTCCTAAAAATATATGTACAGTTCCACAAGAGGGACTTATTCCTGGTTTAGATCCAACATTTGTACCTTTTGGTGCTTATTGGGATACAAAATCTATTATTGAAAGCGGAGTATTTCTTCCTATCTATTTGGTTGGACCAACAAGATCAGGAAAAACATTGATTCCTATTCAGATTTGTTCGGAACTTAAAAAGAATCTATATCGAGTAAATATCACTATTGAAACTGATGAAAGTGATTTGTTAGGTGGTTATAAACTTATCAATGGTGAAACTGTTTGGGAAGATGGACCAGCTATTAAAGCTGCCGAAGATCCTTCTGGTGGTCTTCTTTTGTTGGATGAGATTGATTTGGGTTCCAATAAACTTTTGTGTTTGCAGCCTCTTTTGGAAGGTAGTGGAATTTATATTAAGAAAATCAATCGTTGGGTTCGACCAGTTCAAGGGTTCAATATTATTGCTACTGCTAATACAAAAGGCCGCGGTAGTGAAGATGGTAAATATATTGGAGCTAATGTGATGAATGAGGCTATGTTAGAAAGATTCCCGATCACATATGAACAAGGATATGCTGAAAAGAAAGTTGAGATGAATATCCTCAAAAAGAATCTCAAACAGTATGAAGTAGAATCTCCAGAGTTTGTAGAGAAACTATGTCAGTGGGCACAAACCATACGAAAAACAAATGATAATGGTGGAGTAGACGAAACTATTAGTACTGGTCGTTTGGTTTATATTGTCAAAACATATATCATATTTGGTAGAAATCGCATGAAGGCAATTAAAGATAACATTGCTCGTTTTGATTTGAATACACAAACCAGTTTTTTGGATGCATACACCAAAATCGATGAACATGCTGTAGATGGACCCGATAATTTAGAACCAGTTGTAGTTGGTAATTCTGTTGTAAATCCTCCCTTAATAAAGAAACCTTGGTAGATATGCCTCATAAAACTAAAGAAGAGAAAAATATTTACCTTCGTAATTGGAGAAAACAAAATAAAGAACATTGTAATATTTTGGAACGTGAACGCCGATGGATAAGACATGGGGTAAAAGATTTTGAATATGATGATTATTTGGTTCTTTTGAAAAAACAAAAAGATAAATGTAAAATTTGTAAACAAATCATGCAAAGTCCTTGTGTAGACCATAATCATAAGACAGGAAAGGTTCGAGGACTATTATGTATCAAATGTAATGCGGCCTTAGGACATTTTGGTGATACTTTGGAAAAATTAATGAAAGGACCAATTAAATATCTACAAAATAATGATTAGTTGTTGACAATCGCTTATTTTCATGATATAATGATAATATGAGTAATGAATGGGTTGAACAAAACCCTCCAATTAAAAATGACCATCCTGCGGTATGGGATTTAGTTTTGAAAGATATGATGGGTGCCAAGTTTAATCACCCGACACAAGAAAAGATACATCACATTTTAATAGAACATATTAAAATTCGTGATTTCACTGGTGCCCAAAAATATGGTGTTAGACTTCAGGGATTCAATGGAAGAAATTCCTTACAGGATGCATATGAAGAGTTTTTGGATGCTGTAGTTTATTTACGGCAAGCATTGTATGAAGTAATGACCACAACGGTTATTGAAACTCCTGAATCTGAATTTTTCAGAGTAGGTATTTCGAGTCTTTATGCAATGTCTTTAGATGCCGCCCTTAGACTCTGCTTTATGATCGAGAAACGGAAAGAAAATGAAACAACCAATAAATCAATTTTGGTTTAAGGAAAATAATGTCAAGTTTACTAATAACACCAGCAACAATTGAGATTTTGAAAAACGCCGCGACGATTAACCAAACTCTTCTCTTTCCAAAAGGAAGTAATTTAGTTACTAGATCGGTTAAGAAACATACCTTTATGGAGGCTGTAGTTTCTGAGAAGTTCCCAAAGAGATTTACGATTTATGATTTGAACCAATTCTTGTCTGTGGTAACACAGTTTGAGAAGCCAACTCTTAATTTTGCCGACTCGGAAGAGTATGTTAAGTTGAGTGATGAAACCGGTGGGTTGTCAGTTAAATACCATTATGGTGATGAATCTCTCGCATATGTACCCGATCCCAAAAAGAAGATTGAATTGCCGAGCACAGAAGTAACATTGAAGTTGACCGAAAGTCAATTCCGTTCTATTACAAATATGGCTCGCACTTTAGGCACTCCAGAACTTGCTCTTGAAAGTGACGGAGAAACATTGAATTTGGTGACGATGGATAGTAAGAATTCAAGCACCAATACAACAAGTCTACCAATTGGTGAAGCACCTGATAAGACTCCATTTTCTTTTGTTTGGAAGATTGAGTATTTGAAGTTGATTCCTGGTACGTATGAAGTTGCTGTATGTAAGGCTGGTTTAAGTCGGTTCAAGCATTCGGAAGCAAAGATTACATATCATATTGTTTTGGAAGCAAATAGTTCAAAGTACGGGGACTAATTAGTCCTTGTGGGGATATCTACTAACGGTTAGGTGGTCGCCCTTTCAAGGCGGAGGTGTGGGTTCGAATCCCTCTATCCCTACCAAATTTAAATGAAATTACACATTCATCATATTCAACCGAAATATTTGATAGGAGAAGATAATTCACCAGATAATCTTACTCCTCCTATTTCGGTAGAGTTACATGCGGCTTTACATAAAGATCTGTATGACCATTATGGAAATACACAGGATTGGTTGGCATGGAAAGGTTTATTAGGAATTTCATTTAAAGGAATACAATTTACTCCTGAAGTTCGGAAGAAAATGAGTCTTATTCGTAAAGGAATAATTCTTTCTCAAGAAACAAAAAATAGAATTTCTAAATCTAAGTTGGGTTCGAAACATTCAAAAGAAACTTGTAAAAAGATGTCTGAAATACGTAAAGGTATTAAAGCTTCAGATGAAACAAAACGTAAATTATCTGAATCTCATAAAGGGCATATAACATCTAAAGAAACTAAAAAGAAAATTTCGGATGCTTGTAAAGGTAGAAAATTTTCGGAAGAAACAAAAAAGAAAATGTCAAAATCTAAAATAGGGAATCAAAATGCCAAAATCTCGAAATAGGCCCAATACAAAACTCCACTGTCAGCATTGTGGACAGAAGCGACAGATGATCCAATTTTTCGCTATCAATACAGAACAGAAAGATGGAGAGAAGAATGTATATCCTTTTAATCTCCGTCGTTTTCTTCAATTGATTAAATCGGAAACTATGATTCGTCTTCCGAAGTTCTATACCGGTGTATGTGGTATATGCTTCAAAGAAACCTATTATCAAGGTCAAAATCGCGGCAAGTCAGTAACAGTTATTCCTACTTAAATTGAAAACATTACATATTCATCATATTGAACCGAAATATTTAATTGGCGAAGATAATTCTCCTAATAATCTTACTCCTCCAATTTCATTGGAATTACATGCGGCATTACATAAAGATTTATTTAAACATTTTGGTAATACTGAAGATTTTATTGCTTGGAAATCTCTTTTAGGATTATCTTTACAAGGTATCACTTTTACTCCAGAAATTAGAAAGAAAATGTCGGAAGCGAGTATAGGAAGAAAGCATACCGAAAAATTTAAACAAGATTTAGCAATACGAAATTCACAAAGAATATGGAAAGATAGTTCTCGACAGAAAATTGGACAAGCACAACAAGGAAGAATACATACTGAGGAACACAATAAGAAAATTTCAGAAAATCATAAAGGTATGAAAGGCAAAAAACATTCCGAAGAATCTAAGAAGAAAATGTCGGAAGTTAAAAAAGGTAAAAAACTTTCTGAGGAAACTAAAAAGAAAATTGGAATTTCTTCAAGTAAGGCTCTCAAAGGACATAAAGTTTCTGAAGAAACAAAAATAAAAATTTCAAATTCTTGTAAAGGGCGAATTGCTTGGAATAAAGGTAAAAAGGAAAATATAGTATGATACGAGAGGAAATTTTGTGGGTTGAGAAATTTAGACCTCATAAGGTTAAAGATTGTGTTTTACCTGAATCATTAAGGAATATATTTCAATCATATATTGATAAAAATTTTATACCAAATATGATCCTTAGTGGTGGTCCAGGGATTGGTAAGACTTGTGTTTCTCGGGCTATCTGCGATGAATTAGATGTGGATATGTTGTATATAAATGCATCAGAGAATGGAAATATTGATACAATTAGAACAGATATCCGAGGTTTTGCCTCAACTATAAGTATGACTGGTGGGCGAAAAGTTGTACTTTTGGATGAAGCAGATGGAATATCCGGTATTGCCCAACAAGCATTACGAGGTTTCATTGAGGAATTTACGGGAAATTGTTCCTTCATTCTTACATGTAACTTTCAAAATCAAATTATCGAACCACTACATTCGAGGTGCCCCGTAATTGAATTCAAACCTACCAAGGAAGATAAGGTAGGAATGGCTAAGCAAATGCACATGCGGGCCGCTAATATTCTCACAAAGGAAAAGATTCCTTTTGATAATAAGGTTCTTGCTCAAATCATTATGCGTTACTTTCCAGATTTTCGAGAAACACTTGGAGTACTTCAGAAATATTCTATTGTAGGAAAGATTGATGAAGGTATTCTGACAAGTCTTACAGAACTTCCAATCAAAGCATTGGTTGATGCAATGAAGGTTAAGGACTTCAATAAAGTACGTAAGTGGGTAGCAGATAATAGTGATAGCGAACCTACGCGCATATATCGACAATTGTTTGATGCGATGAATAATGTGATAGTTCCTCAATCTATTCCTCAATTTGTTTTGATACTTGGTGATTATCTTGACCAAGCAGGTAGGAGTTTAGATCCTGAAATATGTCTTTTAGCTTTCTTAACCCAGGTTATGGCAGAAGAGAATATTGAATGGAAATAAAATTATCAGGACATGTAAAAGATATTACTAAAGAAACATTTGATTATTTGACAGTACTAAAACCAGTATATAAGAAAAACAGAACTTGGTATTGGAAAGTAAAATGTAAATGTGGTAATACTAAAATTGTTAGTGGAAATCATTTGAGAAATAGAAAAATAAAATCTTGTGGTTGTTATAATTCAGAATCTCACCAAACACATGGTTTAATGTGTGTACCAAAAGGAATGAGCCGTCATCCATTAGCTAATATTTGGAGAGGTATGATTTCTCGTTGTTGTGTTGAAACTTCAGCTAATTATCATTCTTATGGTGGAAGAGGAATAACAATCTGTAATAGATGGATGAATTTTCAAAACTTTATTGCTGATTTACCTAAAAGACCATCATTGAAACATACAATTGATAGGATCGAAAATGATGGTAATTATGAACCCAATAATGTTAAGTGGTCAACACCACATGAACAACACATGAATACTACAAGGAATGTAAAAAAGGAAATTTAATATGAACGAATTAGTTGATTTTATGTTAAAAGAAGAATATGATTTTGAATTGAAGAGTGAATCAGGTGGAGTTGCAGAACTTAATATTCCCTTGTTTGGTGGTCATCTTATACTGTTAGGTGACGGAACCTGGTCCTACGAAGAGGATTAAATGACCGAGAGACAACAAGTAATTGATGTAATGGATAGCATCATAGATTTATGGTATTACTATGAACATGATGTCCATTGTGAATTCGCTCAATGCGATGTTTGTACTTGTGGTTTGACACAAAAAAGAAACCGTTTGAGAGAAGTATATAATAGATTATGCCAGACCTCGGTCAATTCCTAAACACTATACATAAGAATAAGATTAACCTTATCGATAACTCAGACGACGATCCCCAAGTTGTCGAAAAGGATTATAAAAAACTGGCATATGTTATTAATCGTTGTTTGATGTATTTTCCTGACACTATACATTATGCACAGGAAATGAATAAGAGATCCTCTTTAGATGGTAAACCTCAGTTTCTTTTTTACTTATATGGTATTCCAAAAGGAAAAAGATTTGCAAAAGGAATGAAAGCCGAAAAGCCAGAAGATTTGGATGTAGTAAAAGAATACTATCAATATTCTACCAAGAAGGCTAAGAAAGCTTTACAGATTCTTTCTCCTGAAGATATTAGCTATATAAAGGAGAGGCTCCACCAAGGTGGACCCAGTAGAAAGAAAAGTAAAGAATCATGAGTTTATCAATTACTGAATTGATTGAAGTAAGGTTGGTGAAGGGGGATGATTTCCTCAAAGTGAGAGAAACACTAACTCGTATTGGAATTGCATCGCGTAAGGACCCCAAGCTATTTCAATCCGCACATATCTTGCATAAGCAAGGACATTATTATCTGGTACATTTTAAAGAAATGTTTGCCTTGGATGGCAAACCAACAAACTTTTCAGAGGAAGATATAGCACGTAGAAATACTATTGTTAATCTTTTAGCTGAATGGGGATTAGTAGAACTTGTAGATCCACAGAAATCAGCGGCACCAATCGCACCGATCAATACCATTAAAATCATTTCTTTTAAGGAAAAAGAGAAGTGGCTTCTGGTTCCTAAGTACAATATAGGACGTCCTAAAGGGGTACAATAGAAAAACATTCAGAATGACCTGTGAATTTCTTTTGAGGTTCGTATTTGAATTTTTTAAATTTTTTTATTTTTGATTGCTCTAAATGAAACGCCTCATAGAGAGGTAAATTTAGTTCTTTAATTATTTCTAAAGAATAAGGAAATTTACCTCGATATCTTTTTTGGATAGACATTTGAGTAATTCCGATTTTATAAAACTTTTCTTTAGAATTTTGGAATTGTAAAATATAAAATTTGGCAGGAACAGATTTCATTTGGGGTTTAAATAAGAAAAATTTTTCTGTATATTTTCCTGGTAATTTATCATAAGCACAAAGTTTACAACCCACACCAGAAAGATGGGAAGAAGGACATTGTTGAAATTCACCATGTAGTTTACAAATTATTGTAACTTTATCATGTATACCTGTATAGATTGTTTGAGAATAATCATATTTTGTTCCATGAATATTTTTACAATCCAATATAAATTGATTCGCAGTTTTGGTCGTACATTGTTTCCTACATTTAGGACATCCTTGTTTTAATGTTAAATGAGCATTTGGAATTTGAAAGAAAGAACCGTGTTGTGGACAAACTATTTCAACCTTAATAGTTGATCTCTTGTAAACAACATTATGATAACCATATTTGTTACCGTGAATAAGAATAGCCTCATTAATAAATTCTGTGGTTGTTTTTGTTTTTGGTGCCATATAACCTATATATAAAATTTAAGATTTAGAGGCGAAATATAATATGATGTTAGGCGGATCTACCCTTGGCTCTGTAGCACTTGGCGGCCAACTTAATAACGAAACTGAATTAGATGCAGTAACACCAGATGTAGTTGAATTAATTGAAAAGCAAAAGAGAGTTCCCGGACAATCGATGAAGAAGATTTATCATGGACGAGCCCAGGAATTTCTAACCAAAACAGAATCAGAAACAATTGTAGAAATGTCTGATAGACGTTTTACAAAAACTCCAACTGGTTGGAAATCTTCAAAAAGGGCATAATGAGTATTCATCCTATTTTTGCGTGGTATGATATTTGGGTCGGTCTTTTCATAGATTGGCCCAAACGTCGGTTATATTTCTTTCCTATACCAATGTTTGGTTTGTTGATTCAATTCAAGCAAAAAGAAATACCCACCCTTGACAATTTCTTTTGTTTATGATACAATAAAAAATATGAAAATTAGCGAAGCGGTTAGAATATTTTTCTCCGGTGAGAAATTGATTTTTGGATATTATAGACATATTGAGGTGAGGGATTTACTCCGTTCTTTAAAGAAAAGAACTAAAGATTATTCAGAATACGAACATTTCCGTAAACAATATTTGAAATTGTTTTAAAGGATATTATGATCGATAAAAGACATCCGAAAGATTACATAGGAGGAAAAGTATTAACTCGTTTTTTGGAATCTAAAGTTGGACAACCTTGGAATGATGTTTTTTCCGAAATTTGTAGTTTTGCCGATTATCGTTCAAAATCTGGTCGAGAACTCCGGAGACGCCTTAATTGGAATGTTTATATTCATGTTAAAATGGTAAATGGGGAACCATATGTTTCTGGGTGTTATAGTTCATATCCTATTCATGGATTATATGTGAATCCTGATACCGGTATTCTTTGTTTGAAAAATAATGTTCCTTATATTCCCAAACCCAAAAAACTCGAAAAGATCCTTTGGAAAGGTAATACATGGTTTGAACTCGAAACATTTGAACGTCCCGCTAAATGCGGTTGCGTGCATTTTAAACATCCTCTTATCGAAAAAAGAAATCGATGGAGTAGTTATCCAGAACAACCGGCAATCTGTATTCACGGCAATGAATCCAAAAAAGAAGATATTTGGTATGTTATTGAATATGATTTTCATTCTTTGGATGAGATCTACAAAACATATGTGGCTTACAATGAGTATGATTTGCTGCGCTATAATCTCAAAAAGGTTGGCGATATCAAGCATATTTATTACCGTGATGTTCCTGAAGTAGATCGTAGATTCGTTGTCCTAAAAAAACAGGCCAACCACAAAGAGTTAAAAGCCTTGAGAAAATTAATACTCACTAAATAAGATTAATGCAACATATTCACCATATTATTCCAAAACATATGACCGAGGGAGTTTATGATAATTCTCCAGATAATTTAACTCCACCTATTAGTGTTGCATTACATGCGGCTTTACATGAGGATTTATATAATGTCTTAGGAAAAACTCAGGATTTTATTGCTTGTAAAATGTTATTAGGACAATCTCTAAAAGGATGTATCTTTACTCCAGAAGTTTTGATTAAATTATCTAATGCAAGCAAAAATCGCTCAGAAGAAACCAAAAAGAAAATATCTATTGGTTTAAGTAAGGCCCTTAAAGGACACAAACATTCTGAAGAAACTAAGAAAAAGATATCACAGTCTCATCAAGGAAAAGTTTCCGGAAATAAGGGTCATAAACATACTGACGCATCAAAAAAGAAAATGTCAAATTCTTTAAAAGGAAAAATTCCATGGAATAAAGGAAAGATAAATATTTATTCCGATGAAACACTTTTAAAAATGTCGGAATCAAGAAAAGCACTTATTAAAGGTAAACAAATTGGCACGGCAAATAACTGATATTTTGGAGATAGAATTAGAAAATGACCGCTTCCGCGAAACTTTTCAAGTATTGAAGATGGAACTTCAGAGAATCCGAAGAGAGTATTTCCTTGGGGCTCTTTCTCTGAGTGAGATGGCAGTTGATGAAGTTGATGAGGAGTTAGAAACCTTATCATTGACAATTGAAAATATTCTATTTTAAGTTGGTAAAGATGTATCGCTTAACAGGTTTGTGGCTTTTTCGGTTTAAGGCCACAAATTTTGTTCTGAAACAGTCAAAACAGCATTCTAATAGACTTATCAGACCCCCAGCCTTGGGGTTTTGGTAGGGCTGGCTGCATTCTTTTAGCTTTACCGGGGTAAGATGCATGTTTGAGCATTAACCCATCAAAAAACAATCATATTTATTTTTAAAACAACTTGACTTTCCACTTGACATTTGCTATACTTACTGTGTAGCCTATGAATGAAATTATATAAAGGAAAGATAAAAGGTTGGACCTTTAAAAGGATATAATTATGAGTACTTTTACTTGCGAAGTAGTTCCCGTGATTCTTCAGAACCATCCAAATGCCGATTCACTTTCGATAGTTTCTGTTTTTGATTCATATTCTGTATGTGTCCGGACCGCCGATTGGGTTGGCGTTGATAAGGGTGTATTTCTTCCGCCCGATACCGTTGTTCCTGATACCGAACAATTCAAGTTCCTTGAAGGACATCTTCGAATCAAGGCTAAGAAGCTTCGCGGTGTAGAGAGTTATGGACTTTTGGTTCCTGTGCCTACCGGATTCCGAGTTTATGAAAATATTGAAATCGGAGAAGATCTAGCAGAACAAATGGGAATGCGGCATTACGAACCTGAATTGTCTGCCGAACTAAAGCAGAGAATGGGAGAACAAGGTGATCCACCTCCAATGAAAGGTTTCGATTATGATATGGAATCTTTTCAGAAGTTCGGTCATGAATTTGTTGATGGTGAGGAAATTGTTATCACCGAGAAGATTAACGGAACAAATGCTCGTTATACTTTCCAGAAAAATACCAATCCGGATGAACCAGAAGGATACCGTATGTATTGCGGTAGTCATCATGTTTGGAAGAAAGCTGGTGACAATCTGTATTGGAATGTTCTTAAGTATTTTCCGTGGGTTGAGGCATTTTGCCGTCTGAACCCAGATGTCATTTTATTTGGAGAGATTTTTGGTGCAGTACAACAAGGTTATAATTATGGTTCAACTTCGAGTAATCCTTACCAGTTTCGCGCTTTCGATATCTTCGCCCAAGGGCGTTTTCTGGATTACGATGATGCTTTGGGCGGTGCTAAGTCTGATTTCTTGGTTCCCGTCTTGTATCGTGGCCCGTTTTCTAATGCAGTAATTCAACAGTATATTTCTGGTCCATCTACGGTTGAAGGTTCGAACCATATCCGAGAGGGAATTGTCGTGAAGCCCGTTAGAGAAAGATATTCTCAAAGACTTCACGGAAGACTTATTCTTAAGTATGTTTCGTTAGATTATTTGGAAGGAAAAAAGAAGAAGTAGATTTCTAAATAATACTATGCCATCCAAAAAAGCTAAACTCGCTATCGCAGCCGTAAAATCTTCTATGCGTCATTGGACTTTTGAAGTCAAAGGAACATTTAATCCTAAAGGAACTTCTGATTTCATAGGAAAACTCAAAGATGATAAAGGTCGAGTAATAATGACAATTAAGGAAGATGATGACTTTAATCAACTTTCAAGACTTTTGAATACATCAAAGTACATGCGTGCCGCCAATGATATGAAAGGTTTGGCTGAATACGTTTGGGATAGAAATCTTGTTCTTATGGAAGAAGAAGAAAAAGAATCTTGGAAAAAGAAAAGAGTAATTCCTCTTAACATTTGTATGATACCTGTAGTATAAAGGAAAATGGAAGGTTGGTAGAGTTTGGTTTATTACACCGGGTTGCTAACCCGACGGTCCCTTTTAGGGACCCGTAGGTTCGAATCCTACACCTTCCGCCATAAACTATGATTAGTGAAGAAAGACAACTTTGTAAAGCATGTGCCACCGGTAATGAAAAACATACTCATACCGGAGATATGTATTCTTGTATTAAAGGAAGAGAAGAATATATACGACAATTAGATCCAAAAAACCAAATTCGTGCCATGATAATACATGAACGTTTATCTCAAGAAATGGCCGAATATATTGAAAAATTGTCGATTGCTAGAAAGCAAACTCCTTTAGAAATTGTTTTATCTGAAGGACTAACTTTCTTTAATAAATAATAACATGATGTTGAGCCGAAGAAATTTAGAAGTGGTTAGGACAATATCTTCGGTTCTCGCCGCATTATTTACGTTTTTAAGATTATTTCATTTTTAGGATGTATTGAATGAGTGTACAAAAGAAAGCAAGAGATTTACGAGTTGGAGATAAGATTCTTGGTGGAACTGTTTATTACATGGTTGAAAGTGTAAAAAATAGTTCGTTGACTGGTAGTTCTTATCCAGTTATTGTAGTCCGGGATTCTAATGGTGTTGTTAAGACCATTGAGACCGGAGCCAACGAAAAGTTCCAAGATCATATTTACGACGTAGAATAGTTTTAATGGAGAGGTGGCAGAGTCCGGTTTATTGCTTCGGTCCTGAAAACCGACGGCCCTGAAAGGGGTCCTTGGGTTCGAATCCCAACTTCTCCTCCATAAGGAATAAAATGACAGGTATTACAGCAGAAGAAAATTTCATAAGAATTAAAGTAGAAACACGATATGCTTTATCTATTTTGATAGGAGAATATAAGGCATTTGCTATTCAATATATTCGTCAAAATAATTTCCTAAATGCAGTAGCATGTATTGAACAAATTAAGATGTTGAGAGAAACATCCGAAAATCTTTAATGGTTCATCATACAAAAAATAAAGGAGATCTTGGTATATTAAAAGCCCAGTTAGATCTTTTCAAACAAGGATATAGTTTATATTTTCCTTTATCGGAACATGAACCTTTTGATATTGTAGCATATAAAGACCATAAATTTTTACGAATACAAGATAGTATGGGAATAACATTACGCATAACCGATACTAAAAATAATCAACATAAAAATGTTAAATTGTCAAAGGATTATAAGTTTTGCTCCTGTGACGCAACTGGATAGCGTGCCACTCCTCTAAAGTGGAAGTTGTAGGTTCGAATCCTACCAGGAGTACCAAATTTTTGCAATAGAAAGCTTGTCTCGGCAAGGCATAGTTGGTGCGGAATTGCCTTAACGCACTTTGCAAATGATACGATTCAAAATGTCGAAGGATTATGTCCTAATTGTCATTCCTTAACCGATACATGGCGGGGCCGAAATAACTCTTGACATTTATGGCCTCGTTTGTTATACTTTAAATATGACGACACATAATTCTGTAGCTAAAAGCGTAAGATTGAGAAAAGAACAAGAACCGGATAAGTATTGCTCAAATCCGAAATGTCTTTATCGCACAGATGAAGCTTTTTGTCCCAAACATATGAAGACCTATCATCCAGTGAAATTATGTGATATCAATGGTCAGAATTTTACTAGTATTGATTATTCTTTGGTTGGTGAAAAGGTAAGTAACATTCTTTAATTTTTGACCTGGTAGCTCAGTTGATAGAGCTTCCGGCTTTTAACCGGAGTGTCGTGGGTTTGATCCCCACCCGGGTCACCAAGTTATGGCGGTGAGATGTATGGTGCATGGGAGGCCTTATAATCCTCGTGTTCCCCAGATTAGGGACCTGGCTGGGTTCGAATCCCAGCACCGCCACCAAGTTTCTTATGTTTGAAAGGTTTTCTCTTTTTTCCTAATTTTGATAATCTCATTTTTTCTTTTGTTTCATCTGATAATTTTCTTCCAGATAAAGTTTTAGAAATTTTATTTTTTGTTTCTTGACTCATTGTAGAGGATTTGGAATTTGGTCCTCTTGGTCCTCTAGGTTTTGATTTACCTAAATGTGCTTGCCGAATTTTTTCTTTTGTTTCTTCGGAACGAGGACCTCTAGGTTTTACAAGTAAATAAGGACCGCGTTTTTTCCCTAAATGAGAAAGAGACATTTGTTTTTTACTAGATTCACTTACGACATGTCCTATAGTTCCTTCTCCACCAAATGTCATGTTATAACCAAATCCTTCTTTAAAATGAGTATTATAAAGCCGTATGAAGTATTCTTCCATAATATTTAGAGTATAATCTATATCCTTCGAGCAATAAATAATTTCTATTTTAAAAGATTCTGGACCATATTTTCTGATAGCTTTATGTAGATAAAAATTATCTTTATTTAATTTGGAATCTCTTAAATGTTTATCAAATCTAACTTGTGGCTCTTTAGAAAATCCAATATATGATTTATTTGGAATTATTGATGTATTTTGTATTCGGTAAATATAATAAACATTTTCTTTCATACAAATATTTAGCTTGACTAATGATAATTTCTCTGATATACTGAAATAGTAGAACATAGAATTTCTATGAATCTATGAAATTTACCTATTAAAAGGAAAAAAAAAAATGATTAAATTTACAACGATGAGTTTGGGAAATGTAGTTCTGAAGTTCCGGCATAATTTGCCTCAGGTTTCTGTTCCTTCAAGGAATAACAGTCTGAAGGCGATGGTTGATGGAATCAAGATGACGCAAGGTAGCACCACTTGTGAAGTCCAGATTGATGTTCTTTATGGATATGCTGCGTATCAGTATTTCGGTACGGCATTTACTCATCCGAACGATATGTACAAAAAGGAAACTGGCCGTCTTCTTTCTTTGACTCGGGCGGTTGAATATGCTGTAAAAGATGGCACTATCAGTGAAGCTGATGGACGTTCTATCATGTCTGGTTATTATTCAAGGTAAGTAGTATAGTGGTCCCGAAGGACCACAGGAGTAATATATGATAAATAGTATTTCAAGAGTTATTGCGGGCAAATTGAGCCGGTGGCACATGGCGGCCTCATAAGCCGTAACTAGGATGGGTTCGACTCCCTCGCCCGCAACCAATTATACGTCCGTAAGCGGCACCGTAACGAAGCGGGAGGCTGAATAAGGATCATAACCTTTCGGGCGTACCAATTTCGCCGCGAGTAGTTCAGTTGGTAGATCATTCGATCTTTCATGGTCGGAAGCGCGTGGGTTCGAATCCCGCCTTGTGGCGAAACAATTTTACGTACAAATAATGGATGGAACAAATGACACCGAACAAAAGCCATCTAAACAATCCTTTCGGTGGTAGTATTAGGGGTACGTAAATAGTTCTTGACATCCAGTTGTGAAACTGATATAATAGTAAAGATTGAAGAAGTTACGAGAATATACTATGAATATTAAAAGGGCAGTCCAGATTCTAGCAAAGTTTTTCGCGGTCAATGCAGATATTTTTGTACCGCTTTCTTCGGCTACCATTATTGATTGGGCCGGACAAGTACAGGAAGGTCAAGTACGTGATATGCCGGCTCCTGGAACATATCGTTTGACCCAACAGCAACAGGCTTTTTTGATCGGTGAGATTAAGGCATTTTAATTATGGCAATGCATAAGTGTGTTAATAGTAACATATGTGGTCGTCAGGCATCGGGACGTAATCTTTTCTGTTTCGAAGATTGGTGTCGTATTCCTGAAGGACATCAGATTGAAATTCGCAAGGATACCGAGAAGGGTGAACATACCTTGAAGGCCAGTCCTTCGCGTGAGTGGTTGGCTCGTGCGTTTCGTTATCTCAACGAAAAGCGTACCGCTCCAGTTCAAGTTGATAACGGCGTAATTTAGCCTAAAGGTAATTAGAGAAGAAAGACCATTTTAGATATGTGTGTTCGTCTAGAGGATAGGACGACTCCCTTGAAAGGAGTAAACATGGGTTCGAATCCCATACAGACTAATTCTAACGGGAACAATTGTATATCGGTGCACACGATATCTAGTGAAATCCTTCTCTACCGGTTTTAAATGGGCTGTTAGCTCAGTTGGGAGAGCGCCTGATTTGCACTCAGGAGGTCGTCGGTTCGAACCCGTCATGGTCCACCAAAAGTTTATAAAAGATTCTCAAGTCAGTACCGTTTATCTTGTAGGCGTTGCAACCAAGAGGTAAACAACATCTGACCTAGTTTAAGGGGACATTATCTTCCTCCCTAAGTTAAAACGTCAAAGTGCGGCCTTATAGATAACGGTCCGTACACGGGCTAGAACATGCATTCCGAGTTAGTCATGTGATGAGAAAGGAGTAGTTTATGAAAATGGTTCCATGTAGTTATGCAAATTGTGGGGATCGTAGAATACATTGGTGTCAACCAGATGTTCCTCGAGGAACCCAAATGATTCAAGTTGAGGACGATCATACCGGACCAATGTATTGCTCTTTTGAGTGTGCTATGTATGACGGTGCATATAGCCTTAAAGAAGGATGGATTAAGAAACCTTAGGATGTGTTAATTAACCATCGTATGCCGATCGGCTAGGCGCTAGCCTGCAAAGCTAGTTTGCTGGGTTCGATTCCCAGACGGTGGTCCAAATTTACGGTTGATGTGAGAACTATTATGGTAAAGAAAACAGCAGAACAATGGAAAGATGACGTTTTGGACTTGCGTGCGGAATTGCGCCAATCTCGGCGTGATAATCTACAGCTAGAAGCAGACAAGCTAGACCTTCAGGAACAGCTTGAGAATGTTGAAACCGGGGATAATTCAGAAGTCGAATATCTTGAGGAACAGGTTTCGGAACTTGAAGCAGAAGTTGAGCGCCTTACGGATGATAATTTTGATCTCGCAAATAACGAGACTTTGGTTGAAGGTTTGGAATCCGATCTTAAGTATGAGGAAGAGCGCAATACGGAACTTCAGGAAGATCTTGATGGTCTTCAGGAAGAGCTTGACAATACCCGTGAGGAAGCTGATGGTCTTCGTGAGGAATTGTCTTCGGTAGAAGATCGCATTGTGGATCTTGAGCAAGAGATTTCCGATATGCAAGTTGAGTTGGATGAGAAGGACGAACGTCTCAATGATCTTGAAGAGGAAAATGATGAGGTTGTTAATGAGCTAAGAGCCGAGCTAGACCAGGCACTTGACGACCTAAGTGAAGCCCAGAACGATACTTCAGAAGTTGATGAAGCCAATGAAGAGATCGAAGGTCTCCGTGAAGAGTTGTATGAAGCACTCGATACCATCTTTGACCTCGAAGAGAAGATTGAGAATTTGGATGAAGTCGAAGCCGAAAACTCAGAGCTTCGCGTCCAAGTTGACGACCTACAAGAGGAAGTTGACGACCTACGTGGTAATTCGTTCTAAAAGTAGTATCAAGGCCCTACGGGGCCTTTCGGAGTAGTTAATTAAATTTACTAAATAATTTAAAATGTAGCGTTGGCAGAGCGGCTGAATGCGACAGGCTGTAAACCTGTTCCCCCAAAAAGGCACGGTGGTTCAAATCCATCACGCTACACCAAGTTTTGGGTTATAAGTGTAATTGGTTAGCACGGCAGATTGTGACTCTGTAAGGGCGATGTTCAAATCATCCATAACCCTCCATATTGTAACGAGTTTGGCTCCTTGGTGGAATTGGTAGACCAAGTGGACTCAAAATCCACTGTCCTTCGGGGCGTATCGGTTCGAGTCCGATAGGAGCCACCATTTATTTTAATGACCATCCATTTGTATGATTGGTTTCGTATAATTTTCGTCCAGGAATTTTTTGTTCTTTACAAAACTGTAGTAAAGATTTTAAACCCAATATATTGAATATTTCTCCTAATGGTGAAATGATATTATATATTTTGGATCGTCTCATATTAGATTCTTTGGAATGTTTTGTTCCTAACATAGATTTTCTTTGTTTTTCTTTTTGATTTTCGGAAATTGGTATTCCTTTTTTCCAAGAACCGCCATTATTTTGTATATGTTCTTTAATTGAAATTGATTGTTGTTTTTTAGATTCTTCGGAACGAATTTTTCCTTTATTAGCATCCGAAAGTTTTTTTCGGTGTTCTTTGGATGGAGTTCCAGGGGCACCCTCCCCACCAGGTCTTATATTATAACCTGAATTTTTGGAATTATATAACCTTATAAAATAAGGTTCCATTTCTTTAAGTGTATGATCTTTAGATAAACTGCAATAAATGGTTTCTATTGAGAAATTTTCTGGACCATATTTGTTGATTGCCGAATATAATTTTGTTTTATTTGGAAAAATTTTAGAACATGAAATATGTTGTTTCCATCTGCGTTGAATAGAACCACCTGTATAACCAATATAAACTTTATTGTTGAACTTATTCGTTATTTTATAAATGTAATAAATATTACTTTGCATGGTAGTATTTATATGGAGTGTAATTCTGGTGCCTTATTACGAATACGAATGTAAAGAATGTGGCGCATGTTTTGATGTGTTCCAACATATGGATGATGCACCCTTAAAAAATCATTCAGAAATGATAGATGATTTGAGTAAAGATTGCAATTATTATCCCCACAATAAAGATTGTGGTGGTCTTTTAGAAAAAAAGATTTCGGCGCCGATGTTGCGGTTTGTTGGTCCGGGATTTTTCGTAAACGATTATAAAAAGAAGTAAAGTTTCGTGCCAGGTTCCCATAGTGGTCGATTGGGTCGGCTTTGTAATCCGAAGGAGAAATCCCACGTTGGTCCGAATCCAACACCTGGCTCCATAAATTATGAAAATAGGAACAGAAAAAACTTATAGAATTACAAAAGAAATTTGTAATGTTTGTGATGGTACTATTGGAGATACTGGTCTTTGTGATTGGCAATGTCCTATGGATGGAGAATTAGCTCGTTTTCGTTCAAAAGGAAAAATAAAAATACAAACATTTCAAAGAACCGATATATTAATTTCGGAGGAAATTAAATGATGGATGATGAAATGGTTTTACTTCCACTTCCTATGGAAGGATGGATAGTATCCATGGCCGGAGCCGACGAAGAGGGAACACTTATTACATTCACTAATGGATATGTTCTGCGTATTAATGGTGATTGGATTTTAGAATCATAAATAGAATTGCGTGGGTTATCCAGCGCACATTAGCGTATCTCTTGAGCAAGGATACGACCTCCTTAATACGGTCCGCTGCGTGAGCATCTGATCCACTGGGTAATAAATGGCGGTACAGTTATTTTTCTGTACCGCCTTTTTTAGGCCTTGACAAACTTAGTAAAAACTGATACAATCATAATATGAGATACAAACACGTATTAGTTATTGAAATCGAAACGCAGTTTCCTGAAGAACCCAAACCTCTGGAACATTTGATTCAATCTGTTATTGGGCCGTGGTGTCTTAAGGTTGAAGCGAGAACTATTAATATTCCAATTAAGGAAACCGAGTAAATGAAATTTCCTATTCTCTATCATAAAGGTAAAACCGGTGCTCTGGTTCAATGGACAGTTTGGACCGAGAGTAATATTATTTTTGCAGAACATGGTCAGGTAGGCGGTAAATTACAGATCACACCCGGCATCGAATGTTCCGGAAAGAATATAGGTAAATCTAACGAGACTACTCCAGAACAGCAAGCTATTGCAGAAGCAAAGGCAATGTGGACCTTTAAAGTGGAGCGTAAGTATTCAGAAACAAAAGAAGACGCACAAGAGGAAGTATTTCTTCCGATGCTTGCTGGAAAATTTACAACAAGAAAAAATAAGATTATCTATCCTGTGTCTGTTCAACGAAAAATTGATGGACTACGGTGTGTTGCATCTTGGTCGGGAGATAATATTCGGTTGATGAGTAGGTCTGGTAAAGACTTGAATCTTCCTCATATTCAAAAAGAATTGGAATCTTTTTTACCAAGGGAAGTTGTTTTGGATGGGGAATTATATACACATGGAATTCCATTCCAAACAGTTACTTCTTGGATAAAAAAGTTGCAACCCGAATCGCAAAATATACGTTATTTGGTTTATGATTGCCCTGAATATTGTGGAGTATCTAAAGTGTGGATGGATAGATTAAAAGATCTGAAAATATTATTCGTTAATAAACATAAAAATATTGACTTGTTAGAAACCCACACGGCTCGTAATGAAGAGGAAGTCCAAAATTTACAAAAACAATTTGTTCAGGAAGGATACGAAGGTGCCATTATTCGTATCAATACAGGACAATACTTGTATGGATTTAGAAGTAATGATTTACTTAAATTAAAAGATTTTGATGATGCTGAATTTAAAGTTGTGGGGTTTGAAAAAGGAATAGGTAAATTTGAAAATGTTCCTATTTTTGTTTGTGAAACAAAAGAAGGTAAAACATTCAAAGTAACACCAAAAGGGACTCAAGACTACCGAGAAAAACTTCTTAAAAATATAAAGAAATTTATCGGAAAACAATTGACTGTAAGATATTTTGGGGTTTCGCAAGATTTGATTCCTAGATTTCCGGTAGGTATAAGTTTCAGGGAATCATTTGATATTTAATTGATAACGTCTTTTTTGGCTTTCTGATATCTTTCTTTTGGTTTCATCGGAATGATGTTTGTCTTTAAAAGGATTTTTGTTTCCAGAAACATCTGCGTGATTTTTAGAAATTTTATTTTTGGTTTCTTCCGAAATAAATTTACCTTTTTCGGATTCAGAGATTTTCTTTTTATGTTCTTCGGTAAATTTTATTCCTTTTCGAGGAGAAGCCATTTTATTTTTTGATTCTTCGGAATGTTTTCTTCCGTACATTGGATGATTTTTCTTAGAATTTAAAGTACAATGTTTTTGTTTAATGCGTTCAAACATTTTGGAGTTTACTATTCGTTTCTGTTTTCTTGTAACCTGTCCCATTCTAAGGAATGCGTAGTACATTTTTCCTAGTAATTTTCCGGTTACCATCTTGAGTAATAAATGATGACAGACCCAATGTTCCTTAAAAGTCAGAATTACGGTATCCATACCACCAGCACACTTTGGAATAATATGGTGTTTCTCTGTATATTCGGATGGTTTTGGTCTTTCCTTAGCTCTAGCAATAATCTGGTAGTAGGTCTTGGTGTACTTGTTTCTTTTAAAAATTGACATTTACATATATTTATGTTATACTATAAATAGTATTATGAAAACCTATAAAGAAATTTGTCGAGAAGCGTATCAAGCGGAAACTCTCAATTCCTATGGTTATCATGGACCCTTTAGAGGAGTAGACGGACATAATTCGTTTATTGATGATGATAAAACCATTCTTGTTGATCTTGGGGGAAATGAATGGCATTATATTTTTGATGAGATTGTCCGGGAAGTAGGAAAATTAGATGATGATTCTCTTTCAAATTTTCTGGCCGGTAAACCAAATGTGTCGGAAGATAAGGAATTAGAAAAAGCAAAGATTTATGAACCAGGAGAAGGTTCACAATCTATAACGGAGAAACATTAAGGGGATCGTTCAGCGGTCTAGGACCTCAGTCTTTGAAGCTGAGTACAGTAGTTCAAATCTACTTCCCCTTGCCATTTTGTGGGTCGTTCAAGTGAAAGGACGGCGTAGCGCAACGTTATACCAAAGCGGTGAGTAGAACTATACAGAAGGTTACATTCAGGCAAGGCTTGCCCTCTACGCTGATAATGTTCTGTCCCTAGGAGGTAACGATACCCGGACACATGGTCCCACAAATTAGCGGCTGTGGTGTTTAATGGCTAGCATCTTTGGCTTCCACCCAAAAGGTGAGCGTTCGAATCGCTCCATGGCCACCATAAATTTGTGTAAGGATTAATTATGATAATTGAAACTCCTTTTAAAGTGAATGAAACAAAAGATGGAAAGACAGAACAAATTGCCGAATTTTCGACATATCAGAAAGCTTGTCTGTATGTAGAACAACTTGAACCACCAAGGATGGTTGATTGTTCTGTTTCGGAAGAGAAAGTTACTCCCGAAAATAAACCTTTGTGGGATGTTATTCAGGGAAAATAATATGAAAGCATTAGATTTTTTTAAACGTGAAATTATTGTTGGAGACTTTGTTGCCAAGGCTTCTTTGTCGCATAAGTCAGCCCATATGGTTATTGGAAAAGTAACAAGCGTATCCGAAAAGGGAAATGTTACTATCGATAAAGGAAAAGCCGAATACAATTGGCAAAAGAGAATTATTAGTTATAGTGGTAATAATCTTGTAATTCTTCAACCAGTTAATCTTCCTGAATCATTTTTGAATCTGTTTGTATAAATAATTTTAATGCCTCTGTAGCACATATGGTAGTGCGCCGGTCTGAAAAGCCGAACAAGAAGAGTCGGACACTTCCGGGGGCGCCAATTTAATTTGGGAGACAGGCTCGATAGGAAGAGCACCGGACTCCAAACCCGGTATTACAGAGTTCGAATCTCTGGTCTCCCGCCAATAACATACACAAATTGAAACAAGAAACGGATCATAAATAGTAGTATGGCAACAATAATAGAAGCACCGAACGTATTCGGTTCCGACAACAACCCATCCTTAAATTTTACCATCTTTCTTGCTGGATCGATTGAAGGTGGTAAAGCAGAGAATTGGCAAAAACGTTTATCTGAAAATTTGAATCGTTTCGATAATATCCTCATTTTGAATCCCCGCCGTAGCCATTGGTCAGATCTAGAAGTCAGACAATTAAGAAAACAGATTATTTGGGAACAAGAGGGGATTAAAATCTCCGATCTTGTCGTTTTCTATTTTGACCCTACAACAAAAAGCCCAATCAGTTTAATGGAATTAGGACAGTGTATGGGTGCTCGTAAGAAGGTCATCGTTTATTGTCCACCAACATTTTTTCGATATACTAATGTTGAGACTACCATGAACATGAGCAACTATACTAAACCACATTCCGACTATCAAGAATTTGTAGCGGAAATTGTTTCAATGATATCGAGGTATGCATGACCGCTCTAACATTAGCGAATTACAAAACACAAGTTACTGATTATCCTGGAACAGTAATCTTATTCTTTCACGCGCCATGGGATACTCCTGGTTTGAAAACTGCAAAATTCTTACGGTCAGAAGGGCTCATACCTCAAGAACCAAAAATATTTTCTGTAGATTATGATACTGAAAGAGAATTGGTCCAAAAATTTTCTGTTAGAGAATTACCACAAGTATTTTGTTTGAAATCTGGAGAAGTAATTGGACAAACAGATGTATGTGAAACAGTAGAACAACTAACGGCATTGAGGAATCAATAATGACATTTGAAAAATTCCTAACTTTATCCAAAGCTGTATTGTGTCTTTCTGTTGCCGCATCTGTTTTAGTAGTTCTTCCGTATATTGTCAATCAACAAATGACCAGATTGAATAATACAGCGGCACAAACAAAGACGGAAGCCATTGCTTTAGTGGATAGAAGAATGGACACACTTCAAGGTGGAGTAGATTCTTGGTTAAAAATTGCGGATCATCGTATAGCTTCATTAGAAACAAATACATATGGATTGCTTGGTTCCACACGTGTAGATATGTTTAGTGCGATAGCAGACATACGTAAAGATATGTTTGGTGCGCTTACAGAGACTCGTGTTGATGCGTTCACAAAGATTGATACTATAGCGTCAAATTTAGATAAACAATTAACAAAAACGAACGAATCCGTTTCGACATTAGTAACAGCATATGCGGATATTCCAACCACAGTTGGTGCCAGATTCGATAAACAGACAGATTGTGGACGTAATGCTTTATGTTGGCAAAATTTAACAACGGATACTTTGACTAATTTACGATTTACTGGACGTGATGTTAGCATGGCATCAAAGACATTTTCAGAAGGATTTCCTAAATTGATGACAGATGCCGAAGCTATAACTACCAATTTTGCTGGAATCACAAAGAACTTTAATAGACTAACAACACCAAAATGGTACGATAGATTATTTGGATATGCTATGAATGGAGCATTATTGTATAGTAGAATTAATCCAATTGGTAATATTGGAGTAACAGTAACACAAGCGATATCTTCTCAAAAATAAATACATATATAGGATGACTGATTGAATGACAATTATTGATAATGATTTGGTCCAAAATTCGAAAGAGGACAGACCAATGTTAGAACAGACTTCGTGGATAAAAATCAGCAATCAATGCCATTCTCTTGTTGATGAGGATTTTAAAGTCCTCGCATCAATTTATACCAGTTATTCTGAGGATGATGGTGATGAAAATCTTATTTGGGATGCTGAAATTGAAGGAGAAGAATTTGGTTCCTATGTTAGTTTGTATATGGCAAAATTGGCTATTCAAACAGCAATTTTTGAATGGGATATAAAAATTCAGGCTGAAGAAGCAAAGAAGAAAGTTGTTAAGAAAAAGAAAGTCGTTAAAAGACCGGTCAAGAAAATTCCTGTTAAGAAAGAAGTATTAAAAAATCAAAAGAAAAAATAATATGAAAACCAGTTTTAATGGAATTAACTTAATCAAACAGTTTGAAGGTTTGAGACTTAAAGCATACCAAGATGTTGTTGGTATTTGGACAATTGGTTTCGGCACAATTACCAATGTTAAACCTGGTGATGTTATTATGGAAGAAAAAGCTATTGAATTTCTTCAGCATGATTTAGAAAAATTCGAAGCCACAATTAACAAATACGTTACGGTACCAATTAATCAAAACCAATTCGACGCATTGGCATGTTTCTGTTACAATGTTGGATCTGGAGCATTTATGAAATCCACATTATTGAAATGTTTAAATGCTGGTGATATGATTGGCGCATCAAAACAGTTCTTGGCATGGAATAAAGCTGGTGGTAAAGTAGTTTCTGGATTGACGAAGAGACGGGCAGCCGAATCTAAATTATTTTTAACAACTTGACTTACCCAGTCAAGTGTGCTATACTTGTATCATAAGGGTTGAGTAATATAACACCGTAAGATTTGGATGCCAAGGTCCAAGTGATTCAACCCTTTATTCCTCCCAAACGATAAATTATGAGCCGCTTTTATACGAATTGCCAATGTATTGGAAATAATATCTTTCTCAAAGAAGTCGATAATGGAAAGAGAAAGAAATATAAAGTTGAATACAAACCAACTTTGTTTGTAAATGGTAACAAGAAAAGTAAGTGGCACACATTAGTCGGAGATCCCGTTGAACCTTTAGTTTTTGATTCGATTCGAGAAGCCCGCGACTTTGTTAAAACCAATAATGAAGTACCTGATTATCCTTTATATGGAAATACTCAATATCAATACGCATTTATTGCGGATACTTATCCTGAACATGAACTGACTTATGATCTTAAGGATATTAGAATCTTTACGATGGATATTGAGCATGAAAGTGAAACAAGTTTCGGACAGGATTCCGCAGAAAATGCATCAGAACGTATCAATGTTATAACTCTTAAAGATTTTAATAAGGATGTATACCACGTCTTTACTTTTATAGATGGTGGTATCTATCATAAAAATAATATTTATAATCCAACTTCAAACGTACATCATTATGAATGTGACTCTGAAGAGGAAATGCTTTTGAAGTTTCTTTCAATTTGGAATAAACTTGATATTGATATTCTCACTGGATGGAATGTAAGATTCTACGATATACCTTATATCTATAATCGCATAGTTCAATTGTTAGGAGAAAAGGATGCGAAGAAACTTTCTCCTTGGGGAATTGTTCAAGCCGAAACTGTGGTTTTCATGAATAAGGAAAGATCATGTTATGAACTTAAAGGCATATCTATTCTCGATTATCTTCAGTTATACAAAAAGAACATAGCAGATCCAAGAGAGAATTATAAATTAGACTATATCGCCAAAGAAGAATTAAAGGGAGAAGGAAAAGTAGATTGGCGTGATAAGTACGAAACTATGAAAGAATTTTATGAGGATGATTTTCAAGGATTCGTTGAATATAATATCCAAGATGTCAAGTTGCCAGATCTTTTGGAAAAGAAACTGAAACTTATCGAACAGACTGTTAATGTGGCATATATTGCCAAGGTCAATTATGTTGATGTATTGGCACAGACTCGTACATGGGATATGCTAATTTATAATTGGCTCAATGAAGAGAACATTGTAATTCCTCAAAAAGAAACTCAAGAGAAAAGTGAACAGTTTATTGGTGCATATGTAAAAGATCCCAAGCCAGGGATGTATCATAATGTTGTTTCCTTCGACGTTGCTTCTCTGTATCCAAATATTATTCGAGTTTTGAATATTGGTCCTGAATCTAAGAAAATGGAATTTGCTTGTAAATTAAAATCTGGTGATGTTCTTTCAGCCAACGATATATGGAAAACAACATTTCAAGTAGCTAAAAATAATAACTGTACTTTAGCATCAAATGGTATTTTCTATAGTAGAGAAAAAATGAGTTTCTATAGCCGAATGGTTGAAACTCTATTTACTAATCGTAAGAAATATCAAGCTACTATCCGTGAATCAAAGAAAGAATTGGAACATTGTACGGATACAAATAGAAAGATTGTATTAGCCAATATTATTTCCTCATTAGATGTAAAGCAGAAAGCTACAAAAATCCTAATGAATTCTTTGTTTGGGGCTTTCGGGTCTCAGTACTTCAGATATTTTGATTTACATAATGCCGTAGCAGTTACAGAAACAGGACAATTTATTATTCAGTTTATTCAAAAGGGTTTGAATGCTCACTTCAATAAGTTGTTTAATACAAATGATATAGATTATGTAATTTATTCGGATACTGATTCTGTCTATGTTGCGCTTGATAATCTTGTTAAACATGTATTTAAAGGTAAGAAACCAACTATCGAGAAACTGGTTCACTTTATGGATAAGGTCTGTAAAGAATCTTTGGAACCTGAAATTGATAGATTGTTTGGAATCATTACAGATAAATTCATCAATGGAATGAAACCTGATAAACCAATTCTTAGCATGAAACGAGAAGTAATCGCAGATCGTGCCATTTGGTCAGGTAAGAAACATTATATTCTACAAGTATGGAATTCAGAAGGAGACAATTATTTCGAATGTAATGATTGTCATAATAAATTTTCTGGACCATCAGAAGTGGCACCTCCTTGTAATGATTGCAAAAGTGCAAATACAAAGAGAGTAGCCAAGATGAAGATTATGGGTTTTGATATGGTGAAATCCAGTCTACCAAAATTCACAAAAGATGCCATGAGAAAGGCAGTTAATATTGTGATGACTGGATCTCAAGATGAATTGGCTACATTTATTGAAAGCACTCGATTAGCGTTCATGAAACTTCCGGCTGAAGATGTTGCATTTCCTCGTGGCGTAAATGATATAGAGAAATGGGCAAATGAAGCCGATACATATTCAAAAGGAACACCAATTGGTGTTAAAGCTGTATTACTTCATAATGAATATTTGATTAAATTAGGATTACAAAATAAATATGCACCGATTGCATCGGCAGATAAAATTAAATTCCTTCATTTGAAGCAACCTAATCCAATTTTTGATAAAGTTATTGCATTCAATGGAAAACTTCCAGTAGAATTTGGATTGCATAAGTACATTGATTATGCTGAAATGTTTAAAGCCACATTAATTAAACCACTCGAAAAGATTTTAGAACCTATCGGGTGGTCTTCCGAAAAACAATATGATATGGAGCAATTCTTTAATTAAATGAAAAACGATTATACAAACCAACCAAGTAATGAACCACCACTAAGCATGACTGTACCATCGAATACACCTTGGAGAGATTCACAACCAGTAATACCCATTGTGTGGCCGGTTGCTCCTTTAGTTGTTGGTAATGTTGTTCCAATTTCTGGAACAGGTAAGATGAGGGGTTTTGAAACTGGAGCAACTAGAGATACATCTGAAGGAAAGATTGATTATGAGGGCTGTCTATCTCCTCTAGTGTTAGAATGTTTTGGTGAGTATATGTTGGAATGTAGTATTTGTTCTGACGGCACAAAACGTTCAAGTGATAATTGGCAGAAAGGTATTCCAATGGTGGAATACATGAAATCTTTGATGAGACATACGTGGGATGTATGGAAACTTCATCGGGGATATACTGTCAATGATAGAATAACCGGTAAACCTATTACTATGAAACATGCATTGTGTGCCGTAATGTTCAACGTTATGGGATACCTTCATGAGTACTTGAAAAAGGAAGTATAAATGTCCGAAAAGAAGTTAAGAGGGGAAGCCCTATTCAACAGTGAACTCAATGGTACCACGTCTGGTAACTATAAGACTGGTTCCGAAATGTTAACCTATACGGGTAAGAAATTTTTCCCTCTACATCCAAATTCGGATGATATAGATATTAAAGATATTGCCCATGCCTTAAGTAATGTTTGTCGCTTTACTGGACATGTTTCTCAATTTTATTCTGTAGCACAACATTGTGTCCTTGTTAGTCAATTATGTAATCCTGAAAATGCTCTTGCTGGTTTAGTTCATGATGCATCTGAAGCATATTTAAGTGATGTTGCACGACCAGTTAAATATACAGAACATATGTTAGGTTATAGAAAGATCGAAGAGATTTTGGAGAAAGCAATCGCTGTACGATTTGGTACTCCATTTCCTATACCAGCAGATGTTAAGGCAGCGGATGATGCTTTATTATTGGCAGAAGGATATAAATTTTTTAATCCAATTCCTGGTTGGGTAATCAACAGATTACAAATATCTGGTTTAGAAAAACCTATGGTTGAAATTGATTGTGGTTGGCCACCAGCAGTTGCTAAAGCCAGATTTATGATGCGTTTTCTGGAACTATCTGGTGTGAAAATTAAACCTGCAACCGTAGACGAATTAGATGAAATGTTAACAGAGGAAATGAATGGCACGACCAAAGAAAATTAAAGAAAAGAAAGTCCGGGCCGCAAAGGCCCCCAAGACTGTTAAAGCAAAGAAACCACCAAAGGAAAAGAAGGTCAAACAATCCGCAAATATTTCCTTTTTTGAAAAGCTTGTAGAATCTGCTGGAAATGATCTCGCACAAGCCGCATCAAATGGTATTATGTCGGGTGATGTTACTGGTTGGATTGATACCGGTGTTTACATGTTGAACGCCCAGTTATCAGGTTCACTTTTTGGTGGTGTACCTGACAATAAGATTATTGTATTTGCTGGACCAGAAGCAGTAGGAAAAACATATTTCATTTTAAGTATCGTTAAGTTTTTCTTGGATTCTAATCCTGAAGCTGGTGTTATTTTCTGTGAGAGTGAAGGTGCCATTTCTAAAGAAATGTTGCTCGAAAGAGGAATTGATACCACACGAGTATTCATTGTTCCAGTTTCAACAGTTCAAGAATGGAGAACACAATCACTTAAGATACTCGCAACATATAAGGATGCTCCAGTAGATTCTCGCCGTCCAATGATGTTCTGTTTAGATTCTCTTGGTATGTTATCTACTACGAAAGAAATGGAAGATAGCGAATCAGGAAGTGAAAAGGCAGACATGACGCGAGCCCGCTTAATCAAGGCAGCATTCCGCACAATGACATTGAAACTTGGTGTATTACATGTTCCGTTTTTGATTACTAATCATACGTATGATACTCAAGGATTGTTCTCTACAAAGACCATGAGTGGTGGATCTGGAACAAAGTATGCTAATTCAATGACTATCTTTTTAGGCAAGTCAAAAGAAAAGGAAGGAACAGAGGTTGTGGGGTCTATTATCCGCAGTACTTTGAAAAAAGGACGCCTTACAAAAGAAAATACCATGGTTGAGGTAAAATTATATTATGACCGTGGTTTAGATAGATATTATGGATTATTGGATCTTGGTCTTAAGTATGATATTGTTAAAAAAGTGAAAGATGGAAAATTTTCTATTGGAGGAAAAGTGGCTTCGGAAAAAGTCATATACTCACACCCAGAACAATATTTTACTAGTGAAGTTATGCAAGAATTAGAAGTTGCCGCCGGTAAAGAGTATAAATATGGAAGTAATATTTTACTTTCTAAGGAAGATGAAGAACCTGATATGGAAGATATCGAAATAGAACCCGAATAAATATTATTGGGTGAGAAATGGCTGAACCCGTTTCACACCCTAACATCCGAACGCAAATGTCTATTTCTATTTATCTCGATAACAAGTACACCAAAACCTATTACCAGATTATTAATCGTGCCAAATATCGTACCAAACCAACCGAATATACGGAGAAACATCATATTATTCCAAAGTGTTCTGGTGGTGTGGAAACTGTTGTATTGACTTTTAAAGAACATTGGGTATGTCATCATTTATTACTCAAGATGGTAACTGGAAAATTATTAGGAAAGATGTATTATGCTTTTGATAGAATGGGACAAACTGGTAAGAACCACAAAGGAAGAATTGTAAATCCTAAAATGTTTTCTCGTATCAAGATTGCTAATAAGGACGTTTGTTCTGGTGAAAATAGTCCATCCTTTAGAAATAAATTTTGTTTGGGTCGAAAAATTTCAAAAGAATCTAAAAAGAAAAATTCCGAATCACACAAAGGAAGAAAATCTTCAATTAAAACTAAAAATAAATTGAAAGAATTACATTCTCGGTTATGGAAAATTATATTTCCTAATGGTTCAGAACAAATCATAAAAAATCTAAAACAATTCTGCACCGACAATAACTTGAGCAGAGGTTGTATGTGTGCTGTATCTCAAGGAAAAAGAAATCATCACCATAGATTTAAGTGTTTCAAATATGAAGAAAAAAGAAATATCGAAAATGGAAGAAATTGATCGTGTTATATCTCGTAGGTTCTCTACTCCAGATCTCAAACATTTTATTGATGAAGGATATTTTAAGGGATCTGGGTTGGCTGAAGCTTTGGTAATTGAATACAAAACCAGAAAAGATAAAAAGAAAAAATGAAACGAATACTTCCAGAAGGTTATTATATTAGAAATGAAAATAATCCTTATATTGTAACTCTTTGTTTTGGACCATATAAAGGATTAAAAATTCAAATTTGTGAAAATATAAAGATCCGTGAATCTGACTTGACATCCTCACCTAATTTGTGCTATAATTATAGATGTCTTGATTATTCAAAATATGAACCTCTTGAAGTTGAATCCTCTAAAGTTCTTTCACGCATAATTGCGGCTATTGTTGTAGAATTCCTTTCAGAAGAAATCCTCGAAGGTGGCACAATAGAAGGAGTTAAATGTCGGAAACCCGGATCGAAAATCTCATCTTAAACAATCTATTCCATGACGAAGACTTTTCCAGAAAAGTAATACCTTACCTCAAAGAGGAATACTTCCGGCAGACTCATGAAAAATTAATTTTCAGACATGTAACTGAATTTATCAATAAATATTCCAAACTTCCAACTGATTCATCTATTGCTATTTCCGTTCAAAATGAAGTTACAATGAACGAGGAAACATATCAGGAAATTGTAGATACTCTCAAAGATTTTAAAGAACCACAAAAAGTAGATTCAGAATGGTTAGTGGACCAAACCGAATCTTTCTGTCAAGAAAAAGCCCTTTTCAATGCCGCCAAAAAGGCAGTGGCTATTATGGAAGGTGATGACAAAAAACTCGACAAAGGTGCCATTCCCCAATTATTTGAAGATGCTCTTTCCGTTTCTTTTGATCCCTCGGTAGGACATGACTACTTTGAGGATGCTGAAAAAAGATACGATGTATTACATGCCAATGAATACAAATATCCTTTTGATATTGATATTTGTAATAAAGTAACCAAGGGCGGCATCACTAAAGGAACATTGAATATTCTTGCCGGTGGTGTTTATGTTGGTAAGACTTTAGGTCTCTGCCATATCGCTAAATCTTACATGGTCGCCGGTAAGAATCCTCTTTACATTACATTAGAGGTTAGTGAAGAGAATATTAATAACCGTATTGACTGTGATCTTTTGAATATGTCCATTGATGATGTGGATGCTATGCCAAAAGATATTTACCTTAAAAAAGTTGAAAAAGCAAGAGCAGTCACACCTGGTAAGTTAATCACAAAAGAATATCCGGCAACATCGATTCATGTTAATAATTTGAGAGCATTGCTCCATGAATTGAAACTTAAAAAGAATTTCATACCAGATGTTATCCTTGTTGATTATTTGAATTTGATGGCGTCAAGTCGGATCAAATCTAGTGATAAGACATACATTACAATCCAAGCTATTGCTGAAGAGTTACGGGGACTCGCACAAGAGACAAGAATTCCTATATGGTCAGCAACACAGTTAGACGCACAAGGAATGGAAAGTTCCGATCCTGGTATGACACAGATTGCCGGATCAAAAGTTGGTTTAATTGCTACAGTTGATTTGATGTGGATGTTAGTAAGTAGTGATAAGCTACGAGAATTAGGACAGATATTAATTATCCAACATAAGAACAGATATAAGGATGCTGCCGATCAAAAGAAATTCTATGTTGGTTTAGATCGTAAGAAGTTTAGGTGGTACAACGTAGAAAATACAGGACAAATACACGAAGAAATAGAAGATGTGGAAGATGATGAAATATCTATAAAGGAAGCCGTTTCTAAAAAATATGGAACAGAAGCATATGAATCAGCCTATAAACAAAGTGGGTTGGCCAAACAATTCGGACCAAGAGGAAGCAAACCGTCTTTCAAAGATTTCAAGGTATAACTATTAATATGCTTCCAATTACTGCGCCTATACTTAAAACCATATTAATGAGTTTTGGTCATATACAAGTACAAGATGTTTCTTATGAAGAAGGATCTCCAAAAGTTCTTAATACCATTATTCCCAAAAGAGATATTAATTGGATACAACCAATTAAAAAACATTTAGAATCTTTTAAAGAAATTTTTGGACCGGTTACGATGGGTAGTACTTCAGAAAGTTATAACGGGGAAACTGAATATTTTCAAATAGGAAATTTCAGAGTTTTTGCCAGTTTAAAACCAAAAAAACATTTAGATTATCTTTCAGGAAAAGATAATGAAGGTGTATTTTATAATAATATAAAACAATATATTGACCAATATGGAATAATCAATATTAAATTCCTTAAAGAAAATCAAAAATTTGTTTTAGTAAATGATGTTGATGGGATACGAAATACGAGTTTATCCGCAGTACAAGAAAAAGTTTTTAAAAAGGCTGATATTGTATTAAATGGAAAGTTTCATGGTGATTTTTCTATTTCTCTCAAAGAGAATAGATTTCCTGCTTGGGCTTCAGTAGAAGTTATTTGGCAAAATAAAGGAAGAATTTTACAATATGCTTTGGATAAATATCCGGAAATTCAATTAGTTTCAGTAGTAGGTGGTAAAACTGAACAACATTTTAGTAATGAGAAAAGTATAGCCATAAAATGTAGTTCTCTTGAAGCCGAAAAGGTTATTTTTGGAACAGATATTTTAGGTAGAGGAGCAATAATATCGCAAACTTGGAAATCATCACATTTTGATTGGGATAATAGAAGTAGAACATTGATTATAGAATGTCAAGATATTATTAGTTCTATGTCAGATATCACACCAAAGTTATGGCCGTATTATCAATTAAGAAATCATTCAGGACATAAATCAAAATTTTTACCTGGTATTGCTGCTATTGCTGTTCCTTTTGAAAATATATTTGGTGGTAGTGGTGTATTAATTTTGAATGAAGTAGCAAAAAATTATATGAAAGAATTTAAATATGGCACGACATGATAAGATTCTAAATACAGCTTTCCAAATCGCACAGGAAATTGAGAAGTCTTCCGAACAGAAGATGGTGGCTATTGTGGCGTACAAAAGTACCGTTATTTCTGTTGGAATCAATTCCATGAAAACGCATCCACTAGTGGCATCATTTAAACATGATGATTGGTGCGAACATCTACATGCGGAAACAAGTGCCATTATAAATGCTTTGAGACAGACTAGTTCTAGAAAACTGGCTAAATGTAATCTGTATATATGCCGAGCAAAGAAAGTGAATGGTATTTATGAATGGGGTTGTGCGCGCCCCTGTATTAATTGCCAAAAATTTCTAAAAGCGTATCCTGTTAATAATTGTTTTTATTCAACAGAAATTACCGGAATATATGGAATCCTTTAGCAAGAAAAATAATAGCTTTGTTGGAAAACCATGTCCAAAATGTTCTGGAACTTTACGTTATATTAATGGGGAGAGATGTATAACCTGTAGTAAAGCCTACCATAATACAACCGGAAAAATTTTAAGAAAAGTTTATAAACAAACAGAAAAGGGAAAACAAACCATAAAGAGATATAGTAATTCTACAAAAAGGAAACTCAAAGAAAAGGAATATATTTTGAAAAAGAGATACAATATTTCTTTGGAAGAATGGAATAACACGGTATTAAAACAAGGTAATAAATGTATTATTTGTTGTGAACCTTTTATTAAAACACCTCATGTAGATCATGACCATTTAACAGGAAAAGTTAGAGGTTTATTGTGTAATGTTTGTAATCGAGGAATTGGTTATTTAAAAGATAATCCTATAATCGTCCGAAGAGCCGCTGAATATTTGGAGAATAATAATGAACATCTTGACGGAAACAACTTGTGAAAAGGTACTGAAATACGCAGGATACGGAAAAGTAATAGAGAAAGACTACAGCCCAGGTGGTAAGAAAGTTTATTTTCGGGTTAAATCAGTTTTGAATCGCCGGCAACTTTTAGAGGACATAACTCAAGTATTTCAAAACCATGATTTTAACGCCCAATATATAAAAACGCAAACATTCTCATCCCAAGGACATATATCATGTGATAATATTATCATTATGGTTAAACCTTTATCTGGGCCAACAGAAAATTTGAGATTAAAAGGTGCCGGATTAGCAGTATATGGTACAGTTGAATATTTGACATTGATGGGCCAAGAGAATGTAAAGTGCTTCACTTTTAAATCCCCCAAAGAAATTGCTAATTCTGTTTTACTCTCCCTTAAAGATAATGAGAAGCACATTCCAATAGAGATCTATAATTCCTTCAAACGATATTTCCGTCGTAAAGATCCAACACAAATGACCTGGGATGATAATATCTCTCAATCGGATATGTGTGAATTAGGAAAGAATGCTGGAGAAATGTTAGTTGGATATCTTGGTATGTTTGGATGTCTTTCAATACCAAAAGCAAAGAAATTCATTGTTCCGGCATCGGCAAGTTTTCCTTGTTGTGATTCCGCCTTATTGGCGGGCAATAATAAAATGTTTGTTGTAAGTAGTAAATTTGGAGAAGGAGCCGCAGCATCATTCTTTTCAAATATATTAGGGCCAGCCAAAAAAATAGATCCCAAAATAACTAAAAAGGCACCAGTTTTATCAAAGATTCTTAAATGTGGTAATTATGACGATCCTATAAAAATCATTTATGAATATGGTATTAAACATGTATTAGGAATCAATACTGTTGATGATCCTTATAATGTTTATATGGAATTGCGATTGGGAGCCGATGGTTCAGATTCTCGTAAAGTAATAGCAGCTATTAAAAAACAAACAACAAATCCTCATATATTAAAATATTTGACGGAAGAATATAATTATAGTTCTGTTACTGGATATTTTACACGAGAAATAGCAAGAGACTTGAATGGGTGTCCAAAATCAATAGCGTTGATGAAAGATGTATTGGCAGCAAAAGAATTTTACCAATCAAATCTTAATATTCCAAAATGGATGGAAGGCACAATTGAATTCAAATTTTCGCATAGCGGTAATATTGAATTGAAATTGGATGGCCGAAAAGCATCATTGATGGATATTTCATCCCAAAGTGGTAAAATTTGTTATATTTTAAGAGCACAGAAAAGTACTTGACAACCAAGTTAAAGTATAGTATACTAAAATCAATGACATCTAAAACATCTTGAAGACTAAATATTTATATGTACGGATTCATTTACTTAACGACAAATTTAATTAACCAAAAGAAATATATCGGTTATTGTTCTCATAAAGAAAATGGTATTTATTTGGGATCAGGAAAATTATTGAAACGAGCCATTAAGAAATATGGCCGGAATAATTTTAAACGGGAAATATTAGAAGAATGTTCCTCATTTGAGGAAATGTCCAAAGCTGAAAAATTTTGGGTTGAGAAGTTTGATGCTGTGAATGATCCTAATTTTTATAATCTTGTTCCTGGAGGTCTTGGGGGAAATTCAGAAGTATTAAAAATCTATTGGAATAAATTTTCTCCTGAAGAAAGAAAAAAATTAAGAAATTGGGATCATTCCTCAAAAGAATCCAAATTAAGAGGCAGAACATTAACAGAAGAACATAAAAATAAAATATCGGATACCGAAAAAGGAAAAGAAGTTTCTTTGGAAACAAGAATTAAAAATAGCAAAGCTACTAAAGGGAAAAAGAATCCTATGTTTGGTAGATCCGCTGTCGTAGAACAAAATTTAAAATGGTATACAAATGGAGTGAATACAATCTATGTCACCGAAAACACGCAACCTAAAGGCTTCAAACGGGGAAGAACCTATAAAAGGAAAATCTCGTAAGAATATCCATTTGGTCCACATTGAGGATACGATATTTGAAAGTACCTTTCTTCCATTAGAGGTCTTTCAAGATGTTTATGATTATCTCACCGGCCAGAAAACTCTGACTTCCATTTCTGTTAAATGGGATGGAGCTCCGGCTTTCGTGTGTGGTATCCATCCTGAAACAAAAAAATTCTTTCTTGGAACAAAAAGTGTTTTCTCTGGTAAGGTTAATTGTAATCACAATGATATTGAAATCAATCATCCCGAATCTGCCGGATTAAGAACCAAATTACACACATTGATGCGTTACTTGAGTCCTCTTGAGTGGTCTGGTATATATCAGGGAGATCTATTGTGGATCGGTCTTGAGGGATATTGTCTCAATCATAAGATGAGTTTTCGTCCGAATACTCTTCATTACTTGATGGATGTAAAAGATAAAATGCCCTCTCTGGGTGCGGTACTTCATACCACATATCTCGGTGAAACCATGGAATCTTTAGAAGCCTATCCGGGCGCTGTTGTTCCCAAGCATAGACATGTAGAAGATTTGTTTCTTTTTGAACCGTCTCTAAAGGGTCTTCCTTTTGAAGGATTTGATTATCCAAAGTTTCATAAATTCCAAGATGACTTCCAACCAGCATATGTCAGAGCAAGCCAATACGCAATGGAAGTCCATAGCACTTGTCAATCTATTCTGGAAGAATTGCGTCGTCCCTATGTAAACCAGATATTGAACAAGTATCTTAACCATTGTGTGTTGAATGAAATGTGTGCCAATTCAACAAATTTTCTTTTCTATTTGGAAGATCAATTTGATGCTCATATCAAACTTTTGAAAACTGAAAAAGGAAAAGCTAAACTTCTCAAGGAAAAACAAATTACATTATGTAAGATCTGTACACCGGATTTAATAACACTTTTCTATTATCGCAGCCTATTGGTTAATTTGAAAATGTGTTTGGTTGATCGATTGAATATCGAATCACAAGATGGTGTTGAAATTAGTTTACCCAATGGTACTCAATGCGGTCATGAAGGTTTCGTTGTCTCTTCTAGAGGAAGAATCTACAAATTTGTGGATCGTGATTGTTTCTCGAAAGCTAATTTCACCGCAGTAAAAGAATGGCAAGGAAAATAATGTTCTCAACAGCTACCGCAATAATGACATTCGTCCGGATACAACCGCCTACGAAATCTCATGAATTTCTTTTCCAAAAATTATATAATTTGGCTTGTGATATGGGAAATCCTTGGCAATATATTTTTATTTCTCCATCCTGTGATAATAAAAATAATCCGTTATCTTTAGAATACCGGTATAATTTTGTAAAAGAACTTTATCCCGGATTGAATTTTATTGCTGATCCAGAAATCCGAAATCCTTTTCAAGCAATTGTAATGTTAGGAAAACATTGTTTTGAAAAAGTGATTATCGTATGCGGTGAAGACCGAGTAGAAAAATACCAAACTTTTAGAAAATATATAAATCATCCGGACCCAGAAAAAACAATACCGACTGTTCAGGAAATTGAGGTTATATCAGTGGGTGATAGGAAACAAAATTCTTTTAATTTTCTGGAAACAATAAGTGCGAGTGCTTGCCGAGAGGCTGTCAAAATAGGAGATTTCTCTAAATTTGTATCTATGGTTCCAAAATGTAGTAAGGAAAAACAAGAAAATTTATATCAGGAAATCCTAAAGGGCTTGAAGTAATTTCTTTTTTATACGATATTCTTTCATAGATTCAGAAATATGTTGTTTGTGCTCTTTGGAAAGTGAAATTATTTTTCTCGGTTTGGTTCCTTTTTTATAAGGTTTTCTTGGTTTAATTTCACCTTTATAGGGACCACGAGGATTATATATCCTATATTTTCTGATTTCTTTTTGTTTCGCTTTGGTTTCCTCTGATAGAAACCTTTTTGATCCGAATACCGGACTATTTTTACCAGAACATAATTCTCTATTGGCTATTTTTATCCTCTCAAACATTTTAGAATTTATTTTCCTTCTATTTTTACCGTTAAGATGACCCATCCGATTAAAAGCATAATACATTTTTGCTTTTAGTTTCCCCGAAACCATCTTGAGTAATAAATGATGTACTATAAAATGTTCCTTAAAGGTTAAAGTAACCTTTTCCGATTCCGGTAATCCCAAATACTTGGTAATACATTTTGGAATAGTATGATGATTTTCCGTATAACAATCTGGTTTGGACCGTTTCTTGGCTCGGTCGATAATTCGGAAATAAGTTTTGGTGTATTTGTTTTTGATATAAATAGATTTAGACATCTGCGGTAATTTCCTACTGCTTTGTTTAGGGTGTGTTTTGGTTTCAGCCAGAATACACCCATACATATTTATACAAATTGATATTTACATAAATAGGTAAGAATACAATAATTTAGGAGAAATAGATGAAATTAGCCAGAGATATCAATTTTGGGGATCGTACGGCAAATGAAAATGTGGTAGATGAGAACGTACATACCAGTCCCACATACGACTTTTCAACATATTGTGAATCCAAAGAAAAGGAAAAATCAAAGAAATATTTTGATGAACATTTTAATTTAGAAGAGGCATTTGGAGAATTAAGTGAATGTTGCGATTGTTCTGGAACGGGATGGATTCCTGTGTCACAATCAAATATGAAGGAACCATTACATTCTCTTTGGAAACAGGCAGAAATAAATTCACATGCTGAAGATGGTTTTCAATTAGTACCTTGTCCAAAATGTTCTCCGGTATCTGATGGACTTTCGGAACATATTGTAAAGGTAGGTTCCGAATTTGAACTTAAATCTAAAAAGTCAGGTAAGAATCTTGGAAAATATAAATCCAAAAAAGGTGCTCTAAAACGTGAAAAACAGGTTGAATACTTTAAAAATATGAAAGAGGAAAGTATTGTAGAAGATGAAGCCGGAGCACTTAAGGGAACTGAAAATGGTAAACCTTTACCTTGGCGTCTTCATGAACAGGAAGTCCTTCCTGGTAATCCATCAAAATTAAATGAGGAACTTCCTAGCGAACATAATAAGAAACAGAGCCAAGCAAAAAAGGATGAAAAGAAAAATCCTAATGCTGAAAAAACTAATCTTTCTCCAGACGATAAGAAAAGAAAAGATCAGGAAAAGCGTAAAGAAAAAGAGAATGATCGTAAGTCTAAAAAACTTCTTCCATATGAATTTACAGACCAAAAAGATGCCGAACGGGCAGCAGGACATTTGGGATTACATGGTTCACATGGAACAGGTAATGGCATTTATAAACCAGGTTCTTCTGATTATGCTTTACGGGATGCTGTTTCTCGTAAAAAAGCAAAGCAGAAACAACGCGGTGGTGTAAATGAAGACGCTAAATTTGATAGTGGTAAGTCAGCTATCAATGTAGATTCTCATGATGCTTATCCTTTAGAGAAATCCAATTGCCATGAAGATAGGGATTACATGCATTCAGAGGACCCCAAAACTGATGGTAATAAAATGGCCGAAAGTGTTGTTCAGAAAATTAAGGAATGTGTAATTTTCCACAAACACTAAAATGAAAACTCTAGCCAAGATTAGAGAAAATATCGGTTTGTTGATACCACGTGGTCAATTAAGTATTCCTCGGCATCAAATGCCGCAGATAGAAAAAGAATATTATCCAGAATTTTTTTATCTATTGGGATTACGTGGTGTTTCTTTTGAACATAAAGCCATATCGGCTAATCGTTTACGGACAGCCCAAAATGAAATTGATGTTAATAAAGTCAAAGAATGGATAAAGTCTATACCAGAAGGTGCCCGGAAAAAAGATATTATTGTTTCAAAAGATCTTTATGTCCTAGATGGTAACCATACCTGGCTAGCTATATTAAATAAGAATCCAAATTCAAAAATCGTTTGTTTTGTTGTGGATCTCAATATGGTAGATTTGATAAATACTTGTAAGTTATTTGATAAAGTTACAAACAAAACTGTTAACGAGGAATACGATGTTATCCGATTCATTTGATTTACCGGAATCTTTGGTGACGGCTGCTAGGAAAGTCCTAGAAGCGACCGAGCACGATAAGAAACAAGTAGCAGTTCCACCGCGTCATGAAGATGATTCGAAAGTCCTTTTAGAAAAGGGCAAGAAAAAGGAACTAGACGAAAAGAAAGAAGTAATTATTTTTGATCCACAGGTTGATCCGAATCAACTTGCCCAGTCAGATAAAGCACCAAAATAAGGAGAAATAATTCTATGTCATTATGGACAAGAACTCAAAAACCTAAGTTTGCACCCCATTCTGTAGCCAGCCGTGATGGTTGGACACATCCTGTAAACAACGAAACGTTAGAAACATTTGGAGATGGAGCGTCAAACAAACCGGCTATCCCAGCAACCATTGTATTACAACAAGTTACATTGTATAAAAAGTTTATTTCGGCATCAGGAGATGCATTACCTGACACACGGACTTCTTTTTCTACAGGTGATTATTTAGAATTTGCCGTGAGATTTAATGGACAAGTTTATGTGACTGGTGGCACACCATATTTGGAAGTTATTATTAATGGTGTTACTCGTCATGCCAATTATGTGCAAACAGGTTGGGGTCCCGTTTCGGCAACACTTATTTTCGTTTACAGGATTGCAGCAAATGATGTTGCTACGCCTGGAAACATTTCAATTGGAAACATTGTGTTACCGTAAGGAGAAATCATGAGCGCACACATTTATAAATTAGGCACGACAACGACTGCCACATTAACAGTTCTCCCAACACTTCATTTAGTTTTGTCTGCTGTATCTGGTAATTTTTACAAGGATGATTTACTTGTAGATGCCAATGCTGGACATGGATATGTTGTTAGTTGGGATTCGACAACTTCTGAATTAGTCATAGTACAAACTTCTGGAACATTCACAACAGACGGTTTAACAGATTCTACATCAAGTGCTACTGCCACAATCGATTCTATTGCCGGTGATTATGATCTACTTGGAATTACTTCATTAACTCCAGCAAGCGTATTAACTGCCGTATTTAATGCGGTAGATTATAAGTTAGGTGATACTGTTAATGTGACCGTTACATTTGACCGTCCAATTACAGTAACAAATACACCACGGGTTGGTATCAATGTAAATGGAACAACTCGGTATGCCACTTATGCTTCAGGAACAGGAACCGCAGCACTTGTATTTACTTATACTCCTGTTGTTGCTGGAGATACTGGTATCCCTGGTACGGTTGCTTTGATTTCACCTCTCAATCTAAATACAACGGGAACATTGAAAGATGCTACAGCAGTAAATGCCACATTAGCTTATGTGGTTCCAAGTACTCCTTTGGTTGCTATTGATGGTCAAGTACCTGTTGCCCCAATTCTAACAGGGATTACTAATGGACATACCTATCTAAATGGTGATTCTGTTACAGTAATTGCCACCTATGCTGAAAAGGTTAATGTTACTGGTGTTCCTTATATCGTATTGAATTTTAATGCGACACCAAAGAACGCAGCTTATGTTTCTGGTACAGGAACTACAGCATTGACATTTACTTATACTCCAGTAACAACTGGTGATGACGCGACAGCCGGTCAATTCTCTACAGCAAATGCTATCACCTTAAATAGTGGAACGATTAAAGATCTTGCTGGAAATAATGCGACCGTTACCGGTTTAACTCCTCCAACAACCACAACAGTAGTTTCTGCTGGAACTCTTCCCACATTAACTGGTGTAACAACAACCAATAATCATCATTATGTAAATCTTGATTCAATTGATTTAACCGCTACCTTCAATAAAGCCGTCGTAGTGGCTGGTGGGGTACCTCAGATCACATTGAATATTACTTCTGGAAATAAGAACGCCACGTATCTATCAGGTTCTGGAACTACGGCCTTAGTATTCAGATATACTCCAGTAGTTGCTGGTGATATCGCTATCAATGGTGGAGTCACAACGGGCGCCGTAATTCAACCAATGGGAGCTACAATCTTAGACATCTATGGTCAAGCACCAGTTGGTTTGGCATTCACACCTCCAGCAACCAATACAGTAACAATCAACTAAGGGTAAACCATGTTTTCAGATAAATCATTAAAATTATTCCTTAATGAAGACAATACCAATCCAACCATTCCCTCACCAGGGAATGTGTTGGTTGGGTTGGATCGTGAGGAACAAGAAAGAATGTTGAAACAGATTAATAGTATGTTGGTGGTCTTAACCGATTCACCAGCATTAAACCCATACTATATTTTAGAACGGATTAAAACTCGTTTGAAATTGGTTATGGGAATGTCTTTTGACGATTCTTATTTTTTGGGAGAAGTTGGTTCTTTCGAAAAACCATTAGTAGCACACAATGAATTGGTATCTGTTTATGGGGGACTTGTAAATCCTCCCAACGATAATGCTTGGGCCAAATTCTTCCCACATGGCCTAATGATTAAAGTCCAATTCTTAAAGGGTGGATCATTATTTAATGTTAGCGCGGAGATTGTTCCGGTACAAGATGCGTCCGTACCACCTTCGATTTCCGAGGCATAACTATTATAGATGACTGTAGAAAACTTAACCGAAGATAATTTCCTTAAATTCGCCATGGCATCGTATACGAATATACATTGCCATGGCTTAAAGGAATTTCATGAAGATTTAATTTTAATCAAGTACATCAAAAGACTTTTTAGGAAGTATATTGAAACTGGTGAATTTGAACAACCACGGTTAAGGCTAGCACTAAATCATATAATTATTTTTTATAATGTATTTGAAGTGAAAGCAGCAACAAGGATATTATTTTTTAAATTAGAACCAGAATTACATTCTATATTAAAAACCTTTTTGGTGTTCTTAAACTTTATGCCAGCTATAGTTCATGGTATAGATGGACAGGATATTAAATCAGCAGAATTGGTACTAATAAATACTATTATAGAGAAATTAGAAACAGCATGAAAACCTATAGAACAATAAAAGAGGATTGTGCCGGACTTTCAACTGGAGTAGGAATTGCTAACCCTGATATGTTAATGGGTAAACCTGTTAAACGTCGTACAGGATATACAGTATTTGAATCTCTTGGGATTTGTGAAGAGCATATGAAAGCCATGAAATTAATAGATGGCAAATTGACTTGCGAAATGTGCGTAGAAAATAAACATTAAGGAAATTTGTCTTATGGCAGACATGAAGATACCGGAAGGCTGTCCTCTTGCTGGAGTAGAAATCTCCACAGAGATCAACAGTAGGACAACAGAAAAATTAATCCGTGTAGAGACGGAAGTAAATCTCTTAAAACATGACATATCTATTTTTGATAAGTATTTTGCCAAAATAGATAACACTGTAAGTAAATTAGGAGAAGTGATAGACCAGATCCATAGATTGGTTTCCGTTCACGATGATAGGATAGAAGCATACCATAGTAACGCCACAGAATTGAAGGACCTAATGGAAAATCGCAGATTAGAAACCTTTAAAGCTATTAGTGATTTGGAAGATAAAATCGATAATCAAGGAGAACGAATCTCTGGCGTTATCGAAGATTTTAAAAAAGAAGTATTAGTTGGATTATCAGCATCAAATAACCGAATCAAAAAATTAGAATTATGGCGTTATTTAGTAATTGGTGGAGCGATTGTTGTCGGTCTTGTAGCTACTGAAATCGTAGCCAGTTATGTGAGCAAGTTAATAAATCCTCACCAAACAACAATTGAAATGGTACAACCGGCTCCTATAGCACCGATCGCTCCGATAGCTCCTATTGCACCTATTGCTCCAATAGCACCTATTAAATCTCCTCAAAGGCCCACACCGGTCCAAATTATTGGCCGAGACGGTAAGATCAAAAAATAGACCTTGTATTCCATACTGATTTGTGCTATACTGTAAGTATGAGTGTAGTACAAACCCCAAAAGAATTATTTCTTAAAAAAATTAAAAAAACCGAAAATTGTTGGTTGTGGGAAGGAAGCCATAATAAAAATAATTATGGTGTTTTTATTTGTCGTCAATTAAATCCTTATAGAATCTTAGCTCATAGATTTTCTTTTATGCTTTTTAAAGGATTAATTCCTAAAGGAATGTGGATGGACCCAATGTAAACTGTCTAAAAAATTTAAAATAGATCAAAGCCAAATATCTAGGATAGTAAATAAGGTGCAATGGAAATGAGCCTTTTTATCGACCACAAATACATAGCGCAAATCAGTTCTCGCCTGGAAAGATTCAAACGAAAGAATCAACGAACCTATAATTTTCGTTGTCCTATTTGTAAAGACTCTTCACGGAGCAAAATCAAAGCCCGTGGTTTTTTCTTTGCGAAAGGAAATGATATGGGTTTCTATTGTCACAACTGTTTACGCAGTTGGACATTTGCTCACTTCTTACAAGAATTTGACCCAACAATTTACGAACAATATATATTTGAGAGATATACAAGCGGTGAAACTGGTCATTCGAATTATGAAAAACCTACCTTTGATGAATTTAATTTCAAAACAGAGTTTAAAAATAAAGAAAACAATCCTAATCTGTTGGGGGATTTGCCTACTATTGAGTCTTTGCCAATCGATCATTATGCTAGGAAGTATCTTGATAACAGGCAAATACCAATTCGATTCTACACAGACTTGTATCTCTGTTCCGATTTTAAAAAATTAATAGATCAATTTGAACCAGATAATGAATATGTTCTTAAAGAAAATGATACAAGGTTGGTTATACCCTTCAGAGACACCACAAAAAGAATCACCGCAATACAAGGAAGATCCTTCGAAAAGAAAGGACTGCGGTACATTACGATCAAAGTGGATAAAGATGCTCCAAAGATCTACGGATTGGATCGGGTCCGGACCGAGGATAAAATATACGTGGTGGAAGGCCCTTTTGACTCTCTTTTCATTCTCAATTCTATTGCTTGTGCGGGATCCAATTTGGGTTCTAAGGATCTTTCCAATTTTAATGATGTGGTATTTATATTTGATAATGAGCGGCGTAACCCGGCAATAATTTCTGCAATGAAGAAAATAGCCGATTCTGATAAAAAATTATGTGTATGGCCCGAATATGTACAGGAGAAGGATTTAAATGATATGATATTGGCCGGCAGAACTCCCGAATCAATTAAAGAAATTATAGATAGTAACACATATACAGGATTGTCTGCAAGAATTGCCATCAATGAATGGAGTAAATGTTAATATGAATAGTGTACCCGAAGCCAAAATTATCTGTGATAGTATCTCCCCTGAAGGAAAAAGATTAGTTACGATGGAAGTTAAAATTCATCGTTTCGTTTTAGCTGAATTAAATACCCACCGAGTTTTCTCTCGCAATAGCGCATCTAGCCGAGCTATCCCCGTAAAGAAATTATTGGAACGTGTTAAGACCGATCCAGCAATGCCAGTATTTTGGGGAAAGAACCAAGCTGGAATGGGAGCCACAGTTGAATTAGATACCGTACCGAAAACAGTCGCCATCGGGCAGTGGCTTCTTGCCAGAGACCAGGCAATACAAACCGTCAATATGTTATCAGATCTTGGATTACACAAACAATTAACCAATCGTCTATTAGAACCTTGGCTATGGCATACTGCAATTATCAGTTCAACAGAATGGACTAATTTCTTTGGACAACGTTGTTCTCTTAATCCTGAAACAGGACAACCATATGCCCAACCAGAAATGCACGCTGCGGCTATGGCAATGCAGAAAGCGTTTTATGAAAGTACACCAAATCCTGTTGGGTATGGTGACTGGCATCTTCCTTATATTCAGGAAGAAGATAGAGAATGGGTTAATAAATATTTCGGTGTAGGAATGTACCTACCTGAAAAAGATGAAATTAAATCCCATTTGAAAAAGATTTCATCTGGCCGTTGTGCCCGCGTGAGCTACCGTACCCACGATGGAAAAAGAGATCCATTAGAAGATATTAAACTTGCTGATAAATTGATGTCAGCAACTCCAATGCACGGTTCCCCCTTTGAACATGTGGCAACTCCATGGGATTTCTTTATGAATAGAAGAGGCAATTTCCGTGGTTGGCAACAGTATAGACATTCGTTTAATAATGAGACCGTGAAAGAATTTACACCAAATTATAATAAGGAATAAATGCTTCCGACAGATTACCAAAATTATATCCATCTTTCCCGTTATAGTAGATGGAGAGACGATTTACAACGCAGAGAAACATGGGACGAAACTGTTCAAAGATATTTTGATTTCTTCGAAAAAAGACTTCCACCAGTCTTTCAAAAAGTTATTGATGATTTGCATAATGTACATCAATCCGTTTTAGATCTTGAAGTAATGCCATCTATGCGGGCTATGATGTCCGCAGGAAAAGCATTAGAAAAAGATAATGTAGCCGGATATAATTGTTTGGCACCTGAAACCAAATTACTTACCAAAGAAGATGGTGTAGTTCCTATTTCTGATGCTTTGGGTGAAAAAACAGTTTTATCATCTAAAGGTGAATGGACGCCGGCGACAATTAAAAGTTATGGAAAACAAAAATTATTGACGGTAGAATTAAAATTAAATTCTAATACAATTATTAATGTCGATGCTACTCCAGAACATGATTGGCTTTTAGATTCCGGAGAAAAAATTAAAACAAATAAATTAAAATTAAAACAAAGGATTAATTTTGTTTCTGCACCACGAAAAATTGATATAGAAAATTTAGATTACAAATATGGTGTAATACATGGTTTAATTTATGGAGATGGTTCAAAATCAGGACATTTAAATACTATAATTTCCTGCAAAAGAACAAAAGGATATAAAATCCGCTTATGCTCTGATGTTAGTGATTTACTTCCATATTTTAAAAATTATTCATATTCGTTTATTGAAGGTGATCCTCTTGTTTATGTTTTTGATGAATTTGCTAAAACACATTTATTAAAAGAACTACCACAAGATTCCGAAACCGATGAATATATGATAGGATTTTTTCGTGGTTGGTTTGCAGCAGATGGATATATTTCTGAATCATCACAGGTTTCAATATGTTGTGGTCCTGAAGAAGAAATTTGGTTAAAGAAATTCATGCCAAAATATGGTTATTGGTTTCCTAGTTCAAAATTATTACCAAAAAAGACTAATTTTGGAGAAAGAAAAAAAGAAAGTAGAACTCTTTCTATCCATAGATCAACATTAACAACGGATGATTTTTTGATCTTACGAAAAAAATCAAGATTTAGACCGTTACAATCTTATTTCACTGTTTCAGGTGTTTTTGATAAAGGAAGAATATCGGAAGTTTTTTGTGCTGATGTTCCAGAAACCCATGATTTTGTTTTAGATAATGGTTTGGTTACAGGAAATTGTGCTTTCGTAGCAATCAATCATCCTCATACATTTGATGAAATAGTTTATATCCTTATGTGCGGAACTGGTGTAGGGTTCTCCGTTGAGAAACAATATACCAGTATGCTTCCAACTATTGCTCCGAAGATGTATGCTACTCCAACTACCATCGTTGTTGATGATAGCAAGATTGGATGGGCTACTTCTTTTAGAGAACTATTAGCGTTACTTTGGACAGGTAAAGTACCTAAATGGGATCTTACACGATTACGCCCGGCGGGGGCCAGATTAATTACCTTCGGTGGAAGATCTTCCGGACCAACACCATTAGATGAACTATTCAAATTTGCGGTAGCTTTGTTTAAAAATGCTGCCGGAAGAAAACTTACGACATTGGAATGCCATGATTTAGTCTGTATGATTGGTTGTATTGTCGTAACTGGTGGAGTTCGTAGGAGCGCATTGATTTCTCTTTCAGATATGGAAGATATGCGTATGCGAGATTGTAAATCTGGTGAATGGTGGAATACTAATGGTCACCGAAGACTTGCTAATAATAGTGCCGTATATTCAGAGAAGCCTCCAATGGGAGTCTTTATGGAAGAATGGTTATCTTTATATACCAGCAAGTCTGGAGAACGTGGTATTTTCAATCATTCAGCCAGTGTGAAACAGATACTTAAAAACGGTAGAAGGAAATCAATTTATGATGACGGTAGTTCTATCCATTTTGGGACTAATCCTTGTAGTGAAATTATTTTACGTCCTAAGGAATTTTGTAACCTTTCTGAAGTTGTTGTACGTCCTTTCGATACTTACGAAACGATAGCAAAAAAAGTTGAGTATGCCGCAATTCTTGGAACTCTACAATCTACATTAACTGACTTCAGTTATATCTCGGATGAATGGAAGAGGAATTGTGAAGAGGAACGCCTATTAGGTGTTTCAATGACTGGTATTATGGATCATCCATTCTTTTCTGGTAAATCTAAAATATTAGAAGGATATCCAAAACCAATTATTAATGGAGTATTTTTAGATTCTGATGGTAATACTGTTGCTAATTATTCGGTTAAACTTTCGGAAGCCTTATCTTCATTAAAACAAATTGTTATCGATACTAATATCAAGTGGTCACAGATTCTTGGAATCTCTCCATCTGTTGCTGTTACTTGTGTGAAACCCAGTGGTACAGTTTCTCAATTAGTAGATGCTTCCAGTGGAATTCATCCTCGTTATTCTCGTTATTACATTCGTAGAGTACGAGCCGATAAAAAAGATCCAGTTTCGAAGTTAATGCGTGATGCTGGAGTTCCTGTTGAAGATGATATAACCAGTCCAGAGAAAACAGATATTTTCTCGTTCCCAATGTTGGCACCAAAAACTGCCATCTTGAGGGATGAAGTATCGGCATTAGAACAATTGAAATTGGCCGCCATATACCAGAAATATTGGTGTGAGCATAAACCATCTATCACAGTTTATGTTCGTGAGAATGAATGGTTAGAAGTTGGAGCACAAGTCTATAAAACATTTGATGATATGAGTGGCGTTTCATTCTTACCCTATGACACTGGTACATACAGACAAGCTCCATATGAAGAGATAACGGAAGAACAGTATGCCGAGGCGTTATTAAAGATGCCTAAAAATATTGATTGGAGTCAAATTACGAGGTATGAGACCGAAGACCAAACTACAAGCGCAAAAGAATTAGCTTGTAGTGGAACTAGTTGTGATTGGACTGAACCAGCAAATCTCACAAAAGTTAATATTTTATAAATAGGATGAAAAATATATTTTCGCAAAATTATTTTATAGAAACCTGTAATCGTGTTGCGAAAATTCATAAGGTATGATATAATGAGAATAGAAACAACACTTGCAGAATTATACGAGGAGCCAAAAGATCCGGCTCCTCCAACGGAAGAAGAATTAGATTTACTTATAGAATGGTATGAACAAAATGTCAAAGGCAACAAAACTCCAAATAGCGAAACTGATTAAGAGTACAAAAGAAGAAATTGCCGACTTTGAACGGAGTATTAAACATGCTCCGTTAGAAGCTAAAGGGGAATTCAAATCTTTTGTACGGAAACAAAAAACCAAACTACGACAATTAGAAGAATTATTCAATTCAGGTGATTGGGAGTTCATAGATGAATAACCACTAAATAGTGGTATGAAAGATTGGTTGTATCAAAAAATTCCTTTAATAGATCCTCCAGAATCCGTATTTGGTTTTATATACATGATTACCAATAATATTACGGGTCGCAAATATATCGGGAAAAAACAATTCATATCTAAAAGATCTAAAAAAGTTAAAGGTAAAAAGAACAGAACCCATTTTATAAAACCTTCTGATTGGCAATCATATTGGGGTTCTTGTGAAGAATTAATCGAAGATATAAAAATTTTAGGAGAAGAAAATTTTACTAGAGAAATTATCCGATTATGTAACACAAAACGTGATTTGACATTTGGAGAAATTGAATTACAAATTAAAAATGATGTTTTGACTTCTTTACTTCCTAACGGTGAAAGAGAATATTATAATAAAAATATTATGAGTCGTTGGTTTATTCCTACACCTATGACTGATGACCACCGAGAAAAAATAAGAAAAGCTCAAAAAGGAATAAAAAGAAAACCACTTTCAAAGGAACATAAACAAAAAATTTCTGAATCTTTAAAAGGTAATACATTTTCATTGGGATATAAACAAACACCAGAACATAAAAATAAACATTCCCAATCTTCTAAAGGGCAGAAAAAACCACCAAGAACAATAGAACATACCGTACATTTAAACGAAAGTTTAGGTGAAAAATATCAAATTATTTTTCCTGATGGAACTATTAAGGAAATTAAAAATTTACTTAAATTTTCTAAAGAAAATAATTTAAGTTCCTCTTGTATGTATTTGGTTTCTAAAGGAAAACAAAAACAACATAAAGGTTTTAAATGTATAAAGCTTGACAAACCCGTTAAGGCATGATAACATAGTTACATTGTTTAGGGTGTGATTTCGGCTCGTTACCGTTTCACACCCATTACTATTTAGCATTTCTTCTTGACTTTTAAATTAAATAATGTTACAATAAAATCAGTGATACAATGGCCTTTAAAAGAAAACCCCGAAAAACATCTACAGTATATAATATCGATGATGTACTCCATGCCACAATGAAGATCATCGAGGATCGTCCAGGTGGTTATATATCTCAAAAAGCCGCAGGTATTACTGGTGAAGTTCCTACCTCTCAATTTGTTCTACAACTTCTCCGAACCGGAAGTGTGGGTTCTTATCATAATGTGAAATATGATGCGAGGATTGAAGAAATTAAATTTCATTTTTCTAATCCTCCTGGTGACAATGATGAATTCCTGAATACGGTTTATCAATTATTCTGTACAGGAATGGTTTCAGAAAATAAAATTGGTTACATAGCCGCATTACCAACCATGTATGAGAGTATGAAAGGCCGTACTACCAAGTTGATGAAGATTGCGGAGAAATATTCTACCAGCAATTACATGGGAGAAATTGGAAAACCAGATTCATTCGCAGTAAAGCTTGTAGATATTACCGATTTTAAACAGACAAATATTATATCTGGAGAACAAGAGAAACATTATCTTTATCGTGTTACAGATCGTATAGGAAATTGTGGATTGATTTTCTCTGTATTTCCTCCAAGAGAAACTCCAGGTACTTCTGAAACCGCAGCATTCAAATTATGGGATTGCTTCGAATTTAAAGGAACACCAAAGAAACAAGAACCTAATAAAGATACAGGAATCAAAGAAACAGTATTTGGAAATGTTACTGTTACTGAAATGATAGGACAAGGAACAGAAGAATGACATCTTTTTATACTTCAAAATGTGACCGGAGAAAAGGACGAATAAAAGGTCCTCATGGAACAAATCATCTTTATATTTTTAATTATAAATGGTGGATATCTTTTTCTAATTGGATGGAAGATTATTTCTGGTAATAGTATGAACAACGGAGTTAATTATGGAACTTGAAATTCAAAAATATTTACGACGATATAAAGAAGGACAATTTCAACCAAGTCTTGTTGCCTTTCATTTATCCGAATTGGCAGCCGCGCCATATTTCTTGAATATCAAGAGACACCCGAAATATAATAATCTGATCCAATTTTCCTATGACCAAATTGAATCTCCTAAAGCAGATCCGATCATCCGAGAATGCCGTGGTTTGATCCTTGATGAAGCCAATAATTGGAATGTTGTTGCTTTTCCTTTTAAGCGTTTCTTCAATGAAGGAGAAGGTACAGCAGATACTATTGATTGGAATACAGCAAGAGTCCAGGAAAAGGTAGATGGCACATTAATCATCATGTATTGGTATGATGGGACATGGCAGATTGCTACTCGTGGAAGTCCCGATGCTGGCGGTTCAGTTGGAGATGCATTGTTCACCAAGAATGGTGTAACGGGTCCGATGTCTTTCCGTGATCTATTCTGGCATAGTGCTGAATATTGGCTTGAAGGATTGAGTAAATCTGGTTTATTTAATACAGGACTTACCTACATGTGGGAATTGACTTCTCCTTATAATCGTGTGGTTTGTGATTATACTGAAGTTGGTCCCATGGGAGAAATGATTGATGGTAATGGTGTCGTCACTTTTATGGACGACTTGGAAGATAAAACTGGTTATGCTTGTGATGGTTCACGTATCACTTTGATTGGTGTTCGTAACAATATGACACTGAAGGAATTGGATATTAGATGGTGTGTTGATGATGTATACTACGTCACCAAAGAATTTCCTTTGACCAACTTACAGGAAGTAATCGATGCATCTGTGAAATTGAATCCTCTACGTCAAGAAGGTTTTGTTGTAGTGGATGCAAACTTCAATCGTATTAAGATTAAGTCGCCCGCTTATGTGGCTATTCATCATTTGCGTGATGGTTCACCGCAACGTCGTTTAATGGAAATCATTAAGACTGGAGAGAATGATGAAATGATCTCCTATAAGATCTTGGATGATTTTCCAGCAGAGAAGAAAATGTATTTGGATATGAAAGAGAAGGTCGATACCTTAATTATAAAAACTGAGGAGGTTTACGAATCTATTAAAGATATTTCCGATCAAAAAAGCTTTGCTTTGGAAGCCATTAAAAATAAATTATCTGGAGTTTTATTTTCGGTTAGAAAAGGACAATATAAAAGTATTAGAACAGGAATTTTATCGATTCAAACAGATAAACTTTTAGATTTTATTAGATAAGGTTTTCTTTTTATAAGGGCCTCGTTTCTTCCCCAATTTGGCTAATGATTGTTTCTTTTTAGTTTCTTCTGAAACTATTTTTCCTTTTTCGGTTTCTGAAATTTTTCTTTTGGATTCTTCTGAAAATTTGTGTCCTAAAGATCTTTTATTTCCTTTGGCTAACTCAGACATTTTCTTTTTGGATTCATCTGAGTGTTTAAATGTTTTACCAAATGACGGACTATTTTCTCCACAGTGAGATTTTCTATTGGTAATTTTTATTCGTTCAAACATTTTGGAATTAATAATTCTACAAGTAGTAGTTTTACTTTGGTAACCCATACGATTAAAAGCACACCACATTTTGGCTTTCAATTTTCCAGTAACCATTTTTAGCAACAGATGATGACATACCCAATGTTCCTTAAACGTCAAAGGTACTGTATCCTTACCACCAACGCACTTCGGAATAATATGATGTTTCTCCGTATATTCGGTTGGTTTGGTTCTCGCCAACGCACGATCAATAATCTGGTAATATGTTTTGGTGTATTTGTTACAGATAAAAGTTGACATTAGAATAATATTATGTTATACTTATATTTATGAATAATTTAGAACAATTAATACAAAAAATTTCGGATTTAAGGTTGACTATGTGGCCATATAGTTCAAATATGAATATGGAACAGATCGATCATTTACTCGGAACTCTATTGGAAGAAGCTGGTGAATTTCGTTCAGCAATTCGTTCCTTTATTGGGAGACCTTTCAGTCCAGAAAAGAAAGGCTCCCGAGAACATATGGTAGAGGAATTTGGAGATACTTTGATTCCTCTTGTGGCTCTTTCTCATATGACTGGTATCTCATTTGCGGAAGCATTGCAAGCAGCACAAACCAAATTAACTATCCGAAAGCATAATAAGGATAATGATTTGAGATTACAACATATTATGGAAAAGGATGCTCAATGATTTTTCCATTTGACTGTCACCAACCATTTCGTTGGGATCTAGACGACAATATTAATATGAGAGTAAAATATCCAAAGACGATGCATTTTCCCTGGTCACCCGGATTACAGAATGACGACCGGATGATTCAGGATAATCAAATGATTGGTCACAGTATTGTTATGACCGAGAAATTAGATGGAGAAAATACCACTATGTACCGGGATGGTATTCATGCACGGTCTCTTTCCGATATGTCCAGACATCCATCCAGAGATTGGGTAAAAACTGTTCATGGACAAATAGCACATACTATTCCTTCTACGTGGCGCATCTGCGGTGAAAATTGTTTCGCAAAACATTCAATTCATTATTGTTCTGCTAATCATAATGTGTTGGATTCTTGCTTCCAAGTATTCGGTATCTGGGATGGAGACTATTGTTTGTCTTGGAAAGATACTAAAATGTATGTTACTATGATGGGATTGAAAACTGTTCCTATCCTATATGAAGGAATATATGATGAAGACTTCCTAAAGAATTGGTTCAAATCTCAAGATAAAGAAAACATGGAAGGTTATGTTGTTCGTATTGCTGAATCCTTTAAAATGGACCGATTCCAAAATGTTGTCGCTAAATATGTACGTAAGGGACATGTACAGACTTCAGAACATTGGTTGAATGAACCACTCGTAAAGAATGAGTTTAAATATGAGTAGATATAAAAATATTGTTATCATTGATTATAATGATGACCGTTCATTCAAAGATATACTTCAAGAGGAAATAAATAGAGAAATTGTCCGGGAACTTCGTAAACTTACCTTTCCAGATCATCCTATTATTCCAACAAAGCCCGCCAAATTCGATTAAGGATTTAAAATGACAAAACGTGATATTGTTGATATGATCGATGACCTGATGGAACATGTAAGTCTACTCACAGACATTACCGATGAACTCGAAATTGATGAAGAGGATATGGTTTCGGTAGAAATCGAATCCAAAGTTGATAGCATCATAATGCATTTGAGATCTAAGATCTAATAATGTTTAACCACCTTAACATCGAAATCGCAGAAGTTGCCAAGCAAGTATCCAAAGATGATACAGGTGGACCAAGATTATATAAGACTCCACATGGTGATATTTACCCTTCAATCACCACAATTTTATCTCCATTGAAAAGAGAAATACTTGAGAAATGGCGAAAACGTGTAGGTGATAAAACTGCCGACGCTGAATCACAATGGGGAAAAGATCGGGGAACAGCAATACATTTGGCAGCAGAAAATGTATTGAATAATGAAAGCATCATAGGACATCCACTTCTTGTCAGGATGTTAATTCAAGATTTGATGCCGTATCTCCGAAAGATTAATAACATTCATTGCCAAGAACAACCGTTATATTCTGATTTTTTTGAAACGGCCGGCCGGTGTGATACGATTGGTGAATACGGTGGTAAACTTTCTATCATAGATTTTAAAGGATCTAAACGTACCAAAAAGATCGAATGGGTCCAAGATTATTTTCTCCAAGTTTCGTTTTACGCATATTCCTATTATGAAAGAACCGGTTATAAAATAGAACAGGGAGTTATTCTGATTGCCAATGAACAGGGACAAGCTTCAGAATTCATTATTAATCCTTGGGAGTATTGGAGTAAACTAAAGGAGGTCCGGAAACAGTATAAGGAAGAATTTGGAATTTAAAATTTCTCTTTATAAGGACCCCGTTTCTTTCCTAATTTAGCTAAAGACATTTTTCTTTTAGTTTCTTCTGTCCGTTTAGAACCTATATTAAATTCTAATAATTTCTTTTTGTGAATTTCTGTAAGTTTCCTTCCTACAGAATTTGTATTACCTTTAGCAGATTTAGATTGTTTCTTTCTGGTTTCTTTAGAAACTTTTCTTTTGTAATTGATAGCATTTTCTCCAGAACAAGATAAAATATTAGCGAGTTTTGTTCTTTCAAATATTTTAAGATTTATAATTCTTCCATTTTTACCATTGAATTGCCCCATCCGATCAAATGCTAACCACATTTTAGCCTTTAATTTTCCGGTAACCATCTTCAATAATAAATGATGGCAGATCCAATGTTCCTTAAAAGTTAATACCACAGTTTCCGTACCGCCGGCGCACTTTGGAATAGTATGATGTTTCTCCGTATACTCTAATGGTTTCGGTCGTGCCAAAGCCCGATCAATAATCCGGTAATAGGTCTTGGTATATTTGTTATCGAGATAAATAATTTCAGACATCCGCGGTAATCCCCTTTACTGCATTGTTTAGGGTGTGTTTTGGTATCAGCCATTTCACACCCACAACTATTTATATTTCTTGACATTTCAATTGTTTTATGATATACTTAATTTGAGAGGTAACATGATCGTTAACGTATACGTAAAAGAAACTGTAGGAAAGACTCGTAAGGTTATTCAAACTGACGTTTCTGGAAATGATTTTAATATTGCCGTTCGTGTCATCATGCAAGGCGGAGTATTCAATAAGGAAGTTTCAGATGTTGAAGGTACAGCGTTACCAGTAACCACTCTTTCTTTTTATCCTCCAACCAGTATTGAGAAAATTACTTATGAAGATAATCCAACTAAAAAACTGTAGTATTGGAATCGCAAATTGCGGTGCATGTCCTTTCTTTGAATATGATACCATGCGTGGAGAATATCATACTTGTAAAATTAAAATTGATGGACATACATTGTCTGTAGGTAAATTTGGTATTCCAACAGCTTGTCCTTTAAAGGATAATGATAGCCGAGTAAGATTTATTGGTTGCGAATATGATGGAACAAAAGGGTGTGATACATGGCAGCTATAATTAATAAAGATGTAAAATTGTCGGAAGCACAACAGAAGGAAATTGTTGAACAATGTAATGAGGCTTATGATAAAGGTGGAGCCGATGTTCTACGTATCATCGCAGAAACCGTACAACAGATTGCCGTAGATAATGAATCTATGACGGAACATGTGGCTTTCACTTTGTATATACTTGAAGCTATCCGGCAAAGACTTTCTGAAGTGGTTCATACCGAAGAGCATGATACTCTTCCGGAGCCCAGTCTAATTCTTTCCTAATGCCTATTGAAAATTGGTTTCATACAACAGTAAAAGGACATAAACATCGGTGGGGTAAATTTATTATTGTTTCGGACCAAAATATTAAATATAACCATAGAATGGTTCAAGGGAAAAAATATATTCTTAAAAGAGAATGTGAAACTTGTGGACAGATAGAATACAAACAGTACGAAAATAAACTCGATATTTAGCTTGACAAACCCGTGATAATTGTTTATACTAAAATAGTACATTCAAATTAACGCGGGTTTCTTTATTTATGAAGAGAACAGATCAAACAGCAACTATCACTATCGGGCTTCCAGCTTCAGGTAAAACCACTTGGGCAAAGAAGGAAGTTGAATCGGCAGAATTCAAAGGAAAGACTATTGTTCGGGTGAACAATGATGATATCAGAGCCGAGTTGAATGGTGATTCTGATGTTCCTTGGACTCCAGAGTTTGAAAAAAAGGTTCGCGCTATTCGTTTTGGTCGGATGGAACGTGCTCTCAAAGATGGTTTCGATATCATCGTTGATAATACCCATTTGAATTACAAGACTTTGAATAGCCTCAAGACTTGGTTGAAACAGAATTTCTCTCACGTTGCTATCATCGAAAAGAGTTTCCTTGATGTATCTATTCAGGAATGTTTGGATCGTGATAAGGCACGAGGTGATCGTGGAGAACGGTGTGTTGGTCCGGAGGTAATCATGAAGATGGTAAAAGACTCTAATCTAATACCAGAAGTTAAACCTTATCCTATTGATTGGGAATTACCATGGTGCGGTATTTCTGATTTGGATGGAACTTTAGCATTATTTGGAAAAAGACGAAACCCTTACGATGCTTCAAAATGTGATTTGATCGATACTCCCAATCTATCAGTTTTGAATTTGTTAACCGCCTATCATGATATTTACCAATTAACAGAAATTGATGGTTATCCTTTTAAATTGGGAAGAGAAAAAATATCTAAAATCTTTTTCTTTTCTGGGCGGTCTGACCAATATAAAGAACCAACGATTAAATTTCTTTTAACTAAATGTAACTTTTATATTATTGATAATCCTTATTTTGAATTGGTCATGAGAGAAAAAGGAGATAATAGATCTGATGAAATTATCAAAAAGGAATTTTTTGATGCTCATATTGTAGGTAAATATAATGTATCTTTTGTGTGCGATGACAGAAACCGTGTTGTACGGTTATGGCATTCTCTTGGTTTACCCGTATTTAATGTTGGCACGGGAGAAGAATTTTAACTTTATAAGGACCGCGTTTCTTTCCTAATTGTGCTTCCGATTGTTTCCTTTTATGTTCTAAAGTTTGGTGCGAATCTTAGCTCTATCGATAATCTGGTAGTAGGTCTTGGCGTATTTGTTACAAATAAAAGTTGACATTCATTAGTATTTATGATACTCTGTAATAGAGACAAATTATGATTTACGTTCCTAAACACGATGATATTGTGGATATGTTTTTGACACAACATTCGGAAGAACGTATTCTTGGACGATTTCCCAAACTGAAATTTAAGGAAAATCTTAAAGTCTTTGTTTCATATTGTGAGAGTCCACGTGCCGAATCAATGTGGGCAATTCCGATCGAAGGTGGTTATGTAATTGGTAAGTGGGTCCTTTCTACAAAAGGAAGTTATATCAAAGGTATCTTTATCGCTCAAACCGCATTGTATCATTGGCAGTTTAAGAGATCCGGTTTCATTAAAAAGATTTCGGTACAATTACAATTTAGACGTATTAATAGCCAAACAGCAAATAAGGAAAAAAGAAATGCTCATAAACGAAACGCTTGATGCTTTGAAGATTGGTGTTTGCTCTATGGTTTACACCAAGATGGATGGAGAAGTTCGTCATGCTACGGGAACTTTGAATCCTCATTTGATTCCTGGTGAATTTCATCCTAAAAAGAAACCCGTAACAGAAGAAACCCCGAATGAATTGGCACGACGTAAGGACCTTGAAACACCAAGTGATCTGGTTCATTACTTCGATTTTGGATCTAAAGGATGGCGTTGTTTCTGGTTGGAAAATCTGAAGTCTTTGAGCGTACATCTACTATAAAGAAAAGGGGCTTTATGCCCCTTCCTTTTCTTTGAAAAAATCTCTCTTTGCGATAATCCATTCTTTAACTATACCAGAACGTACAATATCTTCAATACCAAATTCTACGAAACTAAAACTTTCGCATGATTCGATGATATCCAAGAACTCTGGTAAACCAGTTTTATCATATTTACTTCTATATAAATCCGTTTGTTCTATATCACCACAAAAGATAACCTTACATTTATCTCCCATACGAGTAATTACTGTATCTAATTCCTCAAAATTCATATTCTCTATTTCATCAACAATAACAATAGCATCATTCAATGTTGTTCCTCGTAAATGAGACGTGGTTATAAATTCTAATAATTTCTTTTCTTTTAAAAGTTGGTAAGCATCTCCTCTTCCAAATAATTCACAACAAATCTTTTCATATGGAACTTCATATGCGGCTGCTTTTTCACCATCTGTTCCTGGTAAGAACCCCATATCCCTAGAGGGAACAGCACTTCGGACAATAATAATCTTGGGATATTTTCTTGCGAAAACATCTTGTATGGCTAACCATAATGAAAGGAAGGTTTTTCCTGTACCGGCAACACCATGTAATACTAAATTGTAATTATCATTATAACAATCAATAGTTTCCTGTTGATTGGGTGTTTTGGCTTCAATCCTTTTTAAAGAGAAAGACTTATCCAGTACTGGTTTCTGTTTTTTTGCTGACATTCTTTTGATGTCCTTTAGCGGAAATTTAGGAAGTTAATATAGTACTCATCAATACAACATATCTAAATCATTCTACCTGGTTGGTAATGTGCTTTATTGAAATTCACAAATTTAGTTTTTAATTTACCATCGGGACCTTTTACGCTTCTATCAGGGACAGAGTTTTCCATACGTCCTAAAACACCATGAAGAAACGCATCTGGAGGTCTGGTTATTCCTAGGCGTATAGGATCACCAATAGCTGGAGCAGAACTTAAAAATTGGTGTACGCATCCGGTAAAATGGCATTCAGGACATGGGGAAATTTCAGGGAGCAAATAATCTTTCATTGGTAATGAGGCTTCAATTACCGTATCACAATTGTTACAAATATATTCATAGTTTGGCATAGTAGGGTCACTTTCTTTCGTCTAATACTATTTATATAAATCACTTGACAAGTATCAAAAATTCAGATATACTTAAATTATGGGCAGACATAAACAAGTACGCATAGTGATACCAAAAGAAGGTGAACCTGTTTCCAAAAAGGCTCTCAATGACTCCGCAGTTGTTGCTTGGGGTAGTGAGCCTATTTTTCATCCTTTGAATCCTCTATTGACCGCGGATGAAAAAGAAACAGAAACGGAAATTGCAATTTGCCAAGGTATAAATTGGTATCATTTCATGTGCGGAGAGAAAAACTTCAAGTCCTTTTTTATCGATTATGCCGAAAAATTCTTTCCAAAAGAAGCCGTAAAACTAAAACATTTGGATTCAGAACTTTTTGTTTGTGGTTCTGGCCACGCTTATGGAATTGTTGCTCGCATGATTATGCGTGGTTGGCCTGTAAAAGAAAAGCATATTGAACGCCTTGAAGAATTGATTAAGGAATATGCCAAGACTGTTGTATCGAAGGAAGATAAACCTGTACTTGTCAAGGCAAGAGATCCTAAATTGATTGAAGCTATCGGAGTTGTTAATGGACAACTTGATGATTTCGGTTTCGGTTCTAAAAAGGGATTCCCCGATACATGTATGGCTAATGTAGCTTTAAAACTTGGATGTTCTAATCCCCAAAGATTGAAAGTACATGAACATTTCGTTCCTATGATGTTGGAACTTAAACTTGCTATTGACGGTAAGAATACCGAAATGAAGGAAGCTTATTCCGGGAACACTAAAGCCACTCTGAAAAAGATCTATGACTGGATGATTGGTGAGCCTTCTGTAGATCTTATTAAAGCGGTAAAGAAAACTCGTAAGGCTCGTAAGATAAAGCAAAAGACTCCGGCACAGATCCTGAAGTTGTTCACTTGTCAGAAATATAATAAGGAACTCAATATCAATTCGATTGAACCTGAAGATATTCTCCGAGCAGAACAGTTGTGGGTATTCAATACGAAAACTCGGCGTCTTGGTGTTTTCTATGCAGCCGATGAAAAGGGACTTTCAGTAACTCGTAAGTCCATAGATAATTACGATGAGAAAACCAGTTATTGTAAGAAGATTCGTAAACCAAAAGAATTTCTTCCTGGTGTATTGGCTGCTGGAAAGGTAGCACTTCGCCGTATCTTGGAAGATGTTCATGCTACCAAAACATTGTTAAAGAGTCGTATTAGTGCTGATGTTCTACTTCTAAAGGTGGTAAAATAATTAATGGTTAATATGAACGCATATGAATCTTGGGTTGAATTCATGATGGAGTATTACATGAATATTTTTCCAGGACATGAAGAAAAAATTTATCGTAGATGGGCAGTCGGATCGGTAGATCGAGCAGCCGTAATGCTCGGAGATTATTTTAGTAGGAATTATTATGATAATCGACTATAATAATCCCGATTGTTTTTGTCCTTATTGTGAAGATCTTCTGGATGATGATGGTTCATGTCCTAATGATTGTGATTATGAATTAGAAGATTATCTATTGGATGAAGATGATCTTATCTATGAGGATGATTTTTATGATATCATTCCTGGATATGATTTTTATTTAGAAGATTTTCCTGATTATGAATAAAAAGACATTGGATCTTTTACCATCAACCATAGATATGGGTGTGAGATACGCAAGAGAAATTGAAATATCTCCTGAAAAGAAGATCGTTTATCTTTCCATTGATCCAGAAAAAGAAACGGAAGCATTAGCAGCCGAAGTAAAAGACTTCTGGTTGATATATAGTACTACACCGAAAGAAATTAAAAATGATCTACAACCCACTACCTAAAGAAAAACAAGCATTGATGTATATTAGTCCTTCTGGAGTCTTGTCTATGGATAAGACAACACATGAACCTTTATGGACCAGGCTCAAAAGAAAGTTTCATAATCTTTTTCAAAAGAAGATAAAACTTATCCCAATTACAGATAGCCAAAATCCTGTAGCTTGTGATATGTTGAGTAGACAACAAGGTGAAGTAATTGCTCCTATGCCATTGGATACGGTAGAGGATATTGCTGGCATGGCATCATCTGCGGCAGCGGATCATGAATATGAGAGAGTTATTATTTATCCTATTAATCCTGAAATGAGATCCAAAGTTTTGGAACTGATACAGAATAATAAACAGGTCTATCCGATGTTTGAATATTCTGAAGCTAATATAGTTTCAAATGATGATTTAAATTCCAAAACAATAATATACAAATATGGTGGAAGATCTCATTATACCAAGCCCGTCTGATAGGATAACATCATTAAATGACATTATATTAGTTTGTGCGTGGGGTAGTTACGTTTTATCTAAAGAACGCAGCCAAGACGTTTTGGCGGGTATTGAGAGTATATCTACAATGTGTTTAGGCTTAACAAAAGACAATCAACCGAAACATCCATTACATATTGCTTATTCTCAAGATCTTATCCCATTTGACATCCATTAATGCTTGTGCTATAATGATTAGATAATGTCAATATTAATAGATTTTTCTCAAATCGCAATCAGTAATTTATTTGCGAATATTGGGTATGGCCATAAAGCCTCACAGGAGTTACCGGATGTGAGTGCTACACCGGGTACTCCCGGTACCAAAACGATAATAAATGAAGACTTGATCCGGCATATGGTTCTAAATTCTCTTCGAATGTATCATATGAAATTCGGAGAAAAATATGGACCATTAGTTGTCTGTGCCGATAATCGTCATTATTGGCGTAAGGATATTTTTCCCTATTATAAAGCCAGTCGTAAAAAGACCCGAGATAATTCCGGGTTAGATTGGCATCTTATTTTTGATTCATTAAACAAGATTAGGGATGAGATTGCCGCATTTACTCCATACCGAGTTATCAATGTGAACCTTGCTGAAGCGGATGATTTGATTGGTGTTATTGCTAAGAAAGAACATACAGCGGAAAAGATTCTTATACTTTCAGGAGATCATGATTTCCAACAGTTACAGAAATACAAGAACATTGAACAGTATGCTCCAATCCAAAAGAAATTTATGACAACAGAGAATCCTATTGAGTTTCTCCGTGAACATATTATGGTTGGAGATGCTGGTGATGGTATCCCCAATTTTAAATCTCCTGATAATACCTTTGTTGCTGGTTTGCGGCAGACTTCAATTTCAAAGAAGGATTTAGCTCGGTGGATTAAAGAACCTAAGCCAGAGAATTTTTGTGATATCAAGATGTTATCTGGTTATAAACGTAACCAACAGCTTATTGATTTGGATTTTATTCCGAAAGATCTACAGAAAACGATTGTTGAACTTTGGGAAACACCCTATAAAGAATCTCGGAAAAATCTTTTGAATTATTTTATCAAATTCAAGTTGTCATTACTTTTGGATCATATAGGGGAGTTTTGAGCATTTAAAACCTTTATGTTGTTTGTACTTTCCTTGACTCACAGAAACCATATTACCAGCAAATAAATTATTTTCTCTACAAAATTGTTTTAAATTTTTAATAATTTTTATATCTCCTGAAGGATAAATAATTTCCCAATACCGAGATCTTGAATCAATCATTTTTAAAATTGTTTCATTGGGGAGTTTTTTATCTTTCCAATAACAATTATTTTCTCGTAATAATTGTGATGCTGACATTTTCCTTTTAGTTTCTTCTGTTGGTAATAATCCTTTATGACCCATAGATATTTTATTTTTGGATTCTTTTGAATGTTTAAATCCTAACATATATTGATTTCCAAAAGATTGACTATTTTCTCCAGAACATGCATCCCTATTAGCAATCTTGATCCGTTCAAACATTCTGGAATTCACAATTCTTCCTTTTCTATATGAATTATTTTGTCCCATCCTATCGAAAGCATAATACATTTTAGATTGTAATATTCCTTTTACCATTTTGAGTAACAAATGATGACACGTCCAATGTTCCTTAAAAGTCAATGGAACCTTTTTGGATTCTGGTAACTCCAAATATTTGGTAATTGCTTGTGGTATAATATGGTGTTTTTCAGTATAACTTGGTAGTTTTGTCCGTACCAAAGCCCGGTCAATAATCCTATAATAGGTTTTGGTGTATTTGTTGTCGATATAAATATTTTTAGACATCTGCGGTATCCTTTGTACTGCATTGTTTGGGGTGTGATTTGGAATCAAGCCATTTTACACCCGATAATATTTATATCTTGACATTTAGATAAAAATTTGTTATAATTTAAAAAGAAAATTTTATGAAGAGCATAAATAATCTTATGGCTATCCGATTAATCCCAGAAATACTTGATGAAGTAAAAGAATGTACCACGGAAGAACAGGTAAAAACTGTCCTTTTAAAGAATCAAAGCCCGGCACTACGGTTGATGTTTCAGTATGTATTTCGGCCCGAATCAGTTTTTACAATTAAAACACTTCCCGAATACACCCCGGATTCCGGACCATTGGGTTTAAGCCCATCTAGTCTATTCATGGAACTTAAACGTTTCTATGTTCTATTAGATATCAAAGATATTCCCGAACGAAAGAAAAGAGAAATCCTAGTTCAAATGTTGGTGAGTGTTCATCCCACCGAAGCTGTTTTGATTGGTAAGATTATCAATCATGATCTTGAAATTCCTCTTTTGACAAAGAAAGTGGTTCAGGAACTCTGGCCAACATTATTCTAAATGACACCATCTATTATATCTACAGGAGAAATTTATGTTTCAATAGACATTGAAGCAGATGGAAAAATCCCTGGTGAAAGTTCCATGATTAACTTTGGTGCGGCTTTCTATGATAATATCGGCACACCATTGAATGTTGAGTATGAAGCAAATTTGGAACCACTTTCGTATCCTGCAAAACCAGATCCAGACACAACTATTTGGTGGGAACAACAATTTAAAAAGAATCCTAAATTGAAAGAACATTTAACTTCTAATGTTCGTCCCGCTTCTATTGTGATGCAAGAGTTTGTGGATCTATCCAATACAATAGGAAAACAATATAAAGCCCCATTAACACCGATTGCCTATCCTGCCGGGTTCGATTGGACATGGATGTATTGGTATTTGGTTTCTTTTACCAAAAATTCACCATATAGTTTTTCTTGCTTAGATATCAAGTCTTTTGCTATGGCTAAGATGAATTGTGATTACCGATGGGCTGTAAAACGTAATATGCCAAAGACTTGGTTTAATAAAACTCTCAAACACGACCACAGCGGATTAACAGATTGTAGAGGACAAGCCGCCCTTTTCTTTTCGATGAAGAATGTATAAATAGCATTGATGCTACCTATTCTGGAAAAGATCAATGAGGAAGGTGAATACCGGCCGACCATTAAAGAAGTACGCCAATGGTGCTGTTTATTAAACTCAATTGTTTTTGAAGGAAAATTTCCTAAATTTTCTAATATTACAGTGAAATCTTTTTATGGTCAATTTGCTGCGGTAACACCATATATCAATACCAAAACAAATAAACGGTCTTGCCAATTAGAAATGGATATTTCTTTTAGGAATTTTAAATTTTTTATTACCATATTAGCTCATGAAATGATTCATGCTCATCAATGGATAGTGAAAGAAATTATACCTAATCACGACCGAAAAACATTTTTTATTTGGAAAACAGCGTTAGCATTACATGGTATAGAATTACACGTACACTATACCAGAAATTAATCACTTGACATTAATGGCCTTCATCTGCTATACTTAAAAAAGATGAAAGAAACACTAGCATTTATATTACCCTGTGTAACGATTGCATTAAGTTTGGGTGCATCGGCCGTTTATGGTTATTGTGGTGATTGGCGTCGTTGCATTTATTGGTTTGCTGGTTCACTTATTACGGCATCAATGACCGCGCCCGATAGTTGGTTTAAATAGTTTGCTAAATAGAGTTTGAAAGAATTTTAGGGAATTAGGGAAGTCTGGTCGTCCCGTGTGCCCTGGGAGCACAAGATCCCCGGTTCAAATCCGGGATTCCCTACCAATTTTCATCTGTAGTTTAAAGTGTATAGAACGGTGCCATTTGGAGGCAATGATTACGGTGGGTTTTAGGACAGCAACGACCGCACAGATGGACCAATTTTGCCGGCGTATCGGTTCTGAGAACCGGCAAAAGGTGTTGTGGGAACTAGAGTTTGAGAGTCTTCCTAGTTTGGCACCTTAAACTTTCTGGAATCTCTGTTAAAATCGGATAATTTCCGGTAGCCACGCTAAGGCCAGCATTGAGGTTCGTCTCTAAAATGGCACGTCATGACGAGGAACGGCGACAATCGGAGGCCTATGTGTATCCGGTCAGTAGGGTTCGACTCCTTACCTTCGCCCCAGGAGTAGTTTATGAATTATCAAGGAGGTCACTATGAGGTATTTCCGTTAAGTTAGGAGAAACTCAGTGTCTAAAAAAAGAGCAGTTATTACGTGCGGTTGTAAACAATGTATGGGATGTCCAAGATCATCTTGGGCTAAAAGTACCATTCAAAACACCATACAAAAACTTCGGCACAGAACAAAACAGTTTTTAAAAACAGGCGAATACGATAAAGCCTTAGATGTAATAGTTTCAACAGGTTATTTAGATTAAAGTTTTGAAGGAAGATGACTCGGAGATACACCGTGTTAGTTCGTATGTGCATTGAGCATAAATCTGGGACTCGTACCCAGTTAAGCGGCTGTCTTTCCTTCAACCGGTATTATCGTTTAGAGTAATATAGACACTTTTCAAGACGGGAGTTCGACTCTCCCCACTTCCACCAACTTATGGGAGTGTAAAGGTTTCGATTGGACTGATGCGAGTATTATGCGATACGTAGAGCACCTACGCTAAATAGAGCAAACACAACAAAAGACGAATTTAATTATTCTCTTCCATTAGCCGCCTAAGAAGCGCATGGACGGGTTCGGTAGCTTCCCTGGTCACCCAAAAGCTACCAACTAAATCACACACAAAGGACACACCATGGACAAAAATCCATTTCAAATCAGAACAGAACTATTGAAGCAAGCGCAAGAAATTGCCACAGCAGATTATTACAGGGAATTGAATAAGGCGGAAACCCTATTTAATTGTTATGTGAACAAGGGAGAAATACCTGAAGCAAAAAAGGTTATTTATCCTTCTGCTCCTACTGCGGCTGATATCATCAAAGTTGCCACAGAATTGAATAACTTTATTTCGGTTTCATTCCGAAAATCATAAACTAAATAGATGCATGAACACACTCCGAAAAATAATCCTATTACTATGTCTCTGTGTGTCCCTACAAGCCTCAGACCAAAGATTAAAAAAAACAGTTTCCTTAATTGAAAATTTTGAAGGTTTCTCTGAAAAAGCTTATTGGGATATTGATGCTTATTCCATAGGTTACGGGACCCATTTAACTACTCCTTCTTTAATTACTTCCTACAGATTTGCTACAATATCTAAAACCGAAGCACAAGAATTAATGATTGAAAAAGTAATGGATATACATAATGTTTTATTATGCATTGTTAAAGTTCCATTAACAGACAATCAATATTCAGTTTTGGTATCTTTTACCTATAATGTAGGAATTCCTGGTTTAATGCATTCTAAATTGGTAGAATGTTTAAATGCCCGTCAATACAAATTAGCCAGCAATCAATTACGTAGATGGGTACATACAAAACATCGGGTAAATAAAAGTTTAATTAAACGACGTAAGAATGAACGTCTTTTATTCCTCAAAAAATAGATTGCTATCCATTTATGAATGTGCTATAATGTTATTATGAATAAAACACTGATCGTTGAGGATTTCGATTCTCTATTTATCGATCATCCCTTGTATCAGTTAAAGGAACAAATTGAGTTGGCTGTTATGACCTCATCGACATTTTCCCTTGCTATCGAAAAGCTTGTCAAAGATGAAAAGATGGATTATCTTGACGCAACATGTAAGCTATGTGAACAATACGAAATTGATTACTCTTCTGTTCCAAAACTATTGACTTCTGATATGCGGGATAAAATTGAAATGGCAGCAACAGAACGAAAATTCAGAATAGGAAAGTAATATGGAACTATTGATTTGTCCCAAAAAATATTTTGATGGTGCACCCTATGGAGTTACTGTAAGTGCACCAGAACCTGAGATTTGGAGAAGAGAAAGTTTAAATCGCTTCCTATTAGACAAAGTTGTTAAGTCTGTAGAGTGGTCCGAAAATGCTAACCTTTTGTTTCATTTTTCGGATGATTCTACTCTCTATATTTCTGCCATACAATGAACGCCTTCGAAGCTTACGAAAATTATCTAGCCATTAAAAGACACTTTACCAGTACATATGACTTTTTTAAATATAATGGAAAAGTAAATACTTCAGTAGCCGCATTTGAACGGCGCCGTGATAAATTCTTCTTTGAGAAAATAGCCAAAAAATACTCCATCGCAAAATCTACCGATCTTTTTGTTTCCAATTTTTTAGTTAACCCAGATCAATGGATAGGAGATTTCTTTGACGATGAAGTTGAAGAAATTTACGCTGAATGGCAAAAGAAAATTGAAAGTCTTTCCTATCATTTCTCAGAAGAGTGTGGAGCTTTATTATTCTGGGCAGAAACCAATGGGTTTAAATTCGATGAACTTTTCCGAACTAAAGATGGGTGTCACCCAATCATTGTCAAAATGGCTTTACAAAAAGTCGTTTCATTGGAAACTTTTATTATCTTAAACCAATTAATAGGATTTCTTCCTAATCTAGATAAAGAATTAAAGGACGTTATTTTTCAGGAATTACAATTTAAAATTTATAAATATCTTCCTTTTTTGAAAATAGATTTGGAGAGTTGTAAATGTCTATTATTGAAAAAAATCAAAAATGATTTTCCTTCTTTGGTATAAATAAAGATGTGATGAATTACCCAACGCCGCACAAACACCATATTTTTCCAAAACATATGGGTGGAGATAATTCTCCCGATAATATCACACCGCCAATTTCGGTAGTGTTACATGCTGCATTACATAAAGATCTTTATGACCATTATGGAAAGATTCAAGATCTAAAAGCTTCTCGTTTATTAATAGGTCAATCATTATCTGGAATAATGCAATCTGTTGAAACTAGAAATAAGATTTCAAAAGCATTAATAGGTAAAAAAGTTTCTGAAGAAACTAAAAAGAAGATGTCCCTATCTCATAAGGGCAATCAAAATTTATTAGGACATATAACTACTGAAGAAACAAAAAATAAAATTTCTATAGCTAATAAAGGCAAAAAACGTTCGGATGAAACTCGAAATTTAATGTCGGCCCATCATAAAGGTATGAAAGGTAAACATCATTCCGAAGAATCCAAACTAAAAATGTCTGAAACTATGAAAAGGAAATCTTCATGAGTAATGAAGATCTAGTAGAACAATACAATTCAGTTTGCGAAAAATGCAAAAAGATTATTTCCAGAGCAAACGAAGAAATTGCCAAGAGTGCATGTTTGGAAGTTGAATTAGCAGGAATGAGAGTAGAATTAAAAGCAGCATATGAGGAACTCACAGAGTTGAAGTATCAAAGGAAGTTGAGGGATATATGAATAATGTGAAATTAACCATAACAACTGAAGATCCAGAATTGATTCAGGAATTGAAAACCTTTTTGTGGAACAAACCTTACCAGAAATATAAAATGATTTCTGACTATACAAATGGTCCGCAAAACTTGAATGAAATTTTTTATTCACAAGATGAATAGATAGTACTTGACATTTACCGAAATTTGTAGTATAATAAATATAATCAAGTAACACCTACATTATGAGATCCTTGTGAACAAGACAAATAATACAATACAAGGAAATATAAAGATTTGCTACACCACCATCATATCCAACCTAAATATTTAATTGGGAAAGATAATTCACCAGATAATCTCACACCTCCAATTTCGGTCCAATTACACTCAGCATTACATAAGGATCTTTACGATCATTTAGGTAATACAGAAGATCTCCGAGCATATAAAATGTTATTAGGAGAATCCTTAAGTGGAATAATGGAAACCCCCGAATACCGGAAGAAAATAAGTGTGGCTTTAAAAGGTATAAAGAAACCTCCATTTTCGGAAGCACATAAGCAAAATCTTTCTAAATCACATAAAAATTTAAAACATACCAAAAATCAAATTAATAAAATTTCTATTTCTTTATTAGGAAACAAAAGAGCCATAGGTAATGCCAAATTATGGATAATTATTTTCCCTGATGGATCAGAAAAAGAAATTTTAAATCTTAAACAATTCTGTAAAGAAAATTCATTGAATCCTACACATATGAGTAATGTTGCTCAAGGTAAATTTAAAGCACATAAAGGATTTAAATGTTTAAAAGTAAATGATAATGATAAGGTGAACAAGACAAATATAATACAAGGAAATATATGAGTTTCGCAAATTACAAAAAGACAAGAACAGATTTAACCAGGATCAACAAGAAAGTGGATGAAATCGCTGAAGGAACAAGAAAGTCTTACAAAGATGATCGGTTCTGGCGTCCTGTGGTTGATAAAGCAGGATCCGGCGCAGCAAGAATTAGATTCCTACCAGCAGCCGAAGGAGAAGATCTTCCTTGGGTACAATTTCACCAACATAACTTCGACATTGATGGAACTTATTTCATCGAAATGTGTCCCACAACTTTAGGCAGAGATTGCCCAGTTTGTAAGGCAAATGGTATTCTTTGGAAAACCGAGATCGAAGACAATCAAAAAATCGTCAAAACCCGTAAACGTAAGCTATGCTATGTTTCCAACATTCTTGTATTAAAGGATAAAGAAGTTCCTGAGAATGAAGGAAAAGTATTCTTATATCAATATGGACAGAAAATCTTTGAAAAGATCAAGGGCGCATTGAAACCCAAGGACGAAGACGATCCAGCAGTAAACGTATTTGACTTCTGGGAAGGTGCTGACTTCTCATTAGAAATTAAGAAAGTGGCCGGTTATCGTAATTACGATGATTCGAAGTTTAGAGCCGCTTCACCGTTGTTCAAGGGTGATGATACTGAATTGGAGAAGATCTTCAAAGTATTATATGCTCTACAACCATTCGTTGCTGATGCCAAATTCAAATCATATGAAGTTTTGGAGAAGCAATTCAACGAGACTGTTACCGGAGTTAAGGGAAAGGTTCAAAAGAAAGCTGATGAACTATTTCCTGATACCGAAAAGCCAGCAACCGTAGAAGCACCTGTAAAGAAAGAACGCAAGCCAAAGGATACTAGCGCAGAGCCACCTTGGGAAGAAGCTGTTCGCAAACCCAAAGCAAACGCAAAGAAAACTCCTAAAACTGAAAAGAACACAGAAGAAGTTCCAGTTGAATCGGATAGCACATTGAACTATTACGAGAAATTGGCAGAAGATGAATAATCTTCTCTTTTGAAAGTAAAATAAACCAAGAAACCGGTCCATAACGAAAGATGTTATGGACCGGTTTTGTATTTGGATTCGACTCTTTTTTGACGTTTTAATCTCAAAGTAGCACTAGATATCAGTTATGCTCAAACAATCGCGTGGCCAGTCTAGAAACCCCAAGAAACAGCATCACAGATGCTTATTAACTGCTGAAACTGTTATTGCGTCGGGTATCTCTATAAGTATTGTCTCGGTTATGTGGATCTTGTTGTTGTGATATAACTGCCGCAGAATTATTGGTTGTATTTGATGGAGCTACAACTACATTTCCTCCACCTTTATTTTGAGATTGTTCTGCCTTTTTGTCTTCATTATCTTTAGTTGTGGCTAAAATAGCTTTACCTTGAGAAGGAGGTGCTGGTGGTAATAATGCTACTTGACTAGAAGAAAAAGCGGCAGCCTCTTCTGTTCTACGATCATTTAAACTAGAAAGTACTTCTACTTTATTTGTTTTTGGATTATGCCATTTATTGTACGATTTCATGGTTGAAATTGCACCGGTATAATCTCTCTTATTTAATTTAGCAGCAACTTTTGGTACAGCAGCCGGTAGATTATAAGCCAAATCAATCATAGAATCTGCCATATCTTGTGTTAATGGAATCTTAACAGAATTATTTACTATTTTTTCATATTTTGTCATATCTCCTTTTAGAAGAGTAGTAGCAGTAGCTTTATCAATTTCAGTAAATTTTTCACCTTTCTGTATTTGGTGTCCATATCCTATAGATTGATGACCGAAACCATCAGGATAAGGTTTAGCAGCAAACCCTTCATGTTTCTTAATTCCTTCAATACCTTTAGTAGACATTTTCATTTGACCAGGTTGTACTAAACCTGTTGTTAATACGGGTGCTGATGGTTGAGGTGCTGTTGATGGTGTCATTGAAGGAGGTGGTGAAGATACGGGTGCGTTAGCTGATGATCCTGAAACCATTGTGGGTGTTTGAGAACTTGATTGATATACATTTGGTTGTCCGGTAGTTCCCATTTTCGATGGCGCAACAAATGCAGCATTTCCTGCACCAGGGCCAGCCATTTTAGGTGATGGTGGTTCTTTTTCTTTAGGTGTGGGTCCTGGTGCCGGTGTTTGTTCTGATGTTTTTTCTTTTGGAGATTCAGCAGCATGAAGTTTTTTAGCTTCATCTGGATGTTTGCTTTTCAACCATTCATCATACCAAGATGTTCCACCATAAGCTTTAGATAAACCTTTAAAATTATTCCAAACTTTAGTTTTCCAAACTACATCAGGAATCCACCAATGTTTTTCCATACCCTTAACACCATTATCTGTTAAGGCTTCAGCATATAAATCAAATGGAGGTTGGTCGACACCCATTACATCGAGTGCTTTATCTGCCATTTTATTAGCAACCCATCCAGAAGCAATTACAGTTCCAGCAGCACCAGCTAATCCTAATGCTGCACCACCGGCACCTAATGTTCCTGCGGCACCGGCAACTCCTGCTGCTCCAGCGCCGGCGGCACCCGCTCCTGCTCCAGCACCGGCTCCAGCCGCCGCACCGGCTCCTGCTCCAGCACCTGGCAACATATCTTTAAGTGTATCCCAAATACCTTTTTTATTTAGATCCTTCTCTTTATTATTAGTTGTAGGTCCTGTTCCTAATAATTTAATAGTTTTGATTAATTCATCCTGTTGTTCTTTTGTGGCAATTCTTTTTTCTTCTTCTTGTGCTAAAGTAGCATCTGTTTTAGTTGTTTCTTCATCATGATATTTACCCATATCATCATGAATTTTAACAGCGATTATTTGTAGATCCTTCAAAGATTTCGTAGCATCATTTTCTAATGGTGCTGGTGTTGGAATTTCTACTCCTTTTTGTTTAGGAACATAATTTCCTTCCATCATACCAGGAGCAAAACGTCCCTTTTGATTTCTATTCCGGAATTTACCTTCATTTAAAAAGAGGGGTTGTTGAGGTGGATAATTAAAATCTCTATTTTGTCCTTCTCTTAATGCTCTATCTTTTGGTGTTACATCTACAGGTCTATTTCTTTCTCGTTCAGCTTCGGCTTCCTGATTCATTTCATGGGAGGCCAAAACTAATTGTGGTGCACTAACATCCGGATATGATTGTCTTTCTCCAAAAGGAACTTGTCCTAAATCTTCAAATTCAGCATCAATGATATTATCTTTATTGGGAGAAGTTTCTGGTTCTTCATTTAAAGGATTATCATGAGTTTCTGGTGTCGATTTGTTTTTCTTTAGTTTTTCTTTTCGTTCTTTTTCCGGAGAACCTTCACCAGAAAATCTTCGGCGCCTTCCATTACCTTTTCCGGGTTTACCAGGAAGTCCTCCATTTTGTAATTTTTCTTTTTGGCGATTTAATAGATCTCTATAAGCAATGGAATCTAAAAGACTAGATCTTTTACTACTATCTTCAGCTTTTTTGGCAGCCTTATTACGATCTAAAAGATACTTTATTCCTAATTGTACAATGGGGGCTTTTGAGGTTAAAGCCTCTGTAATACTGATAGAATTGATACCTTGACGTTTTAAGAAACCTCCTAATTGAGCCCCTAACTTTTTCCTTGAACGGATTTCATCATCAATCTTGGTAGCAATCAAGGCATATTGTTGATATACACCTTTCCCTTGTTCTGAACCACCAAGAGATTCATTTGCCATTTTTCGGAGATTTTCTAACCGAGATTTATTATCTTTTAGTTGAGCAATAGATGCCTTTTTCATTTCTGCGGCAATAGAATCAAACCGCTGATTGAAAAATTCGGCAGCATTATTAGATTTTCCTTGTCCAGGAACTTCAGAAGTGGCACTTACAGCCTTCATTTTGGCTTGAAGATCTTCGATAGATTGACCTAATCCATCAATCGTTTTTTTAATACGATCATTTAAGTCTTTTAAAGACTTTTCTATTTTAGTGGTATCAAAACTATCTTTTTTGAGATCCATGAAAGTTCCTTATTTCTTATTAATTACTTCTGATTGTCCCAACTTCTTACCACTTACGAAAGTAGTTAGCGCGGTCATACCTGTTTCCCAAACTCTGGCATTTCCTTGAAAAATCCCAATCAAAGTTATACTAAAAAACATTACGATAATCGCACCTGATAATGAAAGCGCCTCTACAAATTGAAATAACCAATTATCTGGAACTAATTTTGTTACAGATGTAGTTGTTGTAGTTGTCGGTGTTGTATCTTGCTTATCTTCCATTTTTTTTGTCTAACCTCGCTTGTTCCTCTTTCACCCATTTTGCTACAAGTTCTACGTAAATATTGCGTTCCCACGGAAGCATTTCATTTAATTCAGTGAAAGTATATCCATGATGTAATCTTAAGGCATGATTGGTTAGCATTAAATTGGCTAGAGTTTCATGCCTTAATCCTATGCTAAAAAACTTTTAGTTCCTTCTACAATAATATCCGCCTCATGTTTACATTTAGGGCATTTGAAATGAACTTCATGCCGAATAACTGGTAATGTATCAAAGAATTTTAGGATCTTTGCGTATTGTTTTTGAGATAAAGATTCCAAGAATGTAATTAATTCCTGTTTATCTAAATGTTCCTTTTCATATGTTTTTCCTTCTTTATCATAAATCATTTCAATACATTCTATGATTACTTCAAAGGATACTTTACTTTCATCCAAAGTAGGAAGTTTAGTTAATTTTTGATAAATTTCAAAAGTAGGATAACTTAATACAATACCTATTCCATCTTGTAATTCTATTTTAGGATTATTTTCTGGATTTTTCTTAATTTCAATAGCATCTAAATTGACGGGCACATTGACAATGTATCCACAATAATCTCTTTCATTTCCATCTTGATCTTTTTCTGTTACACCTTCTGGTAATGAAGCATGACATTCAAAAGGTAATGTAACCATTTCTTCAACTGATTTACTTCTGATCTTTAACCAGATATAATCAATATCAAAAATAGGGAGTTTATATACATTCAATTTGGAATTCAATAAGCAATTTTCTAGCACTTGCCGTAATGCTCTAATCTGGGTTTCGGTATCATCTTCAATAGCAATCAAAAGCAATTGCTCTTCCTTAACTGTGAATGGACGAAACATTATTGTTTCTCCACTCGAAGGAAGAATTAGAGTATATTTGGGTAGATTAATTTGTGGAAGATTCATAACTATGCCTTTTAGATTTTCTCATTTTTTCTTTTGTTTGTTCCGAAAGAGGTTTTCCTTTATTTCCTGAACCATTTTTATTTCCTAACTGAGCTTTTCTCATTTTTTCCTTAGTTTCTTCAGTAAACGGTTTTCGTTTTTTACCTAAATGAGACAAAGAAATTTTCTTTTTTGTTTCTTCGGAACGAAGTTTTTGTTTCTTTCCCTTAGTAGACTTTGAAATCTTATTTTTGGTTTCTTCTGTATGGTGTTTACCTAACCGTCTTTTATTACCTTTTCCAGCCTCACTTAATTTCTTCCTATATTCTAAAGAATTCATTACATCACTTTCAGATTCTCCAAGTAACATTTTATATGCTTTTAAATCTTGGATTTTTCCAAATCTTTCATACAATTCTTTATGTGCTTGTGCATGGTCTTCAATAGAAAGTACAACAATATTTTCCGGTGAATTATCGTAAATTCCTCCGGTCATATGTCTTGGTTTTATATGATGATTATGTAACATTTTAACCTTTTTGTTGTGGATTATAAATTGTGGTTTCAAAACCTTTTGGTACTCCACCTGACGGTTCAATCGTTGTTGGTGTACCTGCATTAACTCTTAAATTAATCCATTTACGATATTCAAACGTAATAGGAAGAATATGATATTGATTATGTGCTGAATAGTCTAAATTTAATTGTCCAATAGTAAGAGGCCAACATTGGAAAAATCTTACTCCATAAGTAGCATTATCAGTATCATCTAATTGATAAACATCCATTGTAGTGGCATAATCAGAAATATAATTAAAATCTGATGTATCTGGATCTTGTATAGTATAGGACCATGCATCAAAGAAATGTCTTTCTAACATATCTTGTCCGACAATAAAATTTAAAGTTATATCGGAATATACATCAACATGAGGCATTGAGAAGAATGATCCGTAAGTCCTAATATCAGATATTCCATATGTTTTGCCTGGTAGTTCGGCTCGTGTACACATGAAATCTAAACGATTAGGAAGATCGGCGCCTTCAACACCTATCTGTCGAAAATAATTAGGTAAGGCACCTAAAGATTGAGGACTTTGTCCTGATAAAGCAGCAAGTGAAGCTATTCTGGTTTGATCGGTTTCTGTATTTCCAACAGTAAGAGATTGAATAATTCTTGGTGGAACAATTTGAACAGCAAACCTTGTTGGTCTGGCTAATCCACTAGCGTCGGCAATTTGTGATATAAAATCTTGTATCATTTATGTCTTCTTTGTTGGTAAACCATTTGAATTAACTACGCTTGTTGGAACTAAACCTGTCGATGTTGATGTTGTTTTTGTACCTTTAGGAAGTCCATTAGTACTGGGTCCCTTTTGTGTTCCTGCTATAATTCCGTCAGAATCTTTCCATACAAATGTTTTCGGCCGTTTTACAAAACTTTCAACAGGTAAAAATAAAGCTGTTTCCCAATCGGGTGCTTCTACTCTCACCAAATGGCTCATCATATTGGCTGGAATATATTTATGAAGGCATGGTTTAAATGCTTTGAACCGTGCCATAGATTTTAATGCGCGATACGAAAGTTTTAAACGCGCCCGAGGATCTGTAGGATGTTTATCTGCCAAAGTAAGTAATTCATGAAAAAGGAAATATCTCTGTTGATAACTTAAATAGTGAAAGTTTATTCCTAACCATGTACCATCAGAACATGGTCCAATAAAGAACACTAAAGGAAATCTATCCCAATAAGGAAGAGTCTTTTTGTGCTTTGCATCGTAAGCAAACAAATACATTTGCCCTGGATAATAATTTGTTCTTGCTCTACCTTTATCTGCCAATAAATCACTTTTAATATTTGATCCTCTTGAGTAATGAGAATCTCCAGTATAACCGCTCAAGTTTCTAATTTGATCTCGGTACCATTTAATGGCTCCGGCAACATTTTTAGAAAGTGGTTCCTTTTTAATTTTTGCTCTGACCTTATCGAGAATACTTATGTACGCCATAATAGTATTTATGAGTTACCGTAAATATTTTTCTCTGTAAGTATTTTAAATTCCCAATTTCTAACCTGGCAAAATTTTGTAGCGGCAGCCCATTTAGAAATATTGATAGCATATGTGGCACACCGAGCAAAATATTTCCGAGATTTCTTTTGGGGTTGTTTAGGAGGAAGAGTTTGAATTAAAGGCTTAACCTCAATCATAGTTACTTTTTCTTTACCATCATTAGTTTTAGCAAGAATAATAAAGTCAGGATAATATAGATGTTGTCTATTATCTTTAGGAGAAATATATGGAATACATAAATCTTTATTTCCTGTTGGGGCCATCCAACTTAAAATACTTGAACTATTATCAAAAAATTTCATGACAGTTCTTTCCCATAAAGAAAGATATTTTATTTTTCCATTACATGTAGTACCTTTATATTTTTCTTCGTTGTGTAAGTGATACATTCCTGAATATGCCATATTACTATGTATGAGACATGTGTATCATGGGAGAAATAAAACCCATAAAGGATACACTAAATACAATTAGAACAATATGGCTACTCAATTTCCAACAGACAGTATTAATAATCGGCAAGGAACAAATAATCCTTTACATAAACTTGAAAAAAATGGTTATAATGTCTCTAGTTTTAGTTATCCTATTGATCTAACAAATGATCCTGGTGAAAATCATATGATCGTTTTTTATATCAATGAATCAGCTACAACCCAATATGGAACTAGAAATGCTTCTGGTGAATTGGCATTTGATTCAAATACAGGATTAAAAACTAATTCAATTACACCAACAGTAAATGGAACCCAACAACCCGCACAAGCGCAAGCTAATAGTGGTTTACAACAAAATAAACGTAATGTAAATCGTGTTCCTACAGTTATAACAATGTATATTCCTCCTTTAGTACAAACTACGTATCAAACACAATGGGATACAGCAGAATTAGGAGCCATTGGTGGAATCGCAAAAGCATTACTTAGTGACAATCCTAATATTGTTAGAGCTTTGGGAGAAATTGCAGTTTCTACTGTAAAGGATTTATTTGAATCAGGAAAAGATGCCGCTTCAAAAGCCGGTATTAATGCAGATGTTGTTTCTGGAGTTTCATTAGCAACTAGAGTGGCTGTCAATCCTCATATGGAAATGCTATTTCGAGGAATTGATTTTAGAACATTTCAATTTGATTTCAAGTTTACTCCTCGTTCACAAGAAGAAGCTTTAAATGTGGCTAATATTGTTAAGGCATTTAAATTCTATTCTGCTCCTGAAGTACGAACAGGAGAAAATACTCCAAAATTTTATATATTTCCAGCAGAATTTGATATTGAGTTTTGGAGTAATGGAAAAGAAAATAATTGGATTAATAAAATTTCTACATGTGCTTGTACATCCGTTCAAGTTAATTACACTGGTGCGAATATGTGGTCAGCATTTCGTAATGGAAATATTAATGGTATGGGCGTCGAAACCAACCTCACGCTCGTCTTTAAGGAATTGGAAATCATTACGAAAGATCGTATCCTTGCCGGGTTTTAGCCCAAAAGAAACGGTTTGAAAATTCACCTGGTCCTATGAAAAATAAAAAACATTCCGAAAAAACCAAAAAGCAACAATCGGAATCCCATCTAAATATGACCGAAGATACAAAAAAACAAATAGGACAAAAATCTAAAGCTATGTGGCAAAATCCAGAATCCCGAAAAAAAGTTTTAGAACACATTCAAAATCCTACAAAAGAAACTCGGAAAAGAATGTCTGAAGCAAAAATTGGAAAACCTTCTTGGAATAAAGGATTACCTAATACCTGGACAAATTTATCCAAAAAATATATTATTACTTTTCCAGATAGTTCAACACAAGAAATAACCAATCTTCGTCAATTCGCAAAAGACCATAATTTAAGCCAAGGAACATTACATATGACCTCTTCTGGAAAAAGAAAATCACATAAAGGATTTAAATGTGAATTAGTTGAGGTAATTTCCTAATGCCGTCACAATACTTTACCAAATTCCCAAAAATCGGATATGATATCGATAATACTGGAACTAATGTTCGCATTGTTACTGATATTATTCATAAAGCAAAATTCCTTGATATTGTTCGTCAAAATGATATAATATTTTATCCTTATGATGTCAAAGAAGGAGAAACACCAGAAATTATTGCTGCTAAATTATATGATTCCGCCCAATATCATTGGGTTGTTTTATTGGCTAATGATATTAAAAATTTATGGACAGAATGGCCTCTTTCGTATGACCAATTAGTGGCATTCTTTGTTGCTAATTATGGATCAGTTGCTTCAGCACAAACCACCGTAGATCATTATGAAGCATCAAATGGAGATTATATTGATCTCGATACTTACAATGCTACCTATTCTCAAGGAAGTATTATTGTATATGCCGATCAATATTGGATAGCACAGAACGACGCTAAAAAAATAATCCGTCTAATAGATCCACAATATATTTCTTTAATCGAAAATGAATTGGATAATCTACTAATTACCTAACCCATATGAGCCCAGGACCAGCGCAAGCAACAGATTTTGAAATTAAGGAACTCGTACTTGAGAGTGTAAATGGAATTGAAACCGACCTTCTTCTTCAAATGGCAGAAATAAACGTATATGAGAACCTACATAACTCATGTATCTCCGCAGATATAGCAATTGATGATGCTCTTAACCAGATCATGAATCTTCCTATTACTGGGCATGAATGGATTCGGTTTTCTTTCAAGACACCAGGACAATCTTTAATTAAGTTACATTTAAGGATTTATAAGATTAGTTCAAGAGAATTGGAAAAATTACGCCGGCAAGTTTTCGTATTACATTGTATTGATGGAATTGAATTTGAAAACGCCGAAATGCGCGTGAGCAAAGCTTATAAAGGAAAATTAATTAGTGATATAGTTACAAATATCCAAAGTGAATATCTTGGGTCGTCTTTCAATAAAATTGAATCAACCAAAAATCTTTTTCATATTATTCCTGCTTATTGGACACCAATTAAAACAATAAATTTTTTGGCTTCTCGCGCCAATAGCTCTACATATCTTGGATCAAATTACGTCTATTATCAAACTGTAGATGGTTTCAATTTTATTTCTATTGAAAAGCTTTGCGATACTACTCCAGTACAAAAATATATTTCTCAACCAGCGAATATTAGAGAACAAGGTTCAGTGTCTCATGCATCTAAAACAATTAATTCTGACCAAGTAGCTATTCAATCATATAAATTTGATAGCAATTTCGATACATTGGAAAATATCACAAACGGAATGTACTCTAACCGTTTACTTTGGCATGATATTAGAACGAAACAATTTGGAGAAACTGATTTTTCTTATCCTGGTTCTTATGATAATTACAAACATATTGAACTCAATAAGGTTCAAGGTGGATCTTCTAGATTATGGACTTCTAAATCTGATTTCGATAATGATGTATTTGGAGCATTTCGTTTTGCTTCAACAGGAATGCCAAATCAGGAATCATTTGTTAAACAATGGTTACAACAAAGAATTTCCCAAATGCAGCAGATTCAAAATGTTCGTATGTTCGCTACAGTTCCTGGAGACAGTAATCGTAGAGTTGGTGATATCGTAGAAGTTTCTCTACCTTCACCAGAAGCCCCTATTCATAATCAATTGGTTATTGATAAATTCTATACCAATCGTTATTTGATATCTGGACTTCGACATACTATCAATAGGAAACAATATTTGACCACATGTGAGTTAATAAAAGACTCGGTATTCCAAGCCTACCCCTGATGTTTGTAAACTGTTGAAAAAAAAAAGGTTATTTCTAAAATCTTTACTTTTATAAATAGTGGTATGAAAATTTACCAAATATATAAAGCAACATGTTTTACAACAAAAAAGATTTATATTGGATATACTAGCAATTTTGATGTGCGTAAAGCTACTCATAAGAAAAATTCTGAGAACGGAAAAGAACAATCTTTTTATTGTGCTATACGAAAATATGGTTGGAAAGATTTTTCATGGGAAATACTTTATTGTTCTAAAGATAAAGAACACACTTTGAGACAAATGGAACCTTATTTCATTTCTTTATTTGATAGTATGAATCCTAAATTTGGATATAATATGACTTCTGGTGGTTATGGGGGTAATTGTTCTGAAGAAACCAAAAAGAAAATTTCCTTATCAAAACTTGGTAAAAAAAGATCTCCCGAAACTATAGAAAAAATGAGAAAGGCTCTCACAGGAAGAAAAGTTTCCAAAGAAGCTTTACAACACATGCAAGAAGGACAACTTAAACGATACAAAACAAAACCTTCTAAACTAAAAGGAACGCATCATTCCGAAGAAACCAAAAAGAAGATCGGAAAAGCCTCTAAAGGAAATACCCACCGTTTAGGAAAACCACAGTCTGAAGAAACCAAAAAGAAAATAAGCCAAAATATGAAGGATAATTTTGACCGAAAACATCAAAAATCCATACCAAAATAATTTATTTTCAAAATCCCTTGACATTGCTCTTGACATTTGCTACAATGAGTGTGTAGCCTATGATTAAAGGTACATTGAGTATATTATGGTAACCAGAAGAAAAGAAGATCCGAGGAGTATTCTCCAAATAGCTTTAGATGTTCATATGTATTCTAATGGATTATATGAACGGAGTGGTCTTGAATATGATTGAGTACCAAATTATATTAAATGTATATCAACCAGCAAATGGTGGAACAACAATCAAACAAATACTTCATTGTTCTGATAGGGAATCTGCCATAGAGAAATTCAAGTACATTGGAGAATTAGTTGTAGATAAAAAACGCGCGAGAGAATTACAAGAATGGCGTGAAGATAATGATATAAAAGGAACCATCGTGAGCACAGATGGACTCTTTGGCGTCAGTCTAATAAAAATTCTTCCATAACACTAAATAAATTATGTGACCTTTTTAAATAACAAATACACCAAGATATATTACCAAATTATCGACCGAGCCAAATCTCGTCCAAAACCTTCCGAATATACGGAGAAACACCATATCATTCCAAAGTGTGCTGGTGGTAAGGAAACTGTGGTGTTGACCTTCAAGGAACATTGGGTATGTCACCATTTGTTGCTCAAGATGGTTACTGGAAAATTACTTGGAAAGATGTTTTATGCTTTTATGAAAATAGGACAAATAAGTCCTAAACAAAAAGAAAAAAGAATTGTGAATTCCAAAATGTTTGAACGAATCAAAATTTCTAATATAGTATCTTGTTCTGGAAAAAATAGTCCTTTATATAAAAAAAAGAGAAAACCATTTACTGAAGAAACTAAATGTAAAATGGGTAAATGGCAAATAGGGCGTAAAATCTCTGAAGAATCTAAAGAAAAAAATCGTCAAAAACATTTAGGAAAAAAAGTTTCAGAGGAAACTAAAGAAAAGATTTCTAAAACACTAAAAGGAAGAATTTCTCCAAATAAAGGAAAGAAATTTTCTGAAGAAACAAAAAGAAGAATGAGTTTAGCTCATTTAGGCAAAAAAAATCCTAAAATGGAGATTAAAAATGCCTAATGAACCTAATTTTATGGGCCGGGATGGGTTTTTATGGTTCCATGGAGTCGTAGAAGACCGAATGGATCCAGATCAACTTGGAAGAGTAAAAGTACGAATTCTCGGTTGTCATACCAAAGATAAATCCTATATCGCAACTGAAGATTTACAATGGGCATATGTTATGATGCCGATTACTTCAGCTTCAATGAATGGTATAGGTGAATCTCCTATTGGTGTAGTACCTGGTTCATGGGTTCTCGGATTTTTCCGTGATGGTTCAGCAATGCAGGAACCATGTATCATAGGAACTTTAGGTGGAATTCCTCAAGATGGTCCTAATAAGGGTGAAGGATTTAATGACCCGCGTGATTCTTCAGGAACAACAGAAACTCTAGCATCTTCTCCAAGGCATATTGCGAGTCGTTCCTATCCTAAAGATGGTTCGGGCGCTAAACTTACAAATGATACCAAAGGACCGGTTTATCCAAATATATTGAATGAACCAGATACAAATCGTATCGCCCGAAATAGTAATACCTCCAGCACAATACTACAAATTATCCGAAATATTATCGATACCAATGTGCCTATCTCTTTTAGTGGTTCCTGGAATGAACCTGGAATCTGGTATAATGGTAAATATCCTTATGTTCACGTCCTTGAATCTGAATCAGGACATATTAAGGTAACAGATGATACTCCTAATTCAGAAGGTGAATTAAGCTTTAACAGAACAGGAACATTCGAACAAATTCAAACTGACGGAACAAAAATTACTAAAATCGTCGGTGATGGATATACTATTGTAATGCGTGGTAATCATGTTCATGTAATGAACAATGAAAATGAAAGATTCGATAAGGAATATAATGTATCAGTCGGTGGTCGATGGAATGTTGAAGTTTCTGGAAATATTAACATTCTTTGTCATGGATCATTATATGCTAAAGTTAATGGGGAAGCCGATATTACAGTAGGTGGATCAGCAAAAATAAAAGCCCAAGATGTAAGTTTAACAACAATCAAATTGGATATTAAAAGTGCCGGACCAATTGCTATAGATGCTCCTAAAGTAGATATAAATATGGGGACAGCAGCACCAAAAGTACCGGTTGAACCTAAAAAATAAAATCATGAAAACCAAAATTAAAAAGCCAATAAAGAAAATAGTAAAGACAGTAGTTCCTGAAGTTACTCCGGTAGTTCCTCCACCAAATAAAAATGTTTATGAAGTAGCATATACATTCATATTTGATGAAAATGGAAAAGAAGTTTCAGGAAAAATTCTTGTAATTGTTCCGACACTTCCTGAAGTTATTAATAAGCTTTATGAATATGTCCAAGCTTTAGTTAATACTTCAATGGGAACAGTTTCTTTAACAAAAGTACATATTGATTATTTCAAAAAAGCCACAGAAAATTTCGTTATAATCTAAATGGAAGCAACGACCATCTTAAATTCCCTGGCATGGGCCCACGGCCAAAATAAAACATTCCAAGAGGCTTTAAAATATCTCAAAGCATCATACGAAATTACACCAAGTGCTGAAACTTTGGTGAATATGACTGTTGCTTATAAAGCTAATTGGGAAATGGATAAAGTATTAGAATATTCGTTGAAAGCTTTAGAAATAAATCCAAATTCTAAAGTATATGATACTTTAATTTTTTGTTATCAACAATTATGTGATGATAAAAAGGTTATTGAATATATTCATAAGGGATTGAAATATAATCCAGAAGACCTAAATGTCCTATTTCATAGAGCAATATATTACATGAATAAAGGACAATTTAAAGAAGGATGGATAGATTGGTTATCAAGAGAATCCAGAAGACTTCATCTTTCGGAAATGAAAAAGAATTTTCCTACTAAACCTGAATGGGATGGGAAAAGTAATCCAGGAAAATTATTGGTAATAGGAGAACATGGATTAGGAGATCAAATTCTTTTCTGTAGATACTTAAAAGGAATATCCAAACATACAATTTTTCTAACAAGAAATTCATTGATTCGTCTTTTCAAAAAAGCTAAATTTGATGTTAAATTTTTATTAGACGAAACCTGTCTGATGCCAGAATTTGATAGTTGGATAGGGATAGAATCTCTTCCTTATGTTCTCAATGAACCTATTAGAAAAGTTTCTGGATCGTATTTACCTTCCAAATATCAACCAAGAAAAATAAAAAATATTGGAATTTGTTGGGAAAATAAAAATCCACCAGAACCTTATAGAGGTATGGAATGGAATAAATTTGAACCTATAATAGATCATAAAAGATTCAAATACACCTCATTACAATTTAATAAGATATGTCCAGATTCTAAAATAGATTCTACACAGATGTTAAAATCCAAAGATATATTAGACACATCTAATATTATGGATAATTTGGATTTGGTTATTACTGTAGATTCTGTTCTTGCCCATTTGAGTGCTGCTAAAGGAATACCAACATGGGTATTGCGTTCTAAACCCTATGAATGGCGTTTCGGTGAAACTGGTCAAACTCCTTGGTATGATAATGTCAAGGTTTATAGACAAGATATCATTAAAGATTGGAATAAACCAATAAATATGGTAAAAAAAGATTTACTGGACGTATAAATACTATCGATGTCTATAAACCTAATTAACATCTTTGATACAGTAACAATACCATCGATACCGAAAATTCAGGCAAATTTCGATACTTTACAAAGTTCGATTAATGGTCTTAATTTATCGGATATTTCTGGACAAGTTTTCGCGTCACAAATCGCCAGTGTTTTCGCGTCTGCTATAGATGGATTACTTCAGGGATCTCAAATTTCTGGAATTGACGCTAGCCAGATTAATGGATTTATCCAAGCATCACAAATCAATACAATTCTTGCAAGTCAAATTAGTGGTGTTATTGAAGCTTCACAAATCAATACTATACTTGCTGCCCAAATTACAGGAGTAATTGTAGCTTCCCAAATTAGTACAATAGATGCGGGACAAATTACAGGAGCCATTGTATCTTCCCAAATTAGTACAATAAATGCCTCACAGGTTACAGGAGCTATTGTTGCTTCCCAAATTAGTACAATTGCGGCATCACAAATATCTGGAGCAATTGTAGCGTCACAAGTAGGAAGTATATCGGCCGCAGTAATTAATGGAGTAATCATAACATCACAATTAGCTGATGGAATATTATCAACATTAAGTAAATTTGCTACAGATTTACGTCCTGTTGCTGTTGTAAATTCTTTACCAATATTACCAGATACTAATTATCCTATAGGGTCATCTGTATTTTTAACAACAATAGATGGTCTAAATTTACCAAATAAAAATTATAGAAATGTTGCCGATGTATGGATAGCAACAACGGCTGCCGGAGATATTTCAGGACAATTAGCGGCAACCCAAATAAGCACAGTAAGTGCTTCAAGTATTACCGGATTAATTTTAGCAGCACAAATTAGTACAGTAAGTGCAGGATCTATTACTGGAGCCATAATAGCATCACAAATTAGTACGGTAAGTGCCTCATCGATTAATGGAACAATAGTTGCTTCGCAAATAAGTACGGTAAGTGCCGGATCTATTACTGGAGCTATAACAGCATCACAAATTAGTACGGTAAGTGCTTCCAGTATCTCTGGTACAATTGTAGCATCCCAAATTAGTACAGTTAGTGCTTCAAGTATTGCTGGAACTATAGTTGCTTCCCAAATTAGTACAGTAAGTGCTTCAAGTATTGCTGGAACTATAGTTGCTTCTCAAATTAGTAGAGTGAGTGCTTCCAGTATTTCAGGAACTATAGTTGCCAGTCAAATAAGCACAGTAAGTGCTTCCAGTATTTCTGGTACAATTTTAGCAGCCCAAATAAGCACAGTAAGTGCTTCCAGTATTTCTGGAACAATAACTGCTGGACAAATTGGTTCAGTAAGTGCTAATACTATTACAGGAACATTAGTTGCTTCACAGATTAGTTTGGTAAGTGCTTCAAGTATTACCGGAATAATTTCTGCATCTAATATTTCTGGAATAGTCGCATCCCAAATTAGTACCATAAGTGCTTCAAGTATTTCTGGAACTATTAGCGCAACATTAATTAATTCATTGATTGCTTCTACTGTTACCGTTTCTGGTGGAGGATGGACAGACACACAAATAGGTACATTAAATGCTAGCCATATTAATGCAGGAACAATTTCAGCATTAACTATAAGTGCATGTTCCTTTATTGGTGGTTCAATTTCTTTAACAACTGCAACTGGTATTTGTTTAATATCGGCCGCATCTTCTGGTATTTCTTTTTCAAATGGTGTTGGACAACCAACCGCAACTTTAGGTAATACAGGATTATTTTGTGTTTCAGGAGCATTTATATCTAGTATGTCCGGAACGCAATTAAATATTGCTAATATTTCTGTGATAAGTGTTGCAGGACAATTTATTGGAACTGGTGGAGTAAGTACGGTAGGAAATATTAATGGATCAGTAATTACCTCATCTGCGGCAATTGTAGCTGGAACTGTTTATGATGTTGTTGGAGGATATTTTGGACAAGATGCTACTGGTGGTTTAGTTTGTGGAGTACATACCCTATATTTCAAGGGTGGGATTTTATATTCATATACATAAAAATTGAAAAGGTTTTAAAAAATGACAACGATTAAATTGAATTTTGTTAATAGAATTAAACTGATGAGTGTTTTAACCATCGCTACAGGATTAGAAGGTGGTTTAGATAAATTGAATGCCTTTCTGAAAATGTATGAAAAGATACGGTTTTCGGAAGAAGAAGTGAAACAAATGATTATCAAAGATTTAGGAAATGGTAATTTACATTATGAAATCATTCAACCCCAAAATGACAAAAATTTTGGTTCCAAGATTATAAAATTAGAAGACGCCCACGCTAAATGGTTACTTAAAGAAATGGAATCAGTTGTAAAAATGATAACTATGAGTGATCTACAATGGTTCAATCCTTTGTATGCCGATCTACAAAAATCTGACTAAATACCATTATGTCTACTCAACCCAGGTTCAAAGATGTTTCTCTTACATTTCGTGCTAATCCTGTTACGGGAGATGTTGTAACATTATTAGATGATGATGCGGTAAAAGCGTCTGTAAAGAATTTGGTTCTCACGATGAACTATGAGATACCATTTCATCCAGAAATAGGATGTGCTGTTATGACTTCTTTGTTTGATAATTTTAGTCCAGCAACAGCAATAAACATCCGAAGATCTATTATGGATGTTTTACAAAACTTTGAACCTAGGGTAACTGTTTTGGGTGTAGATGTTCAGGTTGATCCTGATGCTAATGGATACAATGCGATGATAATTTTTAGAATTATTAATAGACCTGAACCAGTAACAATCACACTATTTTTACAAAAGGAACGATAAATGGCTAATTCTTCATTCTCTAATAAATTACAAATTTCGGAGTTGGACTTTGATGCCATCAAGTTAGCTCTCCAAAATTATCTTTCTGCCCAGTCACAATTTACGGATTACAATTTTGAGGGATCCGGTCTTTCTGTAATCTTAAATATACTTTCATATAATACTCACTACTTATCATATTATTTAAATATGGTTGCCAATGAGATGTTTCTTGATTCGGCTGATAGAAGAGAGAGTATTGTATCCTTGGCAAAAACTTTAGGATATACTCCACGTTCAAGAAAAGCAGCACAAGCATTAATCAATATTGTTATTACTCCTCCAGGGAGTCCAACACCACCGGCAACATTAACTTTGGATAAAAATACCAGATTTAATAGTTCGGTTAATGGAGTGGTTTATACTTTCGTTACATTAGAAGCTGTAACGGCATCTTTAATTTCCTCAAGTTACACTTTTAATAATGTTGTGGTTCAAGAAGGTATTCCATATACATTCAAATATACAGTAAATAATACTACTCCCGTAAGATATATTATTCCAAATTCTGGTGTTGATACTTCTACTCTCAATGTAAGAGTACAAGATAGCTCTCAAAGTGCTTTAATTACCACATTCAATTTGGCTACAGATATTAACGTATTAGATGGAACAGCTAACGCTTATTTCTTACAAGAAATTGAAAATGAAACTTATGAAGTTTATTTTGGAGATGGAATATTAGGTAAGTTACTTCAAGATGGAAATATAGTTTATCTTGATTTTGTAAATTGTAATGGAGATGCTGCCAACTTTGCTAACGTTTTCACACCCGCAAGCGCATTTAATGGTGTTGTAGTTATTACCACAGTAAATGCTGCCGCCGGCGGTGCAGAACGAGAAACAAACGATAGTATCCGTTTTAGTGCTCCTAAAAATTATCAGACACAAAATCGGGCTGTTACTGCCGGAGATTATAAAACAATAATCACCAGAGAATATCCTAATGTTTCGAGTGTTGCTGTATGGGGTGGAGAAACAAATGTACCACCACAGTATGGAAAAGTTTTTATTAGCTTGAAACCAGTACAAGGATATGTAATTACACAACTAACTAAAAATAGTATTGTGACCAATATTTTACAAAAAAGGAATATAGTTTCAATTATTCCAGTAGTTATTGATCCGGATTATATTTTCCTTATTGTGAATTCTCTTGTTAAATATACCGCACAGGATACTACGAAAACAGCCGACCAAATTAAAGCATTGGTTATTTCTTCTATTGAAAATTTCGCACAAACAAACATCGATCAATTCGATAGTATTTTCCGTTATACAAAATTGACAGGAACAATAGATGCTACAGATCCTTCAATTACAAATAACCTAACATCAATTTTGATGAAGAAAATATTTGCTCCACGATTAAATATAATGGATACATATACTATTCAATTTGTGAATGCTGTAGTTCCTAAAACATTGTCAAGTTCGGCATTCGTAGATACTTTAGATCCATCTTATGCTACAGGAGACCAATACTTCTTTGATGATGATGGTTTAGGAGTTGTCAGAATTTATAAGTTTGTAGGACCAATAAAAACTTATACAAAACCTAATGCCGGTTCGGTAAATTATTCTACAGGAATAGTAACATTGAATAATTTCCGACCATCAGATGTTATTGATTCTTCCAAGAATTTGAATATCATTATGCAGCCTCAAATTAATGATGTTGTTCCCGTAAGAAACAATATTATCGTTATAGATGCCGCAGATATTATAGTAAATACACAGGTAAATTAATGTTGAATAATATCAGCCAATATACAAGAATACAACCTGGCGCTACTCAAAATATCAGAGATAATTATCCAATAATACTCGATTTTTTGACGGCATACTATGAGTGGTTGGAAACAGATTATGATATTTATACTTACTATGTGGATCCTATAAATGGTAAAGATTCGAATTCTGGAAAAGCAATTAATCAAGCATGGAAAACAACAGAACATTCTGATATTGTAGTTTTAGATCCTGGACAGACTATCGGATATAATCAATTTGGTGTATGGGTTTTATATCGTACTCCAGGTATGACAGCAAATATGTCCGATATGTTAATAGAGTTTATGACGGCAACTCCAGAAGAATTTACAGGGAAATTAATAATAGGACAGACACCTGGTCTAATACCAACAATATTAAATTTATTAGAACAACGAGATGTTGATAAATCTTTTGAAAGATTTTTGGTATATTTTGAAAAGGAATATCTCTTAAATATTCCTGTAGATATTTTAGCCGATCCCAGAAAATTAATCAAACACATTAAAGATTTTAATTTAGCAAGAGGATCAGAAAAATCTTTTCAATTATTATTTCGTATTTTGTATAATGATTCTGTCAAATTTTATTATCCAAAAATTGATATTATCAAACCATCAGACGGTAAATGGACAGTAGATACTGTTATTCGAACAACTACAACCAATGATACCAAAGAATTCATTGCGCGGGTAATTACTGGAGTAACATCGCACGCAACAGCATTCGTTGAAAATGTTGTTCAGAAACAAATTAGTGCTTCTTTAGTAAGTGAGATTTATATTACCAATTTAGTTGGAGTATTTGATATAGGGGAAACTATAGCAGTAGTTCTCCCAAATAATACTACAGTTAATGAAACTGTTTATGGATTAGTTACAGGAGCAACAATAACTAATCCTGGGTCAGGATATCAACCTGATGATATAATTGTAATTACTGGATCAAATCAAACAGGAGTTTTAGCTATAGATTTTGTTGATGGAAATGAACGTGGAAGAGTTGTACAAGCTAATTCTGCTAATTACCCTCAACCGGCATCTATACAATTAGCAACCACAGCATCAAATATTGATAATTTTTACAACAATACCTTTTTAACAATCATTGATGGAAAAGGTGCGGGTCAAGTTAAGAAAATTATCGATTATATTGGAGTAAATCGCGCGGCAATTCTTGAAACAGATTGGAATATTATTCCTGATGTTACAAGTCATTATAATATTGTTTTGGGAAATGTACATTCTGTAAAAGTCAAAGATTTTGGAATAGGATATACTACACCTATTGCTGCTGATTTTTCAGTCGCAGGAAATGGTGATGCTACTGGTACGATTACTGTAGGTGCTGTTGGTAGATATACTGGTAGATTCGTTGATGATAGTGGTTTCTTAAGCGATCACAAATATATCCAAGATAGTTTCTTTTATCAAGATTTTTCCTATGTTTTGAAAGTACATGAAACATTGGTAACTTATAAAAATGTAGTAGAAAATCTTTTACATCCAGCTTCTTTGGCATTATTTGGTAATTATGAAATTGATGGAATTAATCTTACGAGAAAAATTCGACCTCTTTCAGGAGAAGTAATAACAAAAGCATTTAGTGGTGCGTTACCTACAAGAGGATTAATTGCCCAATATGATATGATCGAAAATCTATTGGATACTCAATTACTCTTTGACGTTAGTGGTGCTTACCCTAATGGAATTAATATTGATATTGGATCATTACATTCAAGTGATATAAATGATCCTTTATTTGTTCCAGGTATTGGAATAGATTGTACAAATACCTATATTAATGGAAATATTATACCAATCGACAATACAGCGCAAACTATTATTGTGGTAGCTAAATCTCAAGTTATGCATCCTGTTTCTGGAGTTATTGGAACAATTGATAATCCTTCAGATTCAAGTGTTACAGGTTTTCAAATTGCTGTTGATGTAGATGGAAGTTTATTATTTAGATCTCAAAAGATTAATAGTCCTTTTGTTCGTAATGATCTAATAGCAGCATATCCACCAGCATCAATTAATACAACAGATTATTTCTTTGCCGCTTTGAGATACAATAATAATACTCTTATTGGAAATTTAAATCAATTACCATCTATATTGAAAACTTATGGAAGTGATATCGATGCTTCTAATTTCTTGGTTAATTCTCGTGGTTATTATATGGGTATAGGTGGATATCACCCAAGTTTATCATCTCCTGATCTTTATGGGATGGGTTTAGCTGGATCAACGATTCCCCATGTGGGTAGTGTCTCTGTACCAACAGCAATTTATACTGGGTATTTTGATGGCATACTTAGCTACGCAATCATTTATAATGTTTTCTTAACCGATACAGAAATAAGTAATGCTTTCCAATATTTGAAAGGCGTTATGCTTGGAAGAGGAATAGCATTATAAATGCTAAATAATTAAGACATGAATAAAGCTTTAGAAAATAACCAATTTCGAATCTATTCAACCCAAGCTTTCTTGGAAAAATTATTAGAGACACAACTTTCTGTTAATAATCTTTATGTATGGATAGGAAAAACTTCTCCTTGGAGTAATGATGCGAACCCAGATCAACCATGGGATACAGTATCTTCTCGGATTGGTTCTTTCTTTGATATGTTGGCCGCAAAGAAAGTATCTCCTTCTGATGGTATTTTAGTCATACCGAGAAATGATTGGACAGCAAGTACCGTCTATGCCCAATATTCAGATTTAGGTGCTGTATATTCTGGAATCTATTATGACCAATATGAACCATTAACAGCATCAGCACCATTTTATGTTATTACGGATGAATTTAATGTTTATAAATGTTTGAATAACAATAATGGTGGAACTTCTTCAATTAAACCTACGGGCACAGGAACTACTCCAATTATAACGGCTGACGGGTATCATTGGAAATTTATGTTCCAAGTATCATCTACTAATGTTCAAAAGTTTTTATCAGATTTTTGGATTCCAATTTATACTTTGAAAAATAATGATGGATCATTACAATGGTCAGTACAAGCAACTGCTATTTCTGGTTCAATTGAAACAATTCAAGTCACCAATGGTGGAACAAGTTATACCAGTGATCCTTCAGTTACAATAACAGGAGATGGTATAAATTGTACGGCTTCAGCTAATAGAACAGGAACAGTAGTAACTAGTATCACAGTATTAACTCCAGGTACAGGTTATACAAATGCAACCGTAACAATTGGTGGTCCTGGTAATAATGCGGCAGCACACGCAATCATTAGTCCTCCTGGTGGTCATGGTTCTGATCCAATTAATGAATTAGGTGCTATGTATGCTATGGTTGATGTCACTTTCAATTACGAAGAATCAGGAAAAGTTACTATTGATAATGATTATCGTAAATTTGGTTTATTATTGAATCCTATTAAATTTGGAACAGTTCTTAATTATACTGCATTATTAGCAGATATGACTACAAAAATCACAATCGGTAGCATTACAGGAGTTTATAGTCCCGACGATATAGTTACCGGGGGAACTAGTCTTGCTACCGCAAAGGTCGTAGATTTCAACAGCGTAACAAATATAGTTCGATTGATAGAAGTTGTTGGAACTTTTGTTATTGGTGAAACTTTGACAGATATTACATCTTCTGCCATTTCAACAACTTCCGCAATCGTTTCTCCTGATATTCAACCAAATACAGGATTAATTCTTACAACCGAACATATGTCTCCGGTAACAAGAGCATCAAACCAGATAGAAGATGTAAAAATCGTGGTACCCTTCTAGGAAGAATTACATAAATACTATTATGTACTTGATTTATAAAATTACTAACGAAAAAACAGGAAAATCTTATATAGGATATACCTCTAAAACGATAGAAGATCGTTGGAAAATTCATTTAAAGTTTTCTAAAAGGAAAAATAATAAAAATCATTTTTCTTGTGCTATTCGTAAATATAATTTATCAGATTGGAAAAAAGAAATTTTAATTTCTAAAATTAAAAATATTCAAGAAGCAGAAAGAAAAGAAATTGAAATGATTTCCAAATATGATACCTATAAAAATGGTTATAATTCAACATTAGGTGGTATAGGTCTTAAAGAAACAACTGAATTAGTTAGAAAAAATATGTCGGTTTCAGCTAAAAAAGCATATAAAAATAATCCAAATTTACGAGAAATAAAAAGAAATATTATAGGATTAGAAATAAGAGCTAAAACTTGGAATTTAATTTTACCTAATAAAAAATATGTTAGTATTTTTAATCTTAAAAAATATTGCCGTCAACACGATTTGAATTATGGTTCATTGTTTTGGGCTCTTAACAATAAAAAAGAATATAAGGGCATAAAACTTCAAAAGGAAAGCAAATAATATGCCACTTACATTTAATACAAATCCATATTTCGATGATACCGATCCTTCAAGTGATTTTTATAAAGTGCTTTTTCGACCGGGCTACGCTCTACAGACAAGAGAATTAAATGGCCTTCAATCGATATTGGAAGAACAGATCGCAAGATTTGGTAATCATATATTTGTTGAAGGAAGTATGGTTATTCCTGGTCAAATCGCATACGATCAAAATTTGGCTTTTGTTAAAGTTAATGCGACCTTCGGTGGCCCCATAGTTGATTATGATGTTATCGATCCTTTAGTTACAGGAACAATTGTACAAATTAAAGGAGTCACAACTGGTGTTGTGGCCCAGGTTATTCAAGTTGCCAGAGATATTAATACCCTTTATGTTAAATACGTAGCAACAGGAACTAACAATACAACAGGTATATTTGGTGACAATGAAATCCTCAAATTACTTCCATCTAATACAAATATTTGCCAATCTATTGTAACATCTTCTACTGGTATTACCGCATCAGCATCTATTCAAGATGGAATTTATTTTATATTTGGGAAATTCATGAGTGTTTATTCCCAAATAATCAGATTAACAGATTATAATTCAACTCCCAGTGTAAGAGTTGGTTTGCAAGTCGTTGAATCATTTGTAACACCAGAAAGTGATCCAAGTTTGAATGATAATGCTTCTGGTTCAACAAATTTTGCGGCCCCTGGAGCACATAGATATAAAGCTGAATTAGTTTTAACCGCAATAGACATTAATGCTATTACGGATGAAAATTTCGTTGAATTATTACGAGTTGTTAATGGAACAGTTCAATCTAAAGTTGAGACTACCATTTATAGTGAAATTGAAAAAACATTGGCACGGAGAACATATGATGCTAATGGTGATTTCATTACTACACCATTCGCTTTTGATTTACATGAACATTTATTAAGTGGAACAAATGGTGGAATATTTACATCAGGACAAGGTGGAGATGAAACTAAACTTGCTTTAGGTATTGAACCAGGAAAAGCCTATGTTCAAGGACATGAAATTCAAACAATTTCTAAACAATATATTAATCTTAATAAGGCACGCAGCACAAACTTTTTTCAAAATAGTCACACAAGAGCCTATTTAGGAAATTATGTTTATATTAATCGTTTATTTGCCATGCCAAATTATGATACATGGCCTACGGTTAATTTATATGATACTCCTATTGTAACTGATGGAGTTGCACCAGTAGTATCACCAATTGGAACAGCAACAGTTCGTGGTTTAGAATTTCATAGTGGAGTATTCCAATCAATTAGTAATCCTGGTCCAATCTTTAAATGTTTCCTTGCAGATATTAATATCACAACACCCAATAAATCTACAATTGACATACATTCATTAGCAGTTTCAGATGGAACATTATTAACAACCGCTAATGTACTTTCACAAGTAGATATTGTTAATGTTGTAGGTAATTTTTCACCAACAGCAACAATTACAAATGGTGCATTAGTAGAAACAATTTATGCTTGGGATACAACCAATAATCTATTATTGACTTTACCAAATACCACACCAATTCCTACAAATTTTCCTATTGTGTCTTCATCTACAGGAACAGCTAATATTTTACAACGTATCACATTATTTGATACTTCAAATAATATTTTAGTATATACTTTACCACAATCTGTGGTATCTACTGTACGAGACCAAAATAACAATGTTACAACCACATACTCTTATAGAAAGGTATTTACTCCAGTTGCTACAACTGCGGGACAAGTAACCTTTGCTACAGGAGTTAATGAAGTTTTTGCGTCCTTATCTATCAGTGATTATGTGGCATCTATTGAATCAGGAGCAAATGCGGGAACATTAATTGATGTAACGAATTCCAGTCCTATTTTCGCATCAGGATTAACACAATTAATATTCAATACACCTCCTGGAACTACAATTAAACTTTCAGCTACAGTAGTTAAAGAAATTTCTGCGGAAAAAACAAAGACTTTGAATACCCAAAATTTGACCGTTGCTTCACCAGGAGCAATAGTTAATTTGGGACGCGCTGACATTTATACGATTACTGGTGTTTGGATTGGAACAAATAATACAGGTCAAGAAATTACATCTTGGTATAAATTAGATAATGGACAACGAGATAATCGGTATGATTTTGGATCATTAACACTTCAACCAGGATTTACATCTCCAACATCTATCTATATTACCTATACATATTTTTCACATAGTGGTGGAGATTATTTCTGTGTGAATAGTTATAATAATTTTGGTTCATTTACAGACTGGTATTCACGTATTCCTTCTTATAATCAATTTGCATTACGTGATTGTTTAGATTTTCGTCCTCGTGTAGATGATATTTCTGTATTCCCACCAGTGGGACCAGTACCAACAACACCTACGTATATTTCAGGTATTGGTAAATTAGTTAAACCTAACGATGATGTGGTTACAGATTTTTCTTATTATTTGGCTCGTATAGATAAAATCTATCTATCAGATACAGGATTTTTTACCGTAATAGAAGGAACACCGGCATTAGCACCATTGGCACCACCTAATCCATTAATTGGAATGTTAGTGGCTGTTATTACTTACTCTGCCTATACATTTTCACCAAAATTTGTTTCTATTAAATCTATTCCTAATAAAGTATTTCCTATGAATGCTATAGGAAAATTAGAGAAACGAATTGAAAATTTGGAATATTATACAGAATTGAATCTATTAGAACAACAGACCGCATCATTTAATGTTCCTGATTCTACTACAGGTTTAGATCGTTTCAAATCTGGATTTGTGGTTGATCGATTCGTAGATATGTCCATTGCAGATTTTAATAATACCGATACAAAATTTTCAATTGATGCCCCTAATGGCATTATGCGTCCTACTTATGGATCAAATGCTATTAATATGGTTTTCGATGCGGCGCAAAGTGCTAATGTAGAATATAATACATTAAAACCAACAAATAAGATATTGACTTTACCTTATACAGAATCACCAATAGTTACTCAAGATAAAGCTTCAAGATTAGAAAATATAAATCCTTATAATATTTTCCAGTTTATTGGTACAATTGTATTAGATCCTGAAACAGATACATGGAAAAGTACCGTTTATTTACCAGATATAACAATAACAGATAATTCTGTCTATAACGCTACTGTTGCCCGTTTGGGTTCATTAAATACTTTAGGTACAGTTTGGAATGAATGGACCACTACGTGGGTTGGTGCGCCGGTTTCAGGAACAGATACAGAATGGACATACGATCTTGAACCAAGTGGAGCCCATCTTATAACTACGGTATCGGCTTCTACAAAGGTAACAACAAATCAAACAAGAACAGGAACACAAACTACACTTATAAATGTTCCTAATAAGACTGTAAATAATTCTTTAATTAATACAGGTTTAGTTCCATATTGTCGAAAGAATACAATCAATTTTACGGCAAAAGGATTACGTCCATTAACTTTATTTTATGCTTATTTTGATAATGTTGATGTAACTTCATTATGTTCTGGTACTTTAATTAGTGATGCGAATGGAGCATTAACGGGTACATTTAATTTACCTGATCCAGATGTATCTAATCCTACAAATTCTTTCAGAACTGGAACTAGAGTTTTTAAATTAACCAATGATGCCAACAATAATGCGAATAATACAACATCATTTGCAACGGCTAATTATATTGCTTCAGGTGTCATAGAAACTGACCAAAAAACTATTACCTCTGTTGGTAATGCTGTAGTACAAACACAAACTGTAAGTGATACCAGAACAATAGATCAAGTTACTACTAAAGTTCTTTCAACTACTCCGATTACTTGGATTGATCCATTAGCACAATCATTATTAGTGGGTACATTACAAGGAGGATTTTGTGCAACTTCTGTTGATATCTATTTTGCTACCAAAGATGCTAATATTCCAGTAATGTTACAAATTCGTGAAATGCAAAATGGATCACCTACTCAATCTGTTGTTCCTTTTAGTACTGTGGTTTTAAATCCTTCATCTATAAATATTTCATCTGATGCAAGTATTAAAACAAATTTCCAATTTTCTTCGCCTATTTATTTGAAACAAAATGTTGAATATGCTATTGTATTGATGTCCAATAGTAATGCATATTTTGTTTGGACCGCATTAATGGGAGATTTTGAATTAAATACTGACCGATTGATTTCTAAAGTTCCATATACTGGTCTTTTATTTAAATCTCAAAATTCAAGTACTTGGGTTCCAGCACCAGCAGAAGCATTAAAATTTACACTTTATCGCGCCGTATTCAATTATGGAGTTCTTGGTGTAGGTATCACAGAAAATCCAATATTACCAACCAAAACTTTACCAGATCTTTCGTTAATTACATATAATGGTTTTAATACTGTTAGAATACTACACTCAAATCATGGAATGCCAGTTGGAAGTAAAGTAACTATAACAATCCCTCCTGGTGCTGGTAATGTTAATTGGGCTGCCAGTTATAATGGTATTCCTGTCAGTGATATAATTCCTACGATTAATGGAGATCTTCGAACATCTTCATGGGCTTCTGGAATTGCTGATACAGTTTTAGGTTCAAGAACATATACTATAAATAATTCTGAATTAGATTCCTATACAATTAATATAGTTGATGGAGTAGGTGTCGTAGTTAATGCCTCTTCTTCTGGTTTAACTGGTATTTCTTTAAGTGCTACGGAAAATTATTCTTATGATGTAATGATGCCTATTATCAATGAATTGAATTTCCCAGGAACTAGTACTAATTATTATTTCCGAGCAATTACAGAAACTTCTACTCATGGATCACAAATTCCTTACCAGAGAGATCTCGGCGGAGTATTTCCTTTTACTAAATTTATTCCTAATAAGAATGTAGATTTATCTTCTCCAAGAGTAGTGGCATCATTAATTAATGAAACCAATTTGATTAATTTAGGTACAACTTTTGCTAATAAGAGTTTGGTATGGGAAATTAATTTAACATCAACAGTTGATAATTTATCCCCAATGATTGATATATCAAGATGTTCTGCTGTATTAATTAATAATAGAATAGATTATAGAATAGACGCAAATACACCAGCAACAGTTCCAACAGCCGCCGAACCATTATATATTGCACCAACAGTAGATGTTGGTGGAACAGATGCAGCACAGTATATTACTCGTCCTGTTTTATTGGCTGTTGCTGCTAATAGTATTCATTTCTTATTAAGTGTTATGAGACCTTACGGATCACAAGTTGATGTATATTATAAAATATTACCAACAAATACCAATGAATCATTCGATACACAATCTTATGTTTTGATGACACCTGATCCAAATACAAATTTCTCTCCAGCACAAAGTCCAATAGATTTTAAAGATTATTATTGGTTAGCTGATAATATTGGCGAATTTACAACATTTGCCATTAAAGTAGTTATGAGATCTACTAATTCAAGTGCTGTACCACTTTGCAAACAGTTAAGAGCAATCGCATTAGAGACATAAATAATGAAACCCGATTATATCGAAATAGAAAATAACCCAGGATTATTAAGACATGTAAATAGTATGGGAATAATAAATACAGATTTACAAGCCAGAAACCGGTATCTAATACAAAAGAAGAAAATTATGGAAGAAAAACAATTGCTATCGGGTGCCTTATATGAGGTTTCTAATCTAAGAAAAGAATTAGATGGTCTTAAAAAAATTGTAGAACTCTGTCTAATGAGAGAACCACTAAATAGTTAAAGAGGTAATAATGAGTTTATCAACAACGTTTCATAATATCGTCAATTCAGTAGTCGGGTTTTTCACTTCAGGAAAAGCCAAGGCCGCATTACAAACCGCCGCAGAGTTAGCAACAATTGCATTACCTATTGTTCAACAAATCAACACTTTAGCACCCAATAAAACTGTAACAGAAGTTTTGTACGCATACAACAAATATGGAGTACCAGTAGCTAATGTAGCCATGAATGATGGTGATGTTAATACAGCATTATTAAATTTGGCAACCTCAGTTTTACAAAAGAATTTACCGGCCGCAAAGGCAACAGCAAGTGTATCCATTTTACAAACAGCAGTCCAATTAGCTGTCTTGGCCGCAAAATAAGGAAAATTATGACAAACACAACCCTAGATGTAACCAAAGTCCCTGGTGCAGTTCTTGTACCATTTTATTCAATGTTCGCTGCCTTATCAGATGGAAAAGGTATCGAAAATCAATCCACTTATATGGCAAATGAAGTGGCCCAAACAAATGCCACAAGTATTAATGCTTTTAACTTCAATGTCAAGAATTGGACAAATGATGCTTTGGCAGCCCGTGATGTTTTACATACTTCAATTCCAGTTCAACCTCCAGTTCCATTATTGAAAGTTTTCTTACGTCAAGATCTTCCTAATAGTGGTGGTTCGTGGTTAGCTGAAGTTGATGGAGCACCTGTTGGTGTTTATCCTCCTCTTCCCGCACCTGTAGCAGCTTCATTACCAGCGGTTACTGGTATGGTTGTAGCAGGAACAGAAGTTCAATTGTCACAGGATCAAAAATTAGATGGTATTTGGGCTGATGTAAAAGCTTTGAAAGCCGCATTGAAAGCTATGGGAGCTCCTGGTCTTTAATTTTAAGGTTCTAATAGCGTAAATTTAAGGGATCTATTAGAACTATTTCTGGAGCAGTATCCTGGATAGTTCTAATAGATCCCTTTCTTTTTCTAGCAGATAAAGACATTTTCTTTTTAGTTTCTTCCGAACGTTTATATCTTTTTCCAAAATTTGGATTATTTTCTCCCGAAACATTTGCATGATTTTGAGACATTTTCTTTTTAGTTTCTTCCGAACGTTTATATCTTTTTCCAAAATTTGGATGTTTTCTTCCAGAAAAATCTAAATGATTGTCAGACATTTTACGTTTTGTTTCTTCGGAATATTTAGTTCCAAATCTCGGATTATTTTTACCAGAACAAGCATCTTTGTTAGCCATTTTAATCCTACAAAACATTTGGGAATTTATAACTCTTTTTCCTTGTTGTTTTGGATTAACATGTCCCATCCGATTGAAGGCATAATACATTTTAGCCTTCAACTCTCCAGTTACCATCTTGAGTAATAGGTGATGTACCACCCAATGCTCTTTGAAAGTCAACACCACAATTTCCTTACCACCAGAGCATTTTGGAATAATATGATGTTTCTCCGTATATTCGGATGGCTTTGGACGTAATTTGGCTCGGTCAATGATTCGGAAGTAAGTCTTGGTATATTTGTTAACAAGATAAATAGTGGTAGACATTTGCGTTCCTTTGAAACACGGATGTTAGGGTCAATGCGATGGCGATAACCATTACTTGACCCATTACTATTTATAAAACGAAATTTTGAGACCGAAAGTTCCATAAATTGTGTTTTTCTCGGCCATATAAGATGATACGAAAAGTGCTCGTATGGAAAGAAAAATAGTTCTTGACATTCCTTTTTAAAACAGTTATACTTGTTAAAGATCGACAGAGCAAACGACCAACGTATCCGAGTATGGCAACGTTTAATGTTCTTGTCGATTCAGGAACACCTACTGCGAAAGACAGAATCGGACTGTGGAGATGATTTCAAATCTTAAGAAAAGGTAACGCTGGAGCGGACCGTAACGTTGTCTAAAGAGTACGGAGGTAGCCAGCCATGGTTAAGCACCACCGACAGTAGGTTATTAAAATAGTCTGATCCAATATAGTGATATATTGGTAGCTACCCACCCGGGGCGCTATGATCTCAAGGTCCAGTAAATCGGTGCTTTAATGCCGTAAATCCAGATGAATAGGACCCAAGGACTATTAATTAGATCGAGAGAGGTACGCAGTAGCAATTACAAATACGGATAAAATTATGGCAAAACAACATTTGAGCGATGTAGTAGAGAAACTGGTCCGCGGTTTGGTTCAGGAACCCGAGGATCTCCAAGATATTCTGGTCGGCGTTCATAACGCCATGTGTCATGGAGAAATCCTTGAAGAAAAGAACATTATGTTCTCGGATGACCATTTGGTCCTTTTCTTCAAGGGAATGGACAAGTGCATCAAGGCTGCCAAGAAGATTAATAAGTTCAATCTGTAATCCCATGAACGAGGACATGTATCTATGGGGTTATCACCGGATATCTGGTGAATGGAAGAGACTTCAAGGTCCTTCCAATCATGCTACTCTGGATTCTTATTGGCAATATTTTCGTCACGATACCGTGGCTGAATCTTACGCCGGTGTTCCCTATAGTGGGTTTGCTAATGATACTAGGAAACTCTACGTTGACGCCAGAATTTCGAAATTGAAACCAAGAGGAAAACCATGAAACGCTCAACCCGTGACGATTTGTTGATCCGTGTATTGCAGTCCGTGAAAAATATGGATACTTACGAAGCCAAGTATAATCTCGGTTCTCTTGGGGAATCTCTGGTTACCGAGTACAAGGACCTCGATAAGAAACAGGTAATGGCCGAATTGGAAATTATCAACGCCGGTAATTAAAGTCTCTTGAGGACGTACCTGTCCTTAGAGTGGTGGAGGCACGTCATCCGACGTCCCCTGAAAGGGAAGTGAAAGCTTCCCTTTTCTTTTTTGTATTCAAGCTTTCGTTATCATAACAGATTCCGCTTGACAACCAAGCCATAAAATGAGACAATGTAACTATGAGCACTATGAGAGACCAAATTCAATACGAAAATACCAAATTTGTTACGGGTTGTTATTCTCGTGGCCGCATCTTTATGGAACATGTAACTTTGGATGCCGCCCAGAAAATGATGGATACTTTTCCTTGTCTTGTTCAGGATGATTATTGTATCTATACCCGTGATGAATGGAATGGACAATGTCCGTATTTTGGTGATTAATATGACCAATGAAGAATACGAACGGTGGGAATCTAAAGAACCGATAACTCCCAGAAAACAAGGATTTTGTCATCTTTGTGGATGTTCTCCTTGCGAAAGTCCTGGAGCATGTCGAAGTCAGGCAAATTATGAAGAGGGAGAAGAACCTAGGAATCGACGACAGAATGAAGATTGGTATTAGATTTCTTTTTATATTTTCGTCACCAGACATACCAAATCCGGTAAAGATGTCCGTTGGACTTTCTCCCATGAATACAATACCTACGTGGGAGCAGAACAATATTTCTGGATCTGATTGACATCCAGGCCCACATTCGCTATACTACTTAAGTAAGCAAATTACAATTTCAGGAGCAAACATGGGTGCATTTAACGTGCCGAAGAAACCTTTCAGTTCTGCGGTACAAGAAATAGTAGCATTGCATGGAGTCAAGATCTCTCGGAAGAATCTACACGCATATTGCACCAAAAACAATGTCTTGATTCCGGCCGTATTATACTCCCAGCATCGATTGCCGGGTGTTCGTGGTTGGTTCGATCTAACAGTACTACTCCAGAATGCTCAAGGTACCAACACTCAGTTTTCGCCGGCCGTGCCTCCACCACCAGAAATGACTGATGAGGAAATTGAGTCTGATATATGTGCGAGGTTTGCTACTCTTGAATTGATGGCGGAGGGAGTGGCAGATCAGAGTTTTAAATCGCTAATAGTTTCCGGAAATCCAGGAATTGGTAAAACATTTGCTTTAGAAAATATCCTAGAAAAAGCTGCCAATAATTCTAAAATTCTATTTACCGGTGTTAGAGGATATGTCCGTGCTACAGGACTATTTCGGTTGATGTGGGAATCCCGTCATAAGGAGGCAGTACTATTATTTGATGATTCTGATTTCGTATTTACCGACGAAATATCATTAAATCTACTTAAAGGGGGACTTGACACAACAAAACGTAGGAAAATTAGTTGGCATTCGGAAAAGAATTTTGAGGATGATGGTGGCGAGGAAATCCCGAAAGAATTTGAATTTAATGGATCGATAGTTTTTATCTCAAATCTAAATTTCCCAAGATTGGTGGCTCAAGGTAATAAATTAGCTCCACATTTATCTGCGTTGATGGACCGCAGCTTTTACCTTGACCTAAATCTTAATAGTGTAAGGGAACAATTGATCCGGATAAAATGGGTAGCGAAAAATTCGGATATTTTAAAGGACGTTGATAAAAAAGGAAAAGATCAAATATTAGAGTACATTGAAACCAATCAGGAAAGGTTTAGAGAACTTTCTTTGCGTTCTTTGGTAAAATTACAAATTCTTTATAAAGGAAGTAAAGGTAATATTAACCAATTTAAAAGGATAGCTTCTGCTACTCTCCTAGTAAGAAAATAATTGGGAAAAGGAAAAACTAATTCTGATAGTTCTTCCTATTCCGTGCTTTTTGGGATTCTGATTGTTTATTTTTTACCTCTGGACGATTTTGGGCTACTTTTTGGGCTTCGGATCTTCTTTTTCTGGATTCTTCAGTAATAGTAGGTCTATTTTTGGCGGCTTCAGAACAATGTTTTCTATATTCCTCTGATCGAGGTGGTCGTGGATTAATTTCCTTTTTATAAGGTTTTTTGCGAGGCCCAAATATTTACCGAAACCCGCGCTATTGCCCGGGAACGAATTGGTAAAGTTCCATCACGGCGCGTCTTCCTTTCCAAAAAGGATCGCCAGAACCGAAGACGGGAAAAAGTAATATATGAAACGGATTAATCATTTTGAATGGAACATTTGTTTCCAATCTTGGGATATCGGTCTCGGATTTTCTTGGGGAACATATGACTTTACCATCCATTTCCTTTGTCTTCATTTGATGTGGTGGTCGGAACCTAATCTGAAACAAATAACTTACGAATTGTAAATCCATGTTATACTTTTCTCCTAAAACCATCGAAGAAGGAAAAGAAACCGTTGTAGGTGGTATGAATGGGGTTTCGATGGAAGAAAGATGGGAAATTGAAACTCCACGGTTCGCTAAAGTCATCAAAGATCTCTTTCCTTTAGTTTCATCAGGACACACTGTAAAACATGTTTTAGATTACGGATGTGGAATAGGAAGACTTTCAAAGGAAATCCTTAAAACAAGTAAAGTCAAAATCCTTGGTGTTGATATGAGTCCTGATGAAAGACTCCTCGCACCGAAGTATGTAAATCATCCCAATTTTTCGGTCATTGCTCCCGAAGATATTCCTCCAAATTATTCCGCAGATATTGCCTTGTGTATTTATGTCCTACAGCACACACCAGCAATAGATCTCCGAGAAACTATTCAAACAATTTATGACCATTTGAAGACTGATGGAGTTCTTGTTTATTGTGGAAGTGACCATCGCATGGCGGCTCGATTCGATGCTGCCGGTTTCTTTGATGACCGATTTCTTGGAGTAAATGTCCGAGAAGAATTAGAATGTTGGTTTAAACCAAGTGGAGATCTTTTCACTACACGACAATTGAAGGAAAATCCAACTTTTGAGTTCCTTATGTCTCTCCATCACGCTACGGTCTATCGTAAACGGTAAATCAGGTTCTAATAGTCTATTGGTATATGATTTGCCGGGCGTACCGAGCCCGCCATGCGATTGCCGAGCATAAACTGGGGTAAGATGCGTCCAAATCGATAAAACCGTAAAAAATACCCATATTCCTACTTGTTATCCCAAAAGAAGTATGTTATGATGAAATTATGAGAAAACTTCTTTTTATGATTTTACTGGCTGCATCCACTTGCTTTGGATCCACTATTACAATCAATAGTGCTCCCTATGGTAATTACATTGGTCCATATACCGCTACTGTAGATGGCATTCCTAACATCTTGGTTTTTTGCTTGGATGAAAACAAATCAACCAATATTGGACAACAATATAATGGTTCATATGTACCCATTACCACTCAACAGGAACAAGAGTCTGCTTTCCTTGTTGCGGGTGCTTTGTTTGCTGGCGGTGCCCAGGAAGACCGTTCCTTGGCAATTTGGTTTATTATGGGAACACTTGAACCTTCCCTTACTCCAATGACCGATGCGGCTAATCAGTTTGTTGTTGATGCGGAGAATGCTTTCACTAACCATACAATTCCATCTTATGTATTGGAGAATGAGAGAATCTTTGTTCCAAATGATAATACAGTACAACGGTTTATGACCGATCCCGTACCTGAACCCCTTACGATTTGGATTTGTGCTACCGGTCTTATGTTCCTCGGACTCTTCAAACGGAGGAAATTGGTAAAGGTTTAAAAACTCCGAAAGGAGTTTTCAAGCAAGTATTATCATGTTTGGAGAAAGATATGAATGATACCAAAGACCGGCTGAAAAAGCGGATGGATCTTATTGAATTCCTTGAATACATGAGGGACGATGATAACACCAAGATTATTGATGTTTTTATTTCCTTTATTATGGATCAAGAAATGCAAGTAATGGCAATGGGTGAAGTAATGGATAAACTAAATGAAGTTATTGCCATGATGACCGGTAAATAGGAACCCAAAAGGTTCCTTTCAAACATGCATTATCATAACAAATACTTATTGACTTCCGCTCTAATAGCGTGATATACTTAAACTATTGAAAGAATACATTATTCGAATAAAGGAAAATATGGCTTACGTATATCCGAATTACAAAAGTAAAAAGGAATTGATTGCCGCTGTCAAGGATGGCGTCTGTCTTGAAACCTATAACCCATCGGGGATGTTTCCGACTACACAAAACGGAACCGATGTAATCGAAGGACCGCATTATCCGAAACCGCACCGGTGGTACGCTGCCGTCGTGGTCAAAGACGGTGTAGTAGTTTCCGCAAAGTAAGGAACTATTATGGAAAAATCTAAACGGGTACTTGTAGGACACATTGGAGTTGATGCGGGTCTTTGTTGGATTGGAGATCCGTGTTACATCCTTCATAAGGAAGATGGTCTTCCAGAATCTCTCGGTAAGAATTGGGGAGATTTCTGTAATACTTTGGGTGAAGTATATCCTACCCTGAAGACTTTTGGCTTCTCTAATAAGGATAATGAGGGTTTGGGTGTATGTGTTTCTACTGGTTGGGGAGACGGTTATTACCCAGTTTATGCCACTATCAAGGCTGGCCGGGTAGCGCGAATCTCTGTGGATTTTAACGTATAATGGAAACCGTAATGTGTGCGGCGGTCCGGACCGATACAGGTGGTATCGTAATGGGCCGTCGCCATCATCAATGCCTCGCATGGATCTCCGAACACGGATTTACACGAGACATGTCCTCAAAAGGACAAGGATTCATCACGTCAATAGGACGGTATGTTACACGGCATGAAGGAAGAGAACTCCAAGATGCTGCTGGTATCCCTTCCAAAGTCGGGTATCGTGGTAATTTATTATTTTCAGAGGATCTCTATTAATCACTTGACATCCAGGCCATGATTTGATACACTTAATCATGGCCGATATTATTATATTGTCACCTGAACAAAAAGCCGTCCTTGATTTCACTTCAAGGACTGGTAATTTCCATGGCAACGGGCTCGTTGTAGCTGTGGCTGGTAGCGGCAAAACTTTCACAATCCTTCAATGTGTTCCTGGTATGGATGGATTTGTAGCGATGGCTGCGTATAATTCAGCCATCGCCGGAGAGATTGAAGGTAAAATGTCCTTGGTTACACTCCCCAATGGCACGCGGTGCTTTGTGGGAACCGTTCATCGTTTTGGACGCAAAGCATTAGCACGGCAATTCCCCAAGGGCCGTCTCCCAAATAAGGGTGAGAAATCCAAAATCGATCAGATGATGGAAACAATCCGTCATCCTAAAACGGGTATCGTCGGTGTTCCTGAACATCTAAAAACTTGCGTCCGCAAGGCATATAATCTTGGACGTGATTGGGGCGCCGGCGTGCTGCCCGAATTTCCTTTCAAGAGCCGTGAGAAATGGCTCGACCTGGTAGAGCACTTCGACCTCCGCGATGATTTTGCCAATTCTGACGGCGACCTCCCACTTGATATCGACCAATTGATTTCCGAATCGATTAACTGGGCAGTCCGGTTAATTCGGCGTGGCGTTGAAATGTGTGCCACGATTTGGGACTTCTCGGATATGATTTATGTCCCTTTATTCTTGAATCTCCGGATTGAACCGTTCAATTGGGTTCTTGTGGATGAATGCCAAGATATCAATCCTACACGGCGCGCATTGATTAAGAAAATGTTGGCTCCTGGTGGTCGCGCATTGTTCGTTGGTGATCCACACCAAGCGTGCTACGGTTTTACCGGCGCTGATTCGGAATCATTTGAGAATATCCGTAAAGAATTCGGTTGTACCGATCTCGGTCTCACATGGTCTTTCCGTTGCGCGAAATCGATTGTGAGATATGTCCAGCAATTTGTTTCCCACATTCAATCTCATCCAGATGCTCCAGAGGGTGAAGTCATTCAGACGGATGAAGTGGGCATGTGGGGATTAAATCCTGGCGTTGATGATGCTATCTTATGTCGGAATAACGCTCCGTTATGCCAATTATTTTTTGAACTCCTGAAACGAGGTATTCCTTCTCATGTAGAAGGGAAAGATTTTTCAGGGAAACTTTTGAAAACAGCATCCCGTTGGCCGGCATTGAAGTCTCTGGTTGCCTTGGGTGGGAAACTTGAAGAGTACAAGGAACGCCAAATACAAAAGGGACTTCAGTCCGGTCGGGAAGATAAGGCAGAAGAGATTTCCGATATTGTAGATGCCATTCAGGCTGTAATTGCTGGGCTCCCTGTTGGTAGTAAAGTAGAGGATTTGAAACGGGTTATTACCGAAATGTTTGAGGACACCAAAGAAGGAAAGAAACCCAAAAACCTCACATTAACCAGCATTCACAAGGCAAAGGGAAGAGAATGGAATCGGGTCATATGGTACGGAAAGAATCGTTATAATCCTTCCTCCTACGCTCGGCAGCAATGGCAAATGACCCAAGAAAATAATTTGATGTATATTGCCGGGACCCGCGCCAAAACTACTCTGGTGATTGTTGATGTTGTAATTCCTCCAAAGCGGAGATTTTAAAGCATTTAAATCCCTTATGAGATTTGCGTTTTCCATTTGCTACTTCGACAATTGAAGTATGAATACTCTGTTATCATAACGAGACTTTCCTCTACTTTAACGCTACAGATTCGTTCGGCCTAAAAGGCCGTGCTACCCCACACACTCAATGGACAAATGCAGCCAGCGTCATTGTAGCGCGTGTTTTTCTACGCTTGTGAGCCGCGCATAACTTCGCTTTTGTTTCATCAGAAGCTTTCATTCCCTTATGAGCTAAAGAAATTTTCCTTTTAGTTTCTTCAGATAATGGTTTACGTTTCTTTCCTAATTGTATAGCCGAAATCTTTTTACAAGTTTCTTCCGAATGTTTATATCCTTTTCTCGAAGCATTTATATGGTCTTGATGCTCCTTTGTTTTCTTTTTCCCCTTCATAGAATTGGATATTTTTAATTTGGTTTCTTCCGTAATATTATAAAGATGTCCTTTAGTTCCTTCACCACCATACGTCATATTATATCCTTGTCCCTCTTTATAATGAGTTTGATATAACCTTATAAAATATTCTTCCATATATTTTAAAGTATGTTCCTCATCTTGGGAACAATATAAAATATCTAATGCAAATGATTTTGGAGAATATTTCCTAATAGCTTTCGGAAGTAACCTGCCATATTTACTATTCCTAAAATCTAGTTTATGGGAAGCATCATATAAATGCTCCTTAAATCTTTCTTCTGGATTTTTACTGGTAAAACCAATATAAGATTTTGATGGATTTATAGATGTATTGGTGATTCGGTAAATGTAATAAATATGATTGGGCATAATGTTCCTTTCAAACATTGTGTTTACGGGTACCGTCTCGAATAACGGTACCCACAATACTATTTAGTAAAAGGTAAATATGGCACAACCGTTATCAAGATCGGATTTTAAACAGTATATTTTACAGGAATTGGGATCTCCAATTATTAATATTGAAGTTACCGATGCCCAATTAAATAATAGGATAGATGATTCCTTACAAATGTTTCGTCAATTCCATTATGATGCTTCTCAAAGGACATACTTAAAACATCAAATCACGATGGATGACATGAATAATCATTATATTCCTTGTGATGATTCTATTATGTCCGTAGTAAGGATAGTATCAACATTTTCAGATAACCTTAGTATCTTCGATATTCGTTACCAACTCCGTTAAAATGTAAGCGGCTCTAATGAGTAATCATTGGATGTAAACTCTGTGAATTGCTGGAAACTCCTTTTAAAGGACAATCAGCAGCCAAGCCTAGAAATAGGAAGGTTCAACGACTAGGATTTAATCCGTAGGCAACAGTGTTGCCGAAGTACAGAGTATCCTATAAAGGATAATGATATAGTCTGAACTCATAGGTAACTATGAGAGTTTATTCGGAAACGGAATAAACGCAACACCTTGTTACAAGATTTTTATAACTTCTCTAACGTGTCAATGCAACATTACGTCATAACGATGGAGAAACTCCGTCTTATTGATTGGTTATTAAATCCTGAAGCCACCGTATCTTTTGACAGGTTCAATAACAAAATATTCCTTAATGTTGATTGGGCAAACAGAGTATCTTTGAACGATTGGTTCATTTTGGAAGTTTATCAATATTTGGACGAGACTACAAAAATTTGGCAGGATGATTGGTTAAAGAAATATGCTGTGGCGATGGTTCGAAAACAGTGGGGAGCAAACGTCAAAAAATTTAATGGCATACAAACGTTAGGACAAGTCCAATTAAATGGACAGCAAATCTATGATGAGGCGGTAGAAGAAATAACGGAATTAGAAAGAATATTACATTCGGATTTCCAAATCCCACCGCGGTTATTCATCGGATAATCGTTATCATAACGCAATCTTGCTTGACATCCATACCCCATTGTGCTATCATGGGGTATGCTCAAAAGATATCAATACGGTTTTCGAATGCTTCCGTGCGATAGGTGGACTACCGAATACATCGATCTTCCAGAATTCACGGCAACATTCGATGATATGTGTAGGGGTTTGGATAATCTCCAAAATGAATTCCATACCTCTGCTGAATGGCGATGCATTGAAGTGAGAGGATAATTATGCCGAAATTTTTCGAGAACTGGTTGAGAAGTCTTTCTCCACGACAGAAGGATGAAATGTGGGAATACTTCGATGGAAGTTTTACCAATTGTGAAGATATTACTTCCATTGTAGGTAAGGAAGATGGTACATCAAATGATCCCGCATATCAATGGGGAGAAATGTACTAATGGATAACTACGACCGCATGGTTAAGACCAGGGCATGGGCAAAGATCCGTGAAGCCCAGACCGCCTTGTTCGATCTACAAATGATTCTGGAAGGTGCGGATATGAATTCTGAATTCGCTTACCGCGCCCGTGTTGAATTAGGCACAGTAGAAAACCAGATAAGATTTCATTTTAAACACTTGACATCCATCGCAGAATGTGAGATACTTGAAATATGATGATTACAACTACAATCCAAAGAATCCATGATGCCGGAGCCTGTCTTCCGAGATACCAGTATCTCCTTAAAAACATTGGAGTATCCGACCACTCCGAAGTCATTGATGCTCTCCAAGTACTCCGGTGTAATGGAGTGGAAGACACCCTCTGGTTGCTCCGGAGTACCGCATGTTTTGAAGACACGGCTCCGGCATTGACGGAGTACGATAAGGTGAAGGCTCAGGCATGGGCGGAGTACAATAAGGTGGCGGCGCCGGCACTGGCGGAGTACAATAAGGTGACGGCTCAGGCATGGGCGGAGTACAATAAGGTGGCGGCGCCGGCACTGGCGGAGTACGATAAGGTGAAGGCTCAGGCATGGGCGGAGTACAATAAGGTGGCGGCTCAGGCATGGGCGGAGTACAATAAGGTGGCGGCGCCGGCACTGGCGGAGTACAATAAGGTGAAGGCTCAGGCATGGGCGGAGTACGATAAGGTGAAGGCTCCGGCATGGGCGGAGCACGATAAGGTGAAGGCTCCGGCATTAGAAAATATACTTTCGTAAGCACTTGACATCCACCGAAGAATGTGAGATACTTGAAATATGATGATTACAACTACAATCCAAAGAATCCATGATGCCGGAGCCTGTCTTCCGAGATACCAGTATCTCCTTAAAAACATTGGAGTA